ACAGAGAAAGCATTCTTGTCGCAGGTTACTGAGTTACGGAGAGAAAATGAACTCGATAGGAAACAAGCTCGAGCTTTGTATGACTATATCAAGGATAACATGCCCACGGAAACCAGCGGTGCACATTGGGTAGCTCATTGGATCATGGATAAACTTCGTGATTTCGCGGATAGCATAGGCAAACCGAACCTGTATGATGATTGGGAGTTCATCCTGATACAGAAGACTTGCGATAGCCACATACTTCATATATGGTATAAAGGTTGGCTACCGTTCATTCAAGAACTTTGCAAGGAGCTCAAAATTGAATACAAAGAACCCTGGAGCCCAGAATGCTCCGAAATCTACAAAACCACTCCGGAAGACTTACATGTGCCTATTGAAGAAATACCGTGAGGTTGTCGCATCTTTTATGAACCTAAAGACCAAACTCCGTATGAAGTGGTTCTTAAAGAAGTATGACATCAAAGATTGGTGGAAAGAGCTCTGGTGCAGACATCACTGGATAATCCAGATACACTGTATCACGAAAGGGAGTTACATATTCGTATGCAAAAAGTGCCAAAAACACAGTCCAAAGATATAAGGTTTACTGTCAGAGGCATGTTCCGTGCCGCAAAGAAACATATGGATGCACTCCGTGCCCGAGAACACAAGATAATCCAGCAGAAACTAAAGATTGCATCGGTAGTCATCTTCTCCAACGATGTCATGAGATACTTCACTTGGGAATATAGTCCTCATTTTCATAACTTCACTATCAGAACAAGACGAGCACTACCAAAGTATGTCATAGATGGAATCAGACCACTTGTTAGAGACTCATTCGACTTTTCATGGTACAGCAAGAACGGAAAGGTTGAGGTAAGAGCCAGCGTTATGCCAGACACAGTAGATAACAAATGGCATCTCTTGATGCACTTCTATAAGGCTAAAGATATGCATGCATTTATAGAAGAACACAAGATCAAAGTTGTTTCAACAGAACTATTACTACAGGTCAGAAACGATCTTAAAGAGCAACTACAATTCGTCGAGGACAAAGTAAAGACAATGCGAGAACTCGAAAAACGTAAGAAAAAGACTTGACATGGTCAAGTATCAGCTATATTACATCACGATTAAAAGGAGAACACAATGCCAGAAGAGAAGAAACCAGAAAAGATCATCGAGGGGCTGAAAAGACTCCGGGTCCTGGAGAAGCGCTGTCACGATACAGCTACTGACATTCAGGAGTATGCATCCGTGGTTTCTACCGAGATCCCTCGGTTCGAGACAAAAGAGAAACAGACCGCCAAAGTCGCTTCCCTTGTCCAATCTGTCGAAAGCATGGAACGTGAGATGCGCGGACTGAAGCTCCAGATTGATCGAACTAACATGTCCGTCAAAGTCACGATCCAAGGGAAAGAGTACTCTCTGGCTGATCTGCTGTACATCCGCAGGAAGACCAAGAACCTTGTATCGCTGGCGTACAACGCCCTGAACCTGCACGAAGCAGAAAGCCGCATGAGTCGTCTGAGCATGCGTGCTCGGGAGAACGAGAAAACACCCACTGCCATGGCGATGTTCAACGAGGACGACAAGCGCAAGAAACAGCGTGCGTGGCAGGACCTTCTGGACGAGATTGAATCGCGTTTGGAAGTGATAAATGCCACCACAAACATGGTCGACTAGACAAAAACTGCATCTTCTGTGATGTAAACAGAGGAAATAGAGAGCGTCCTTGACACGAACGATATCGTGATCAAACTCACTGAGGAATAGGCCTGAAACCTATATTCAGATTGGTATCGCATTAGCGATCCACGACTCAAATATAACGACTTATGACTCACGACATCACGACTCACACACTACCCAGGTGACTAAACTCGGGTTATCATGTGTCAGGACAAAAGACTTACGACATGGTGTTCGGTGAATTCCGACACTGGAGAAATCCAGATCATGTGTAGCTACTCTCGGCATCCACACACAACTGGCTGTCATTAGAAGATGCTTTTTCTTTATGCTTTCAAGGAATATCACAAGTTAAAACAGAAACAACAGCAGGGTGGAGCAGAGGTTAGCTTGAGTGGCTCATAACCACTAGGTCACTGGTTCGAATCCAGTCCCTGCTAAATGGAAAAATGCGAAGCACCATCAGCTAATATACTAGTTATTGCAGTAGTGGTTATAATCATCATGCCGTTCTGTCTATTCTTAGCACTAAAGAAGGCAATAAAATGAGATCAAAAGTCCTGAAAAGTAACGATGACTTATTTGATCCATACAGAGGTGACATATGCCCGATATTGACAACATCTTCGACCCCATCCCAGGAGAACCAATCAAAGAAGTTAAAGAAGAGAAGAAGACAGAGACGAAAGAGGAAGAAGACGCACAAGAATGGTGCAAAGAAAACCGCGCAAGAATTGAGTTCCTAGATAACGGAGTGAGAGTAACAACTAACACTTGTGGAATGGAACTCTGTAGTAGTGGCTTAAACCTTAAAATTGCTGTGTCAAACATCAGAGAAGTAATCGATCCATATAATAAAATTTGGTGTGAGATTATAGCTACACTTGAAAGATCTATGATTTCTAATGATGTAACAGCACAAGGAGTTGATAAACTCCTCACAGCATTTAAGATAGCAGTAATGCCACGTATTCTAGAGTGGGAAAGGACAAAAAGAGATTCGTAACAAACTATGAGAATAAAACATGCACAAAATGATCCAAATGGCCAATTATTTGACCCCACAAGTGACAAGAAACTGAATATCAACCATCCCCACCGAAAACGAGAGAAACAAACAACTCTCGCAGCAGTTATAAAATGGTGTGAAAATATGCAAGTACATATTAATACATCATTTAGTAGCATGGAAAGTATGAAAATTAGAATAAGTCTTAACTCAAGATCAGTAGTTGGGCCAAATATTCTTATAGCAGGACGAAGACTAATGAAAATATTCGATGATCTTCGCAAACTAAGAGAAGCATCTACTGCATTTATAAAAACGCTACAAAACTACGGATTAGGCGACGAAGACATTATCAACGAACTAAAAACACAAATCGATCAGCTCAAAAAGGAGGATTAATTACAATATCAGCAATGGCTCATCTGTAGCCAATATACCAAACTATGGGAGGAAACGAATGACGAGTTTCAACGACCTGCACGTTGAATTCGCCACGGGAGCTTCTGCGCAACTAAGTGTATTATTCGAAGATGGCGAAATGAAAATCGACATCACTGCGAACACCAAGCGCGGAGAGAAGAAGGCGAGAGTCGTGGCACGTGACTACGACCGAATGATCCCACCGTATTATGTAATGTTATCACCAGTATGCATCACACATGACCAAGAAGTATCCATTACACAATTTCTTAAGTACAACTGGGAAAAGAAGATGCTTCATATTCCACATGAGCATCATCGTGCTTCTACGTTCGATGGAACAGCTACCGAGAGAATACTGCAACGTGCGGTATTCAGTGATGCTGAATTAGCCAGGTTTAAACAAACCTTCGGATGGATACCAGAGAGCAGGTATCTGAACTTCAGTGAATTCAAGAAAGTTATCGCAACTACGTTACCATCGTGCTACAATGCTGCCCGATGGCGCCTCGTAAGGAAGAATACCCTGATATACGAGAAAGTAGTCTCCAAGCTGTATCAGTTTGCATGTGAGAATATCAGTCAGGGTATGCTTCAAAGAATAGTATCCAACGAAAACTCGCTCAGAATGGAGTATATTCCTAGCCGTCTAAAAGCTAGAGATGTAGCAGGCAAGGTTGTGCTTCCATTTGGAGCTCCAGAAAAGATTTACAATAACGAATATCTTGTCATGAGTGATACCCAACAGAGCGGAAAAGCAGGTGAGATAGTACACCTGAGTTTGGGAACCAAAATCACTAGCGATGGAGATGTCATTGCATATGGTAAGTACCCAGTAAGCTGGATCTTTGCTCACAACCCATTTCATCGACATATCTCGCCGAACAGACAAGTCGTGGCCAGATATACAACACAAGCATGTGAGTTACTCTACGATGAGCCTCCTCTCATGTTAAATCCAGAAGCAGACATGAATGATGAGCCAGAATTCCGACCCCATGGTCGAAATCTTCTGGCAGCAAGAATGGAGTATTATGGATATACTCATGAAGATGGCTGTGTCATTTCGAAAGAAGCATCTGAAGAATTCATAACAATTGTCAAACACTATGATATCTTCAAAGCCAGAGATGCAGAATTGGCGGTACAACCTCTGCGAATCAATCCTGCAGAGATGATCCAGAAGTTCCGCTCCGCGGTGAACACTCTAGATGCATATGTAAACAGAGGACACCTCGGGAAATGCAAAGCCGGACCTATGCGATCATCTCTACAGAGAACAGCTATCGTGACGGACATAAGAATCGAGAATGGAGACGACTCCGATGAAAACGTAAAGTATATACAAGTTGAATCGAGTTATCCCTTAAGATTATCAATCGGTGACAAACTGGCAGATCATCATGGCAACAAGGTTATTGTGGCAAAAATCCTGCCAAGAAAAGATATGCCAAAGATAAATGATCAACCAGTAGATATCATCGTTCCACCATATGTCGGAAAAAGGTGCTGTCCGAGTCGAATTCTTGAAGAAATGTATAGCATATATGCCCGAAAGACAACACAAGGCAAAATGCCCCTTTTGGCAAATGACATTTCATTCAAAGATGCTACGAAGAAACTCAAAGAAGTTAAACTACCTCGAGAAGCACTAGTTGTAGACTGGACAAATGGTAGCTGGTATGAAAACGTGGGCTATGGTTGGGTTAGATACTTTCGACTTGAACAACATGCCGAATCAAAGGCTAAGGCCAGCAGGGATGTCCTAATGGACTATAGAGGAGTCGCTCCCCGCGGTAAAGGTATGTATACTCTTGCTGATGTTATGTTTAGCTTATACTCTGTTAATGCGGATGAGCTCATAAAAGAGATAGTCCTCGAAGTACGCAAAACGCAAGCGGAAGAGGCGACAATCGATCATATGCAATGTTTCGGATTTACACTAGAAGGCGGATTTATTAAGAAATCCAGAAATGGCTTCTTGGTGCCGAAATCGCAAATGGATGGGATTGTGATCGATACAGCAATCGACCGAACAGCACTTACAGCTGAAACTGATATCGTGGAATCAGAACTACGTGAGAGAACAGTTCTAGATCCACGGCTTCTAAAGTCAAATGGCTATGTTCGAGTTCCAAAAGACATGAAGTTAATTTTAGGTGCATTCGCAAGATCGATAAATGTACCATCATATGACCCAACCCAATTTGAGCGAAATGCACGAATGGGCCGAGATAAAGTGAAAACCGAAGATGTATATGTGTGCTCGGATGGCGAAATGTACATCAGAGTACCGAAAACGCTAAAAGCCCATATGCTCAATAATGGAAGTTTCACAGTTTCGGATGTTCAGAACGCATTGAACACATTGCTCGTATACTTCCAGAACTTCGAAAAGCACAAAGCTGGAGGATATGACAATCCATGGATAGAGCGAAGTATGATAACTCGCTCAAATCAAATGTTCAACATGGTAATGAATGGTATCGCAAAGCGTCTGTTCAGGAAGACAGGTATAATCCGAATGCTGGCATTTCCAAGAGTTATCAGAAGCTGCCATGCAGTAATATCGGGTAATCCACAACTAGACATGACAACATGCGAGATTCCAATTCGGCTATTTAAGAAATGGTGTGCATCTGCCGATTTCCGAAAATCCTATATGATTCCGGAAGATGACTGGATGGACCTAACAACAGGATCCATTAATTCTATCCTGAAACGCCAAAAGGCAAGATGCCTAATCAGCCGAAATCCGGCACATCAGGTAAACAACGTAGCAGGCATGAGAATGCTAGTATGGAAGGGAAACACAATTCGCTTCAATCCAGCATTAGTTACTGTTTTCGATGGTGACTTTGATGGCGATACAATGATTGCATATGCTCCATTAGGAGCAAAGGCAAAAGCAGACTTGAGCAAAATCTGGATCGCCAAGTATTTCAACATGCTTTCTTGTTCCAAAGCCTTAAAGGGGCTCAAAATCTCTCCCCGCGAAAATCTCATGAAGCGGAAAGTAGACTTTCGGTTTTCAATGTCCACTGGTACCAGCGAAAACTGGAGAGATATCCGCGACAGATATAGCAAAGAGAAAAATGCTGACTTCAACAGGTATATGAAGGGAAGAGTCAGCATTGAGCACATAGTTAAAGGTCAGGCAGCTGCAGCAGCCGAGTTCAGATTTATGAAAGAAGGTGCTGCAAATGCCGGTAACATTGGTAATATCATGCGAAATATCATGGTGCAAGATCATGGTAGAGTAGGGATTACATATGCAAATGATCTCTACCATTCACTCGCACAGCCTGCTCTAAACAGTAAGAATAGTGAAGGGCAAAAGGCTACTCTAGATATAGTAACAAATATGCTAAGGTCACTGGAAGCAGTCCCAAGACAGGAACTGCAGGACGAGCTCTCAAAGCTCGTGCGCCTGCCAGAGACCGCGCAGAAGGTGGTCGAAAGCATGTTTAAAGGTGGTAAGTGGCAGTCCGGCGTCAGCGTAATATGCGCAAGGACAACACCAGTTGCTCATTCCATAATGAGCGGAGGAGTTATAAGTCTCCATCGAGCAGCGGCTCAAGGTGATGACGGGAGCATTGTAAGTCTCTTCCTTCAAATGGCTTCAAGAAGCAACACAATGGTGATGTCGGATACGTCGAAGTAACTGACACAGTGGAGGACACGAATGGTCAATGTATCATTCGTGTCCCCCTTTTTACAAAGGAGAAAACATGGAGAGCGTAAGTAGGCTTGCAAAAGCAATATTAAGAGAGTTTGACTCGTCCCCAAAGACGATTAACTCACTAACAAGATGCATTTCGAATGCTATGACAAGAACCGAACAACTCGGAGATAATGATGTCATGCTTAAAGAAATCGCCACTAAGGCCGGCAACAAGAAGACCACCATGAATGAGGTGCTCTTAGTTGCTAGTTCGATATCCAGATCCCGATTATCCAATGAAATAGAGAGCACTGATATCGTATGTGCTGCTGCTAAGATAGCTAAATACACAAGCAACCACTTATACAGCTACATTCTATCAGAGAGTGGAACAAGGGTAGCATCAAAGGTAGAAATGCCAGGGAACATGTGCCTGGACTCCCTAGAAGAACCAATAGTAGGTCGCTTACATGAAATCACACAACTAGCAGCATGCATAGCTAGAAAGAACAGAGTTCCATTTGTTATTGGTAAAACTGGTGTCGGTAAGACCTCTGTTGTAAAAGGACTCGCACGACTACTTGCATTCAATGCTATTCCTCAATTAAACGGAATGGTACTCCTTGATACAAGTAAGTATCTTCAACCACCAGTTGAGTTAGCTCAGGGACAAATGCAAATGATCCAACCTAACATACCGACTAACACAATTCAAGGCCTACAACTGCCTGGATCTGCAGAACAGTCCAGAGCAATAGGTGTGTTTGATGGTGCTGGTAAGCAACATGCTCAACAGATTAATACAATGCGTAAGCACAACAGAGTCCTTGTTACATGTGACGAAAGTGAATATTCGGCTATTGTGGATACATCCAAAGAGCTAAAGAAGAGTGCGGTGGTGATCCGTGTGTCTGAACCTTCTGATGAAGAGACAAAGAAAATCATGCATATCAAGGCTAAGAAGTTTGAGTATGATTTTAACTGTAAGATCGCTGATGATGTACTCGATTATGCAGTTGACGTATCAACTAAGTTCCATAGTGAAGCAAGCCAACCAACAAAAACATTAACTCTGATGGAAATCACATGTGCAACCAAGAGAGTAAAGATTACAAAGGACTCAAGCTTTCTTGAGACTGATATCGAGAAGGAAATCCGGGACGGAAATATTCCCCTTCTGAAGAAGCTGATTGAAGCAAGTGGAAACGAGAGCCTAGCAAAAGCAATGCTAGTTGCTGATACTGCTGACATTAATAGAGAGGAAGTCAGTGATACATTAAGAATTGTTGCTGATATCTCTCCGAATGTCCCACTTGCAGCAATTACTGCAGACTCTGTTAAATTACTGCAAATGTTGGAACCTTATGTGAAAGAGAAAGTTTATGGTCAAGATGATGCTATATCATCGATCTGTAAAGCCATCAAAAGAAAGAGTCTTGGCTTAAGTGATCCCCAAAGACCTGCAAGTTTCCTATTTGTGGGACCAACTGGTGTTGGAAAAACATGGCTTGCCACTCAGATTGCAGAGCTAATGTTTGGCAGCGATAAGTCACTGGTCAGATTCGATATGTCTGAATACATGGAAAGACACAGTGTAAGCAAACTGATTGGAGCACCTCCCGGATATATTGGCTTCGATAAGGGAGGACAGCTCACTAATAAGGTATATAATAGACCTCATTGTGTCTTACTACTTGATGAGATCGAGAAGGCACATCCAGATATCCTGAACGCTTTACTTCAAGTACTTGAAGATGGAAGACTAACCGATAGCAGAGATAGAGAGGTAACATTCAGACACTGTATCATTATTATGACCAGTAATCTAGGCACAAAGCGAAGCATTAAATATGGAATGGGTTTTGGTAAAAGCAAGGACGAATCATCCAAAGAAAAGGTCAGTGATGAAATCAAGGGGTTTATGAGCCCAGAGTTTATTAACAGACTTAATATGATCGTATACTTCAAATCTCTATCTGATAAACCTCTCAAGAGAATCCTACAATATCAACTAAACCATCTCGGAGAGTTTTCCTCATATAAGATCAGCATCAAGGATGGAGTTATTGATCATATGATGAAAAGAGTTAAGGATAACGAAAAGGTCGAACTCTATGGTGCTCGAGAGGTCAAGAGGATTATCGAAACTGAGGTTACAGACCAAATCGCGAATGAGATCATAAAAGAAGGACTACCAACGGGAACAACAGTATTCCTCAAGATAGAGAATGACAAGCTAGTAGCTAAAAAGGAGAAGTAGATGCCAGACGAAACAAAGAAAAACGATAGACATTCATTGGACAAAACGCTTGTTGACAATGTAGTAGAGGAAGCACATGCACTAGCAGAATGGATTGCTAACACTGTTTCACAATGGGTCGCAGATGAGAAGAGTATGACTGCTATTGTTTCTGATGGAATAAAGAAAGATTCCAAGCGGAAATCAAGTAACAATGAAGATGATATCGATAATGGTATCTTCTGTAAGATGGTAGGTAAGGTTATTAATGAGGAAGAGATGGAATGCAGGTTTTGTCCATTGTTTCTCAGAGGATTCCTCGCAAATAAAGACACAAAGAAAATTGCAACTATGGGAAACCACACTTCCCGCTTTCCCCGCAGTGGACTATTAAGAGAGGGAAGAGCAGACATGTGTCTTGCAAACATGACGCTTCTATCGTATCTGTCAACAACACAAGAAACAACCGATAATGATGATGATGAATCAAAATCACCATCACCATCACGATCTGAGACGATACAGAATCAATTCTGGAAGTTGGTTTGTGTGATTAATCCATATCAATTATCGTTCCTCTTCGCTCTAAGAAACTACTTCGGCTTAGTTATTAAGAAAGATATGGAATCCAGACTAGAAGGAGAAATGTTTGATCCAAAAGGTGTTGATGAAGAAAGAAGGAAAGTTGGCCTCGATTCCCTGTTCGACCCAACTCCTGAGTGCTGTAAAGAAACAGCACCTAAGATATCTAAGGACATGCCTGCTCATCTTCCAGGGGACAGAAAAGAATGATTAGTGTATCCCTGGTCTTAACAGGTATTACTGCAGGACTATTATATGTCTTCCCGAAGGCAAAGTTCGAAATCCTTCCAAGAAAGGTCAATGTAGTTCTAGAAGGTGGAATACTTGTAAATGCAATCTGCAGAAGAAAATATGGATCACAAGATGGCAACGAGGATAACATTATGTTTGATATCCTAGGAGCAATAACATCAGCAGCAAGCACATTCGTTGTTGGATATCAACAAACAAGGATAGTACCATGAACAAAGAAATCGATTGCCTAGTCCTAAATGTTCCAGGCAAGTGTGAAGCAAACTGTAGTTTCTGTTACCTTAAACGCAGATTCGGCGCAGACTGGGACAAGAATATAAGTATGGAAGATGAACTATCTTATACAGCAAACATAATCCGAATGTACGTAAAAGAACATGGAACATTACTCTTATCTATTCCACATAACAGACAAGCAATAGACCTACTCGATCATCAGCTACAAATCCTAGACAAACAGGTCGCAGATAAGCTTATAAAACTCGGAGTAATTGCACTATACAATACAGCAGCAGAATATGGAAACACATTAGCTACACTGATTAAGAACTGTGTGAACTTTGGCGACCTATTTCTATCAGTACAGTCTAGCGAAATGATAAGACTCCCAAAGATAACACTGGGCAAGATCTCGCCTACTGTTACTATAACTATTAATCTAATTCTGGATGAACTAGTTACACTAGATATGATAACAGAAATGCAGAAAACACTAGAAAGCTCAGGCATTCAACTATCAGAGATTAATGTGACTATTCCAATAGCTAAGGGAATAACAAATCCAGACACACTTGAAGCATCAATGGGTCTGCTTGGATCATCACTCGATACACTATGGAGAGTGAAGAATTTACATACATACGCATCACCCTGCATAAAAAGAGTACTCGCTCCCAAAGCAAGAGAGAGAAACATTCCTTGTTACGCAAAGCTCTGTAAGTATGCAGAAATAACGCGCACAAAAGTACATAGAGAATGTCCATACGACATTGAACTGGAGTGTTCACAATAATGGTCAAGACCATTGCGATTATTATATCAGCATTTGCTGTACTTATCATTATTGTATATCCAATAATGAGAAGCTTGTATGAAATATTCCGACTTGCATTCCCATTGCGAAAACTCATACCTAGGAAGAACGATAACGACAAGGAGAAAGCAAGGAAAGCATCAGAAACTAGGAGGATCCTCTCTAGGAAGGTAGGATCCACAAGCTGCTGCTGGGAGGATGATAATGTTAGGAATAAGAAAAGCGATCGTCGAAGGAAACAAAGTTAAAATACTTGCCGGTGTTGGAATCAGAATGTCACTCGAGATCCACAACGGAAAGATTAAGCGTACACTGAAAGGACAACAGGGTAGTCCCAAGCTAAGAATCACAAAGGAGTTCGCACGACAGATCGAAAAGAAACTAATGTCAAAGGACTAACATGAAAGATCCAAAATATAAGATCTGTCCATTATCATTCGTAAAGTCTAGACCAACTCCAAATGATCCATCGTATGATACTCCCGTATTTACAACCTGTCACGAGGAACAATGCCAATGGTGGGATGGACACAACTGTTGTATTGTATCACTAACAAGTAGACTAACAGCCTTACCATCGATAGCACATGTTGGAGGCCTCCTCAAAGGTGAACTAGAAAGAGATGAAGCAGACAAAGAATGGCATGAATTGTTTATCCAGGGCAAAAAAATCCAGGCCATCAAAAAACATAGAGAATTCTATAATACTGGTCTGAAAGAAGCAAAAGATGCTGTCGAAGAATGGGCATACTCATGTGGATGGAGAACATGTCAATTCTGCTATGAAACATATAATATAAATGCAGGTACGGCAGACCATATCTGTAAAGAGAATAGCAATTATACATAATACTAGGAGGAAATATGTTTAACTGTGGAAGATGTGGACGAACAACTGATTTAGGAGAGAAAGGTTCTCTGATCGTCACCGAGAAACGAGATAAGGAATATCAGCCTAAAGACAGGCATGGCAATCTCATCACCGATAGAAATGGTGCTTCTATTACCACTAAAGGATGGGAGATCGTGAAGGAGATCAGAGTATGCGAAAAATGCGCATAGCATTCTGGAAGTGGAGACTCAAGATCGCATACTTAAACTATGTAGATCTTCAAGATGAATATGACTGCGGAAACAAACTCTTGCATCATGTGTCAGGTACGCTTGCAGCACTAGCACTCAAAATCAATGTATTAATACGTAAACTTAAGACACTCGATCATACATGTAAGCTCAAAGAGATCATATTCGATGCTTAAAGGGGGTCAAAACCTGTCCCCGCTAAAAAAGATTCGAGGAGAGACAATGAACTGTTATTCAAGAGGCTCGATCCTAGCACCAATTATGATAGTCGGCGAAGGCCCTGGGAAAGATGAGATAGGTCATGTCCTAAAGAGTCCTGGCATGGAATCAGTATCAGTACCAATACCATTTGCTGGCAAATCAGGACAGTTACTCCAGCAGATACTACAATGGGCTGGCATAGAGGAAGGCGATTATATCATGACAAATGTCGTGAAGTTCTTTCCCACTGATGACAGAGGAAGAACAAGACGTCCCACTGAGAAAGAAATCAGTGAGGATGCAGAAATCCTCATCCAAGAGATTCAGAAGATCAGACCAAAGATGATTATATCTGTTGGTGCTACTGCTTACTGGGCACTAACCCAAAAGGAAAAGATTGGACTAGCCCAGGTCAGAATCGGAGAAGTCAATGGTAAAATTTCAACACTAACAGTTTCTGATGGATTTAATATTGATATCATGCCCATTTATCATCCAGCAGCAATACTAAGAGGTGATGCTGATCGCAAGAAGGAATACAAGAAGGCAATAGCATCAGCATTTGTGAGAAATCTAGAATTGATAAGTAAAGCGGTCGAACGGCCGCTATTTATACGTTAGGAGGATTACAATGATTAAGGTAACAGCTGAAGGTTACGTTACTGACAACGTGAGGATCAACGAAGCCGGTGATACTGGTCGCTTCGTGAACTTTGGTTTGTCCGTGCGGAGCCAGAAGCCCAAAGCAGAACGGAAGGATCGACAGTTTATTAATGTCGAGATCTTCGTTCGCAAAGATGGAAAGCTCGCCGACTACATCAAAGGTGGGAAGCGCATCATGTTTGTAAATGGTGGGCTGTACTATGACGACGTCGAGAAGGAAGGAAAATCTACTCGATACTGGAAAGTTCGTGTCAATGCTAATGACATCACCCTGTTGGGCGATGGTCCTGCAAAGGGCAGTGGCGAAGCCAAACCAGCATCCGATGGCGCGAAGACAGAGCAGGCTGCACCTGCAAGTGACGAAAAAGGTGGGAGTGACTGGGACGGATAGTCCCAGTTCTCCTACTAGGAGGACACGATGGCTCTAAAGAAAGTCGACGAATTCCTACGGTTACTTGACGTAGGAGCACCGCTAATACATATCTCAGACAGGGATGTTCCAACCCTGCTAGCAGTAGTGGCGGGGCATAAAGCAAGGGGAGGTAACTCCGGAGGAACTTATTTCTTTGTGAACGGAGCAGGATTATTCCTGTACGATCTTCCTCTAAGTGGTGGAGCACCTACAGTATCACAGGTAACGATTAAGTTATCCATGGGAAATCAACCAATCACAGATGCAGAAACTCTGCTATCTTTGGTGATTGGAGTATCACCTCATGCACAGATACTAAGACCAGGAAGCAATGTATTCCTGTGCCTAATGGAAAGAGATTCATTTGATAGATCACCTCCATTGGTAAGTATGTGTAAGTCACTGTATGTTGGTGCCGATAAGCTGTTCAAGCTAGCACCGCCTCTAGGTGGAAAGAAGAAACAAGGAACTTCGACACAGCACTCCGAAGCAATGCAGGAGTACAAACCGAAATCACAGGTACCGACGAGCAGTACAATAATTCTGCTTGGTGAAACACTAGAACCACCTCCGCAGATAGCTTCACATTGCTTTGTCTTTGGAGCCATGAAGACCGAACTTCCATCGTGGATTACATCGGAGAAGAAGGACAAGAAGGGTAACCTAATCTATCCGAAACAACTATGGGAACACCTTGGTGGTCTAATCCAGAATGAGTGTACCATGGTAGCAGCTGCTGCTCACAAAGGTGCTGATGATCTAGCAGGAAAGAAACGGATTGACGCAATGGTCCAGGCAGCAACGTGGATCAGAAGCGGTATCTTTAGAAGCAATGCAGTTGTGAAAGAACTCAGCGAGACCATTCGCATGGAAGATGTTGGTGGATACGAAGTAGTAAAGAAGTTCATCAACAGACGCAAATCCATCGTTGAGAAATGGGAGAAAGCCAAAGCAAAGAATGTTCAGATGAAAGGAATATTCTTGGTTGGTATCCCAGGATCTGGTAAGACTATCTTACTAGAAGCAATGGGTAAAGAATGGGGTTTGCCTTCATATGAACTGAACCTGAACCTGGCACTCGGTCGATATGTCGGCGAGAGTGAGAGCAGGTTACAGGCTGGGTTTGACACCTTGAGGAAACTAGCACCTTGTTTCTGTCTCATTGATGAGGTAGACAAGGTTCTTGCCGGGGTCGGTGAGGGGCAGACCGCAGGAAGCGATGTTCCACTGAGGATCTTTGGAATGCTCCTACGCGCAATGAACGAGAGCAATGACATCATCTTTGGTGTCAGTGCGAACCGCGTGAAATCTTTACCCGGAGAGTTCATGAGGAAAGGAAGATTCGATAAGATGTTCTTCATGGATGTTCCAGGTCCAACTGAGAGAGCAGAAATCTTCGCAATCCACATGAAGAAACGAGGTGAAGATGCGCTTAAGCTTCCCAAGGAAGACAAGGAAAAGATCATCAGCGAAATGGAGGACTTTACCGGCGCGGAAATCGAATCTATTGTGAATGAAGCAGTCGCAACCAGCGTAATTGAGGACGAAGAACTGAATACCAGCATGATTATGGCACAAATTCGTGAGTGTAAAGGGATTGACTACGACAAGAAAGAGATCGTTGACCTACGAAACTGGGCGAAGAAACATGCTGAATTCGCATCAATCACGCGACAGAAAAGTTAAATAAAATGCTTGACAAAATCGATCAATAGTATATGTTGGTACACATACAAACGATTGAGGAAAAGAGAGAAAGATATCATCCCAGATGGAATGATAAAACTAAAGAGGAGGTATAATACATTGAGTGGGATTCTAACAGTTAAGACCAAAGTATCTTGTGAGAGTCATATTGAGCAAGCTGCTAAAGAACGTGGTCACAAGGTGGAGAAAATCAAGGACACTCTGAAGGTTCACGTCAACGAAGGCTACTACGGTTCCGTCACGTTCAAAAAGAACACGAATGGAACGTTTGATGCCAAAGGTGACACCATGAACAAGCAGCATGTCAATCGTTTTCTCCAGGCTTGCAACGTCGTTGCAGTCCGTGAACTGTTCATGGAACGTGGCTACAAGAACATTCAGGAACCAGGCCTGCGTAACCTGGAAAAGAACAGCAAGTACGTAATCCAGGCGAACGTCTAAGAAACGTTCCCGATACGTTAACAAAGGAGAGGAATATGTCACAGAAAGGTGTAACCGCAACCATTGATATCGACGGAAAGATTGAAGTCGATGTCCATGGAGTAAAGGGCAGCTGTACAAAACATCTGAGTGAGATTGCCGAAAGTCTTTCGCATATCAGCGAACATAAAGACTTAACATTCAGAGAGGAGTCCAGAGACAAGGACTCCAAAGTTGTTGCCCAGAACAGCCAGTCGTAACGGAGTAAGAAGATGGGTGAATCCATCATTACTTCACGTATCCTAGAATCTGCTGATGCCATTGGAACTAAGGCACAGGAGTACATCTGTGAGAGAGAACCAGAGTTTTGGAACTGGCTCATGAAGAAAGCCACAGATGGATCCAAGGAAGTCTTAGTAGCTGCAAAGAATCATCGACAGCCTAGAGACGAGATAATCCGAGTCATTATCTCTACTGCTATGCAAGCGGTAATGGCAGAGGTTCTCGCCCGAGATACAATGGATGGCAAAGAAAACAGGAAACTCAATTCTCTCATCAAGGCTGGATATGAAGATGTAAGTAAAGCCATGGAGAGAGCAGCTGGTGCACACCAGGACGAAGGGGTACCAACTCCGGAAGAGTCTAGCTTTGATCAAGCTATAAAGCAAGAGACTGAGAAGGAGTAGGCGCCCCTTGGCCCTACTTTCTGAGCATAGAGAATATGGAAGACCCAAGAGAACAAAAGCTTATCGATATCGATAAACTCATTACCGATATAGGTATTGATAATCACCGAGTCAGGCACAAACTCCTGAACATGATCCATCTAGCATCTTCCACAGAGAAAAGGAAGATCTCCATCGGAGGTGATGTATGGAGTGGTGTTCTTCCATACGATTATGTAGCAGGACCACTCAATCCCTCAAGTAGAGTACACATTTGGGGCCCTCCCTCATCAGGTAAAACCGCACTCGCTCTTAATATTGCTAGTCAAACTGCATGTTGTGGCGGGAAAATCCTTCTCATTGACACTACTTTTGCAGCAAACAAAAACTATATAACTAAACTGAGCGGAGACTTCAGCATTGTCCAAACTGCAGAGATTGCTCCAGTCATCCCCGCGGTCGGAGAATACAACATCATAATTCTAGACGACTTTGCTTGTGTTACCGATCCTGGCTCTGTTATACAACTTATGTCATCATGTGGCATCACAGAAACCATCCTAATAGTATGCAACCAAATCAGAGCTAACATGAAGGGTGGATACTATGCTCGACGACCTGGCCTTCAAGGCATGATGACTATGTCTATCTATATGAAGCGCGTAGAGAAACGAGAGAAGTATTCCATCAGCCAACTTAAGCTGGAAAGATATCGCGGTAAGGGAACTAAGGAAGGCAGGATTGCAACGCTTCCTATGGACTATGATGGTAATATCCTGAACAACAAGATAGTAGAAACACTACTTCCCTTAGCAATGATGGATAATCCAGCAACAAACACAAAAGATATAGAAATCGTAGAGAAATGGATAAAGAAACAGTGGCAAAAGGACTAGACACACGAGACATTGGTGATGAGTATGAGGATGAGATCCTTGAACTCATTCACAAATACGATGAAGGATTCATTAAGACAAAAGGATCTGGTGCTGTACATAACGATGGAGACATAGTTTCTCAGCATCATCCTGACAGACCACAGATTGCTATCGATGCCAAATGGAAGGGCAACGCAAAAAGTGCTATCGCGACTGATAATGAACTAGAAAAGATAGCACTACAAGCAGCAATGAGAGGAAGAAAAGGAATTATCATTACACCATCAAAAACTAACAAGATGGTAGCAATGCTACCACTAACAGCACTACTCGAGCTCATCTATGGAGGAAAGAATGGATAAGCCAGAAGACATGAATACAGGACTCATGATGGGACAGACAGAGAAACCACCCGAAGATGCTGTGCAAAAGATGCAGAAGAGTGTCTTCAAGGAAAAGGGGGGAAGTGATGTCCTGAAGATAAGACCTCGTGATCCACAAGAATTCATCGCTAATATAGATGCTGCAAGAGCTAAAGCATACCTCGCTGTTCAAGAAGATCTTGAAGGGCTTAAGAAACTTAAAGTTAACGGCAAAAAGAAGGCATACAAGACAGCATGCAAAGAAAAGTGCTGTCTTTGTTGTTATACATTAGTTCCTATCACTTATGGCGAAGAAGCTTTACTAATTGCACAATCTATACAACAAGGAGACTATGCTGCCACAGTATCTATGGTTGATATGCTTGATGCTGCATACGAAGAAGCAGGTGTCTATGAACTTTGGGACAAGGGGAAACTCAAGGAGGCAGCACAAAAAGCATTCGAATTGAAGATGGCGTGCCCTTTCTTAGATAAGAGCACGAAGCTCTGTACTACGTACAGCAATAGACCCATCTGTTGTTTTGCCAGGTTAGCAATTAGACAGACTAAAGGACTTGGTAAGAATACCTCTGGTGCAGCCACATGTAAGGAGAACATCAGATTATCCAAAGGATTAGTCATACATACTATGGCTACCAGAGTGTTGCGCGGCGCGGCAGACCTAGAAACCAGGAATGATGAAACCAAGAAGATATTCATGCCTCTTCCGCAGCTAGTGAATAGAACTATCGAAAAGCTAACTCCACTAAATGAAACAGAGAAGTTAGCTGCATTAGGAATTCCTCTGGAGGTATCAACAGAAGATGAAAAAGAGGAGGCGAAAAATGGACACACTTGATGAACGTGCGCTTAGAATATCATCAATAATCGCAATATCTCTACTAATTGGTGCTTTCATTGGTGGTTGGTTTGTAGGACGATCACGTAGAGTTGGTGCTAATATCGGAGATTTCGGACCACATGCACGTATCCTGAAAAGCAAAAGCATACGTAAAGAAGTCAAACGAGCAACAACTGTTACCTGCAATAAGATTATTGCAAGGGAACTTAAAGAAGAAGCAACTATGGCTGAACAAGAAGCCAGAAACGTGGAGGAAGGAAAAGATGCCAAAAATCCTAACCGAAGAGGAGTGCGAAAGAGTACTACGTATTCCGTACAATGAGTACCAAGAACTAATCATTACAGGTAAGCCACATGCAGAAACTGCAGCAGATACCAGAAAGTTCAACGAACGTTTGACACATACGATGATCGAGCTTCATCATATGGTGGTAAAAGCTAGATCTGATGCTGCTGTAGCCGAGAAGGAATTCAAAGAAGCTAAAGCTAATACACTAGCCAAACTGGCTGAAGCAAAGATCAGATCAAAGAACAGAAACTCTGATGAGATAGGTAATGCTGATCCCGACCTAGCTGGTATTACTAACGTGGATCCTGCTGGTCTCACAGAGAATATGATGAAAGCTATTGCAGAGAGGGAAGCATACAAGCTCACTGCAGAGAGCAGAAAACAACTAAGAAAGCTAACTTTCCTTTCCGAGATGTGGGAAGGACAGATTCGTATCGGCAAGAGGATCGGAGACGAGCTGGTTGCATTCGGTATTGAAAACAAGATGAGTAAGCAACTTGCGAGCGACCGAAACGTATAATGTTGCCAGTTCAGGATGAAAGAAACTTAGCAGCACTAGCTGCCATAGTATACCAAGCAGGCGGAAGAATAGAAGTACCACTCAGTTTAGTTCAAGACTGCTATGGCGCAGGTAAGGGACTGATGATATATGTATCATCAGACCAGCAAAATCTAATTACTGAACTCGTAGATGGAAAGGGCGAAGCAAGGGTTCTAGCTTCAGTGCGTGCCATCAAAGAGGAAAACATAAGACGAGAGAAGTTACCAACAGATCCTAACTTCATCTTCGATCCAACACTCAAGGAAAAATAGGGAGGAATCATGAAAGTCATTGCTAAAGTGACCGTTGGGTCGCATCTGTACGGTACCGCTTTGCCCACATCAGATACAGACCTTAAGGAAGTATACATCCCTGATATCGATGACATTCTTCTTCAGAATGCAGACAAAATCACTCGTAACAATAACGTCGATGATCTAGACATCGAACGCCTTCCCTTGCACAGATATATACAGTTACTCATGGAAGGACAGACTTCCGCGCATGATATGCTATTTGCTCCTGATAATATGGTTCATGATGCTACAGATGACTGGCATAAACTGGTTGAAGTAGGCAGGAAGCATTTCATCAGCAAGAATGTCACAAAAATGGTGGGATTCTGCAAAGCACAAGCCTATATGTATTGTGTCAAAGCTGAGAGAATGAAAGTAGCACAGACTATACATGATATCCTACTTCCATATTCCAAAAGAGACCCCGATTGCAAAGGATCTCCTCCCCTAAAGATCAAGGACTGCGAAATTGACATCACCAAATCTCCTAAAGAGCATATATCTTTCGAAGAGATTATACATAAAGATGGCACAGGCAGAAAGGAAAAATACCTTAAGGTATGTGGCAAAATGATCTCTGAGAATGATTCTATAGAACAAGCAGTCAAGATCATCAAAAACATTCTCAGCAAGTATGGTAAACGCGTAAAGAAAGCAGCCAACATGGAGTACAACGACTGGAAAGCATTGATGCACGCCGTACGTGTAGCTGAAGAAGCACGTGAGCTCCTTAGGGATAAGAAAATCACATTCCCGCGGCCGAATGCAGACTTCCTATTGCAAATTAAGACAGGTAAGATCAAGTTCTATGTAATTGATACGATCATTACGACAACTATTAGTCAGATCGAAGGACTTATGAAGACATCAAATCTTCCTGACAAACCGATGTCAACACTAGCGCAGAAGTTTGTCACTGATATCTACAGAAGGGAGATTAATAATGCAAAAGAAGAAAAGTAAAGAACAAGAGATCTTCAACCTACTCAACTCAATAGGAGAGAAGTTCAAAGATATCTGGGACATACTAAAGAAGATCGTACAGTTACTATTAAACACGGTAAATGGAACATATGTTGTCGCTGGGGGACTAATCTTTCTCTTTCTTATTGCATCGGTTACAACTATAACATGTAATACTAATCTCACACATGAGCCTAAGCTAGATCCTAAGACTTTAGTCGTGCCACCACAAGTAGAACATCCAAAGTTTGAAAATGATGATCTTCACTGGAAGGTTGAGAAAATGTTGGCAATCAACGATCGTGACGACATCAGCGGGAAGGGATACTTTAACTCAAGCCATGAGAGCATATGGGTTAAAGATCCAGATGAAAACTGGGGCGATAGTGCCGATCGGGTCCGCGGGAGGTCACTCATCGACGGCATTCAGATCCGAATCTGGGATCCTGTTACGAAGAAACAAAACACGTTCATATTTAGTGAGAAAGATGCTATGGAACTCTCATCCAGTACTAACAGGAATGACCTAAGAGCTGCAGGATTCATACTTAGGAAACTACGCCGCTCAATACCAGAGAGCATCAAAAAGAGATTCCCCAAAACATATGGGGATGAGGAGGAAGAGGATGACGATTAAAGATGGACTTAAGCAGGCAGGAGAGAATCGGTGAAACTAAAACGACTAACAATTAAGGACTTCAGAAACCACGAGAACACTGACATAAAGATTCCACACGCGCTCATCATTACCGGACCAGAAGGGTCCGGGAAGAGCACTATCAGGTACGCTCTTGAGGTAGCACTTAGGGGCAACGCCAGCTTCCCAGACTCTAGACCCCTCGTAAGAAGAGGACAGAAGGAAGCCAGAGTCAAGGCCGAGTTTGCTATGGGTGAATCTACGCGTATCATTGAGAAGATCATCCCAGTGGATCCCTCCAAACCACAACGTACCAACCTCATGAATCATCAAGCACTTCTCGATTTCGTGGGCGTCGACAAAGATGTTGCCCAGGTCCTTTGTAGTACCCACCGCTTCGAGAACATGACCAAGGACGAACGTGTACGAATGTTCTCCAAGCTAGTCCTTGGTCAGATCACACTTAAGACCATTAAGGATGAAGTCATCGCCGGTATTCGTGAAGAACATAAGGAAGCAACCAAAGCATTGCTCAATGCTGATGACATGGATGCTGGTGGAAACGATGCTCTTGCTATATACAAACAGCTCGGCGCCGCGGTGAGGACAAAGAGATCCAAGCTTGACGTTAGTCTAGAACTCCAGCAAGAAGCGAGAGACAAACTTACTGTCAACCTCGAAGAGGCAAAGAAAGAACACAAGGAACCTACAAATAATACTGACGAGATCGCACAATGGTGGGAGGACAATGCAAATCTCAACGTCATAAAACCTGATCTTGAAGGAAAGAAAGAGAATCTTATAGAAATAAAGAAACGCATCGAGACCATAACAAATAGTATTACATCCAAAGAAGAGTTCGATAAGAAGAAGGAACCGCACACGAAAGCTATAACTGAAGCACATATGAGACAGGAAGCTCTCAATTCGGATGAACTTGACAAAGAATGGACAAGACTCTTCTCTCTTGTTGAAAGTCTGAAGAAAGCTGATCCTTCTAAAGTGCCTTGTCCGCACTTCGGAGGATGCCAACTATCAGAAACCAAACTCTCCGCATTAATCTCTGATAACTTGGAGAAGACACAAGAAGAACTAAAGAAAGCAAATGCAGCTAGCGAAATTGCTCTTGAAGCATATGATACATTCCAGGGGAAATGTGACATCGCAACTGAAGCCTTGCTCGAAATCAAAAAAGAAGAGGAAGCATCACAAGCCTTGGAGAAGACATTAGCCCTTCTGAAATCATCACAGGAAAGAACAGAGAAGACAATCGAAAGTATCGAAGCATCTGTTACTAGCCTTGAGGAAGCAGTTAAGGGAAAGGACTTCTCTAGTATTCAACAAGTCAGTGAGACTACGTCTCCTGCTAGTATTGAGAAACAGATAACAGATGCGGACAGAGTAATCAATAAGGGATCGAAAGAGTTAACTCTCTGGGAGATGCTACAGAAGGAGCTTAGACCTACGGCAGCATGGAGAAGAATGGTCATGTCCAGAATGAAGCCTCTCGCTAATGAAATCAAAGTATGGGGAAAACATCTTGCTAATACAGATGATATTACACTATCTCCTGATGAGGTTGACCTAGTTGTTCATGATCTACCATTTGATTATCTATCTGAGAGCGAACGCTACAAAATATGTGTTGCAGTACAACAAGCTATCTCTAAAGTATCTAAAGCGGGCATCGTAATTATCGATGACATCAGAAGAGTCATAGATATTAGTCCAATTACATCTATGGCTAAAGAAATCGCAAAGGATACAGAGTGCACCATTATCGTAATCTCTCCAGAGGATCTCGATATCGAAGGCTTCGAGAAAATCAACATCAAAGAAGGGAAGGTAGGAAATGGAACTGACATCAACACTAAAAGCAATGCTGAAGGGGAGAATTGATGATCTTCAGGAAATTCTAAACAGATACAAGAAAACTCTTAATGAAATTGGATGTGAGGAAGAAGACATCATCACGCATGCAAAATCCCTCTATAAAGAGGGAGATGATTATCATGGTGAAGATTATATCAGCCAAATGAATTATGTTCTAGATCCTCTAGTCCAGAGAATCAGACATACTGATGATGATTGGAGTATCGTTCTTATCCTTCAACATCTAGAAGATAAGCTAAAACGCACCAGATCCAAGCTGGAGAAGGAAGTGTCCCTTAAAGGGGACTAAAACCGTTCCCCGCAATAATTTTTCCGAAGGAGCTTGACATGGAGATAAAGATCACAGACAAAGAAGGACATGAAAAAGTTGACAGATTCATTCGTGCAGCACCATTCGAACATGCATTTGCAGAAGCAAGTGCACGTATGCGCAAACATGAGATCATAAAGATCAACGCTAGCTATAACGGATTCGTATTCTCACTGAGTGCAGGAGACGGTCACATTACACTCAATGGTACAGTCCCAAAAGAGTTGATTCCAATGACGGGTCACGGATCAATCACACTGTCAGATTCAGGTGTCATGGCAGTAGACTTCGAAGTCCCGGAGGCATGGCTCTATGGCAAGAAAGATTAAGGAGGCAGAGGGTATGAGCAATACTATCAAGAACATTATACTAACATTGATGATCGTAGCTGTCGGTTTCTTTGCTGGCATTACTACTAAAAACAATTCGATGCATAAAAAGTACGTATGTATTGAGCGTGTAGAATTCCCCAGTCATATTGACGGGGAAGAACTCACAGATGAGAAGATTAAGCAAACCATTACTTTAGCATTTCGAATGATCCAGATTAATAAAGAAGCAAGGAGAAATAATGAATCACACTGAAACTAAGAGCAAACACATTAAAGCAATACACGATGGCATAATCATCTGGGATAAATTTGAATATGGAGAATTCAGGAAGAGAGTTCTCGAGGAAGAGGGAGAGAAACGTGAAGGTGTTGCTTATGTATCACCGAGCAGTGCTAGTGTCATGATTCCCGGTCCTGGTGAATTCTCCAGACTAGAAGGATCATGTCGAAGATCTGTCTGGTTAAAGAAAATGGGCTTCGAAGTTACCGACCCACCTAATGCCGCAGGGAGAAGAAAGATGGCAATGGGAAAAGCTATTGAAGCACAAGAGCACGAATATTCTCATCATGCTGGTATTCTAGTGAACAAAAACGTACGGTTAACACATATGCTTACTCCCACATGTATTCTCAAGATGGAAGTCGACTCAGTTCTTAAGGACGGAGATGATAAATACATCAACGAAATCAAGAGTTTCTATGGATACTGGGCAAAGAAACAAGTCTTTGGAACAAAGACAAATCCAGGTGGTCGACCAAAGATCGGGCATCTCATGCAGGCACTAATATATCTCCAAGTTCTCAGAGAGAAAGATACCACTATAAAATATGCATTGCTCCATTACATAGATAGGAGTGACGCTGAAGAGGGAACATTTATCATTGAGCTCGAAGAAGTAAAGGATGACGACGGCAAAGTAATTAATGGTTATCCTATCATCGACGGACAAACCTATAAAGATGTCTCGTTAAGAGATATCTACTCAAGATATCTTGAGCTAGGTGAACATATGGTCAATAAGACTATTCCACCTCGAGATGCAGATCCATGTTGGAGTGAAGCTAAGATTCAAGCAATGAGAAACGCCGAATTCATGACCAAGAAAGCATTTACAGACTGGCAAAACAATAAGCTATCTCCCAAAGACTGGCAATGTGGATATTGTGATCATAAAGCTCTCTGTCTAGGCAGATCTGGCAAAGAACCATATCCCTCTGATGAGGAAATTATGAAGACATTTCCTCGAAAAAAGTAGTTGACATATTACAGATGATCATTTACAATTGCTTCAACGTGTTAAACATAATAGCATATGTACGATGCACTGCTTCCTCCCTTGGGTTTCTGGCGCTCTTTCTCCCTGCCGAAGCAGCTTTAAAAAGAGCGCTACTATTAACCTTTAACATATGAATACATACGAAATAATAAACAAGCTAGATACAGCGTTAGTCAGAACGCATGCTATCATTATTGAACACAAAGAAGTGGAAGAAGCTAAGGGGAAAGAGGTCTTATGGAAAGCACTCCGAGCATCTATCCTCGAAGCTGACAATCTTATGTATGAATTAATGAAAGACATTAAACACCCAGACTTGAAGGGCTGGGAAACACGAAGAGGATACTAGGAGACTAAGATGCCAGATCAGCCAGTAAGTACAAATCCATTTGATATTCCAGCCGGAAAAGAACCAACAATAGCTCAACTGAAAGCCATGCTTTCAGCGATCGTTACTGTACAAGAAGCAACGATCCGAGTCTTGGAAAAGAAAGGTGTTCTAACTAAAGATGAAATCTCGACAGAGTCTGCAAACATGTTAAAGAGCTTCACCGAAGCATTTCAGAAACAAGCAGCTCAAAAAGCAGAGAAGAAAGAATCAACAAACGATGAAGCAGTTGATCCGACACCAGGAGATCCAAATGCGAATAACGGAGAAAATAGCTAGCACCTGTTATGATATTCTTGATGGAGATATGACTGGCTCAGATGTAACGAGCTTTATGAAGGTTCGTCTTTATGGTGGAGAAGAGTATGCTCGCTTAATGGTAGTAAGTGATGGAACTCAAGTCCTCTTATACTATAGGAAATCTCCAGAAGGAAATGACATTAGTATAAACTTCCTTCCTGTACAGATGAATGAAAACAATGATACAGTGTCTGTGTACTTCAGGAAGGATAAGGAAACACTCAGAATGATGATGAAGATGGGAGACAAAGTTATTCCATTCAAATCTGTTACTCTTAGGAATCTTAAGAATATTCTTGGTACAGCATGTAATATTTCTCCAGATGATGGTATTATTAATGTTCGGGATATCATCATGGATCCAGAGTATATCATACAGACTACAGATACAATTATACTGGAGAAGGATGATGAAAGTACCTCTTAACATCTTTCCATTCCAAGATCTCTTACATATTGTCCAAGAAGATGGTACTATTGCTATCACTCATCCCCCCAAAGTACCAAAGTATGACATCGTAGAAGTAGGAGACAAGAGTGCGTTTGTCGTTGGTCGCGGATGGAAACAAGTCAATGAACGAATGCTCTCACTAAGAGATTGGTCTAAACAATGTGCATCCTATCCATTTGGATATATGGCTCACCTATATGTCACAAATCCTGACTTTGTAAAGAAAGCTACATGGGAGAGAGAACCCAGGATCATGCGCTTAGATATTGAGGTAGCATCCGACGGCTCTGGTATGTTCCCGCGGGCAGAGCGCAATGCTGCAGCCATGATAGGATACAAGATGTCTGGAGACAAGGATGTTACTATTCTTGACAGCTTTGATATGAGAGCCAAAGGCATGGAGGATACTCAGTTACTACGAGACTTCATGAGTAAGATCAATGAACTAGACCCAGACATTATTGTCACATATAACGGATGGAAGTTTGATATTCCATATCTTAGAACAAGAATGGAAATCTGCAAGGTTCCACATAATGAACTTTTCATCCGAAAGGGATTCAAACCTGATGAAGGAATTACAATACCAGGAGATCACCTCACTAAGATACTAGCTATGACTGAGGGAAAGAACGCTCGATCTAATATGGCTGGCCGACTAAGCTATGATATATATGCAGTTGATGTTATGAAAGACCAGAAGCTGATGGGTCTCGAAAACAAGAAGATGAAGACACTAGCCAAGTACTTTCTTACTGACAAAGAGAGTGACTCCATCATTGAACTTGAGACAGGTATCAAAAACATCATGGATATGATGAAGACTGAATCCGGCAGAAGCGAACTCAGAGAGTATCTCACATCAGATGTTAACATCACAGAACGACTTGAACAAGTCTACATAGGACAGAACATAGAGTTCGCTGAGAAACTAAATGTTCCCTTGGGACAAATTATGAGCCGCACTAGTGGTGGTATTGCGACACTTCATATGATGAAAGAGATGCTAAAGAGCGATATCATTGCGGTTGATAATAATTACTCCAGATATTATGATGAGTTCTATAAACTCTCACTAGAAAACGGATTCAGTAAAGACTTCCAAGGAGCTCTCGTAGGTATTTATCGAACAGGTAAGATCAAGAACATGAAGAAGTATGATTTTAGATCACTGTATCCCTCCTTGATCCAAACGTTTAACCTTAGCTACGAAACAGTAAGGTTCGATTCCATCAATGATATTCTTTCTTATCAAGAAGACTTTATAATAAACAAAGACGAACAGAATAATGAGTTAATCCTAGGTATTCCAGATGAAATCCTAAAGAGAACCATCGTAGTTCACATTGATCTATCAGAGAGAGGCATGGTTCCAAAGATGCTTGATAGCTTACTTGATGAAAGAAGCAAGCTTAAGGAAGAGATCAAGGGACTTGAGAAAGGTGACATCAAGTTCCAGAAGCTAGATTCACAGCAGTGGTATATAAAGGTGTGTGCCAATTCAGCATATGGTATTCTTGCAAACAGATACACCATTGGATACCTTCCTATAGGTATTACAATTACTGGCATGGGTAGATACTTTCTTAAGGAGGTTATGCAATTCCTCCGAGATAAATCCGGACCAGAATGTGTAATAGAAGTAGATACTGATGGTGTTATCACGACAGCAGATTTGCCGGTTAAGGAAATCAACACATATATACAAGAGATAGTTAAAACAAAGTTTGGTATCACAGATAACAAACTTGAGCTCGAAGAAGAAGAGTTTGATGCTGGATACTTCTACAAGATGAAGAACTACATTGTCAGAGAAAAAGGTGGTAAGATCATTAAGCATGGTGCAGCATTTAAATCATCAAAGGCAGCTGCTGTACACAGACGAGCAGTAAATTTCTTAACAGATTATGCTATTAATGAAACTCTTACAGCTGAACAATGCAAAACTCAGTCTCTAGACTTTGCTAACCTACCAGTTGAAGACTATATGCTTTCGATGAGAATGTCAAAGAACGTCGAAGATTATGGTATGACAGGAGGAAAGATCAAGGCACTCTCGGATGATGATAACTTCAATATGCATGCTACATCAACATTTGCTGATAGAGTAGCAACATCATCATCAAGTTTAGTAGTAAGCTTGGTAAACCAGTACCAAACATTATTCGGATTCACTCCCAGTGGAGGCGATGTACTAGAGTACATCGTCGTGAAGAGCCCACTTACTGGGAAGAAAGAATATGAACCACTTAATGTCCACGATTCTACTCAGTTAGGTAGAATCGATAACGAATATTACTTCGAGATGGTAGAGCGTATACTTGGAGACTTGATCCACATGACAAATGAGGATCAAGAAGCAATAGAGCTGGTAGATATCTTTGATGTCTCCGGCAACATACTATAAAGGAGATCAAAATGAGCGACGCAGAACTGTTCGACCCGCAGGCTAATATGAGTAATGACAAGAAGGATGGTGTTACTGATATCACAGTAATTCTAGATAGATCAGGTTCGATGAATACAGTACTCGAGCCTACTATCACTGGTTTCAACAAGTTCATTGATGAACAGAAGGCAGTGAAAGGTAAGGCCAGAATGACTCTGGTTCAATTCGACAACCAGTATGAAGTTGTCTATAAAGACAAGGACATTCAGGACGTCCCCGAACTGACTGCAAAAACGTTCATACCACGTGGTGGAACTGCTCTTCTAGATGCTATCGGGATGGCCGTAGCCAGCAAGAAGGAATCCATCATAAATATCGAGGAGAAACCAACCAATGTTGTTATAGTTGTCATCACTGACGGTGAAGAGAACATGAGTATGGAATACAAACACAACCAGGTTCAAGATACCATTAACAAGCTTAAGGAACACTGGCAATTTGTATTCCTTGGCGCCGGACAGGATGCCATCCAACAGGCAACATCCATGGGCTTTAATGCAAACATGGCTGCACACTATTCACATGACTCCGCTGGAGTACATAAGTCATATGGTATCACATCTCGTAACGTATCTATGATGCGTTCTAACACTAATACAGACATAAACAATGCACAGATTATGTCATTCTCGACTCAAGATCGTACAGCTATGGTAGACAGTAACGATCATAACCATATCATTAGTACTACAAAAGAAGAGGACATCGAGGACAAATAGTGTCAATCGAGAAAATATGGGCGGGAATAAAATACCGTCTCAGGAGGAAAAAGATGAGCGATAACTTTAATACTGCATATGAGCATACACTTAAGCTCGAAGGTGACTATGTAAATCATCCAGATGATCCAGGCGGAGAGACATACCGCGGGTGTGCTCGCCGGATCTTTCCGAACTGGAAAGGCTGGATAATTATCGATAACTACAAAGTAGATATGCTTGAAATCGATCTGAAATCAAAGGCCGGAAAGAAACGGCTAGAAACTCATCTGCATGAGGATATACAACTTCAAGTAGAGGTCAAAGACTTCTACCTGACTGAGTTCTGGAAGCCACTCAAGGCAGACAAGATTGAGTCCAAGCTCATCGCCATGGAGTACTTCGATACCGCAGTTAACTGCGGACATGGAACATCAAAGAAGTTCCTTCAGAGAACCTTAAACTTCCTGAACCTGAAAGAAAAGAGATGGGACGATCTTGTCGTAGATGGCAAGGTCGGTCCCAAGACAATATCAGCATGTAACATAGCTACTAAGAGACAAGACATCGAAGAAGCTCTTGAGTTATATCTGAACTGCCTGCAAGGAGCCAGATATGTAGAGCTCGGAGAAAAGAACGAACGATTCGAGTCATTCGCCATAGGTTGGGCGATTAGAGCTCGATCAAATAAGGGATAGCAATAACATCCCACAAGTGAGGTGTACACTATGCGTAAGCGAATCAAGTATACTCTGATTGCTCTTGTCGCCCTGACCTTCGTGCTCATTACCGAGAGCAACCTCCATAGCGGTAGCGACAGTTTTATGAGTATGATCAGAAATGAGATGAAGATGTATTCTCCCAAGACACTTAAGCTCGAGGGAAGAATCATGAAATCGATAGCAAGTGCTACAAGGAAGCAAATCATTGAGCCTCCACTAGTCACTGCTATCATGTCAAATGAAAGTGCTTACAAGCAATATGCATACAGTCCAAAGAAAGCCAGGGGACTGATGCAGCTCGTAAGACTCGGAGCCAAGCAGGCTGAATGGGAAACTGGAAGAAGCTACTTTGACCCAGTAAAGAATACCAATGGTAAAATCATTGGCTGGGAGCTCAACAAATGGAAAGTATATAACATAGAGAATAACATTCATGGTGGGGTTGGCCTTCTTGAATGGCTAGCTAAAAAGTATCCCATGTACTACGAAGATGGTACAATGGACGAAGACAACCTTAAGGTAGTCATCGAACTATACAATGTAGGATGGGGAAACTACCACTATTATAATGTAAGAAACGCTAAGTATGTTCGTGATGTTATGCGTATCTATAAGAGACATAGGAAAGCATTCTATGATTCATATGGTACCGATGAAGGATTCAACAAGTACTGTAAGAACCAATACAAGAAGAAAAGAATCAGCAAAAGACGCAGTAGAAAGTAACTGCTGCACAAAATATGGAGTAGTATCTCAGCGGAAGAGAACTTTTCCTCCCGCCTCGATGGTGTATGACAAGGAAGGTCAGGAATATCCCACTTCCACGGAATTATAGTGGCTTCGGCCCGTGTTTGGTCTATGACCTGCGCCCGTATAAGGAAGATGGCGAAAGCCGAGGGATCTCCGTGATCGTCCTAGATCCAAGCGATTCTGAGAAGGATTAGAGGACTGTCTGGCTTACAGTCGGACGGCGCTCTCTATGGGGTCTCAGGGGTAGCTATTGGGTTAGGCGCCACTCAGGGTGAGTACGCTTAGAGTACCCTTGCGGGAACCAGCGAAAAGTCGCCGTGGGTTCGAGTCCCACCTACTCCACCTAAAACAAACCCTAATAAGGAGATAAATATGAAGATTAACGGAGGAGAACTTGTTGAGCATTTCTCCAGGCTAAGATCTCTTACAGCACCATCCATTGATTCAAAACGGGTGGTGTTGTTTTCTAAAGGAGCAAGCCTGGTATCTGTTGTCTCATCAGCATCCGCACGCGCGATTACAGTGATGCAAATGCCAGTCGAAGAGGGAAAGGATCCAGATACATTTGGTCCTATTGCTATTGACTTCCAAAGATTCCTGAATGTCCTTATGACATGTAGGGAAGGCAATGTTGAAATGCGAATTGGCAAAAACATACAGATTAGAGGACCAGGTGGACGGTTCAGCCTGTCAGCAAATGAGTTAGACATGGAACAAATGAAACCCATGTTAGTTGACGCAGCGAAGGACACCTATGAAGATATCTTGGTTATGAGTCCTAACACGCTCTCTGTATTCACAGAGATAATCTCCAGCTTATCTATCGGAGACGTCAAGGGTGCTACCTTCAAAGTGATTATTCATACAGAACCTGGGCAAGCCAATATTGCTATTGGTTGTAACTCTGTGATCGCAACCCTTGATATCAAGAACAAGGGCATAACAAGTACTATGGATGTAGAGACAAACTCTAAATCTCTAATGCAAGCAGTCAGAGCCATAGGACAAAGCACGAAGAAAGCACCACTTAAGATCAGCATCGGAGACAAGATCGTCAGACTCGAGAACGACTCATGTAAAATAATCATGTCATACTCAAAGACAGAGGGCGGCACTGGTATTGCGCAGATCCGTAAGCTACATGGTCTTATGAAAACTGTCGCTAGTACCATGGAGGTTCCAGTCAAGAAACTCAGAGATGCACTCTCTACAGCTACCATGATGGCTGGTCCTGGACTACAACTCCCAATGGCATTTAAATCTTCGGGCGTGCACCTTGGAGTTCAAACATCATCTGGTAGCTTCAGTACAACAGTGAACGGTTCTTCATATAAACTTACGGGTAAAGAGACAGATGTTAAGTGTGTAGCAGGAATGTTCTCGAGGATGCTAAAATGTGTCGGTGATGCAGCCGAAGAAGACAAGGTCGGTATCCGAGTCTACCAAGTAAACCAGAAGAACTTCTATGTTAACATGGCTGGTGGAGTAAAGGGAGAAGACTCCAGGATCTCATACGCCTTCAAGATGGTAAAGAATAAATGAATGGCTTTCATGTAAATACACAGCTCGGCAGGACTACTGCATCCCTTCGCCGAGCTTTAATAAGTAACGGCTGGGCAGTTGGTAGTCCCATACCACATGAAACTCTCTTACCAACGGGAACTGATGAAGTTCCCAGAGTATATCTCTACTCTGAAGGAGAGAGTACTACGTATGTCATACTCCCAGATAAAATAACTCCACCTGAGAACTATTCACCAGATGATTATATCATAAGAACACTAGAAAATCATGGACACTCCGCCAAATCATCTACTGCAAATGACTTCAAGAATCTACTTACATCTGCACGCATTAATAATCCAAATATTACAAACTCATTAGATGAAGCAGATAAGTCTGCTCGTATTCTCAGAAACTATAAGTGCATCATGATGGCACTAGCAAGGAAAGAACAATGAAAAAGAGCACCGCAAAGCTGAAAGCAGATGTCCAATGGGTAATATCAGACAGACTAGCTCAAAAAGTTGTTCTCATCATGAAAGAATACGATACGAAGACTCACCAGTCCAGAACATCTGTGCTCTTCTTCGAGAGTACTCCTAAAGCAAAAGTATACGCAAGAAAACTAGCTAGATGCAGACAGGATATAGATTATGATTTCTGCACTGGTATGATTTCTTATACCTCTAAGCCATTGAATATTGGCTCAATCGAGAGAAAAGAAAGAGAGGTACGTAACAGACCATGACGCACACTATAGATACAGAATGCTCAGCGGATGATCTCCAGACTTTCTTAGACACCTTCGAGAAAGTCGCAATTGCAGATGCAGGAATGGGTCAACACCATCCGCACCTCCAAGTACTCTCCGAAGATGAGTGTAAGAAGATCGCACCAAAGAACATTCGCGCAATCAATATGATCAAAGAGATTATCAAGATGAAGAAAAAGGACGAGGAAGAGCTCAAAGAGATAGACGAAAGGCTAAGTACTATAACCATCTGTCCGCACTGCTTTTGCATGACTCATACTATTGACAAAAAATGTGGCAAATGCAAGAAGGTAAAGTATCCTGAAGCACAAAGAATGCAATGCACTCGGTGCAATCAGACATGGACGGAAGAACTGAGAGGGGGAGAATCTGTTGAATATAAACGTACAACTAGTGACCAATATGATCTTAATGCATTCTATAAAATTCTCTCTCTGCCTTACGAACATGAAGTATCTTTGATTACATGCCCGAAGTGTTGCAGACATGATAAGGTTAAGAAGCATGAAGATAAATAGATATTGTATCATCGAACCAAACGATACTATCGAACGAGATGCATTAAGGAAATCATTGACGATCGCAAACCCACTTCATAAAAGCCAGTCCAAATTTGCAGGAAAGACTGATGTACCAGAAACAATCTTCCTCTACTCGGAAGACGAACTAGGAAGCATCCTTATTCCGAGACACTTCCTAGCTGACAACAAGAACGCCTACTGGTCCATAATTACAGAAAACATGGAGCAGCTGTATTCAACTGATGATCTACCTGATAAGCCAATCAAGATCAGTTGGACCAAGAAGAAGACCTGCCAGCTAAGAAGAGACCAACAAGCCGCGGTCGAAGCATTAGCTACATCATGTGATCTCTTACATGCAGATTGTGGATCAGGAAAGACTGTAGTCTGTGTCGGACTCATCAACAAACTCAAGGTCAGAACCGCGGTATTGGTTAACCAGGAATTCCTCGCTAATCAATGGAAGGACTCTCTCCTGAAGTTCACTAACCTCACAGAGGATGACATTAAGATCAATGCTGGTGGAAAACTGGATCACTCAGGCAAAGTAAATATCTGCCTAGTCCAAACTCTAATTCGTCGTGACTATGAAGACAACCAGGAGTTCTATGATGCACACAGCTTAGTCATAGCAGATGAAGTCCATACTTCAGTAGGATCTTTCAAGTTCAGAGAAGCCATCGAGAAATTTCCCTGCGCCAGGAAGGGCGTTACTGCCACCATCCAGAGGACAGATAAGCTTCGAGTATTCATGTGGGTCATCGGTAACAGAATCCATAGGATGGAAACAAACATGCTTATTCCCGACATCCGATTCCTGGATACCAGGATGGCTGTCCCCGACAACAAGTACGCCATGTGGCGCAGAGAGAATGGACAATGGATTAACAAAGGTGATAACATGCCTAAATTAATAAACATTCTTGTATCAGACAAGGAGAGAAATAAACGTATCGCCGAGCTCATAATGAAGAAGTATGCTGGCGGACGAAATGTAATTATCTTAACACATCGAAGAGACCACACTAAGGTTCTGTACGAACTGTGCGATAAGATCCCAGACAAAGAAAAGCTGATTATGGTCGGGGGTAAGGGATTCAAAGACCACCCAGGATGCGAGGAGAAAAATGAGCCACACATCACATTCGCTACCTTCCAATACGTTAGACAAGCATTGGACATACCGAGACTGGATCTCATCGTCTTCACTACCCCATTCGCTGCTAAGAATGATGTGCAACAGGCTATCGGCCGGGTACTCAGACAGTACCCCGGGAAGCCAAAGCCGGAAGCATATTATATATACGATAGCGAAACGACAGGAGCAATGAGAAGAGCGAGGGCGGTTCAGAAACATTGCAACGCTCTTGGTTATACTGTAGTAAAGGAAGCAGTGTATCCTCTCCAAGGTACAGGAAGAGGCATGATCAACAACAAATCTGGATTAATAGCTAAGTCCTTACAGGACGCGGGGTTATAGTATCGAAGCCAAAAACGCGCTCATAGGAGCATTCTAAGGGGTATCTAAATGGCTGACACACATGATCTATCTTCAATAAGGATAAATAGCTTTGAGGAGTCCGTACGTGCATCTGAGAGGCCTTCTACAACTCTTCCAGAGGGATGGTTCGAGTGTGGCAAATGTCGCACTATATATAATGCATCTATGGTTCTCGGTGTTAAGTTTCAGTTTAGTGATAAATTCTATTGTGAAGGCTGCTCCGATAAAGTACTGTTAGAACATCTTGGAGAGAAGGAGTTCAAGAAGTTTCGGATAGGAGTTCTTGGACCATCAATGGATGACATATTCGATCCACACAAAGAGGAGAAACAAAATGAACTGGAAGAACTTTGATGGAATGGACCTTACATTAATGATTATTACTGTAACATTATCTATAATATTCGGAGGAATCATTGGAGGATGCAATGATAATGCCCAGATACGTGAAGCAGTTTACACAGCAAGACAAGAAGACAGAATGAAGATGCTAAAAGATCGAGAAGGATCAGAGACTAAGCATGAGAAGAAGGAAACAAACCTCATGAATGTAGCCAAAGAGCTTACAGCATCCAATGACTTCAATCCTGGAATCAACTTCTACGTCAGTAAGGTAACTGCTAGAGACGGAAGAAAGATTCATTGGTGTGATAACGTTGGGATCAACGCTGCGGACGCTAGCAAAGGAAAAGTCGTGAGCTACCGACTCACGAAGGATCAGGTCAGAGTCCTGTCCCTCCACACAAACGAAAGCTACAGGAAACTAGGTGAATATGTACTAGCTAAGATCGAGCAATACAACGCGGAGGTACTGGAAGCCAATGAAGCAGAGTATTAGCAGGAATGGTGAGATGCATACTAATAAAGAAATACAAGCAGCCATCCAAGTTCTCATGGAAACTCTTGTTGAGGGCAGTAACGAAGCCACTGACAGTCCATACTGGTTGATCATTGATCCCTGCACATTAGAGAGAAATAGAGACGATGATGAAGCAGAAGATCCAGATATTTACAGAGTTGCACACTGTATATCTGGAATCTTCTTCTCTAGAAAAGATGCGGAAGACTTCCTAGAGGCTACTCGTTATAACTATTCAGATAAGGCGAGGGTATACTGCCATTCTGGGTGGAGATCACGAAAGTACAAAGCATTCTGCAAGGCACTTCGGATTGGCTACGGAGATCCGATTGAGAAATTCGAGATAGCGCATCGTCAAGGAAAAGAAGATCATGAGGCAATCATAAAAGATGCCAAGGAGAACCCATAATGGACCAAAATATATACAACGCAATAAGACCCAAGCGTCTCAGCGAGATGTTTCCGACATCTAATTCCCTAAAGCACGTGAAGGAACTCATGGAGACAGGGAAGATGGGCAGAAGCGTCTTTCTATATGGTGAGTCTGGCTGCGGCAAGACCACTCTCGCCAGGATTATTGCTAGGTTCCTGAACTGTGAATCTAAAGATGAGAAACCATGTGGTGTCTGTGCACAATGTACGAATGCTGATATGTGGTCTATCATAGAGACCAACGCCGCGGACCAACGTGGCATTGACGATATGAGATCATTAATAGATGAGGTGGCAGTCCCACCCCTGAACTCAGAAATCAAGACAGTTATCCTAGACGAATGTCACCAATTATCTAAGGACGCCCAAAATGTAATTCTGAAAGTGCTAGAGGAGTGTCCAGACCACCTCTGTATGATCATGTGTACGACTGAACCCATGAAGGTACTTCCAACCATCCGAAACAGATGTTACCAAATCGGATTCGATAGTCTAGCATACTCACAGTCTAAAGAGTTCATGGAATATATCACCAAGAGAATGCTCGATGGTGGTTATATTGATGAGGTCCGTACGATGATGGAACCCACTAGAGATACCATTATAGGCATGGCTCGGGGATCTGCTAGACAGCTTACTGTCCTAACTTATATCTTTCAGAGAACTGGTGCCGTTTCCGAAATGCATGAGGAACGAGAGATTCTAATGAGAGACTTTGCCAGGGTGATTCTAGGTAGCTGCAGATGGCGAGAAATGGTTGACCTTATTAAGGGAGTCAAAACTGATCACGAAGCAGTTAGAATCCATATGGTGAACTACTTCGCTGCAATTGCCATGAGAGAGCGAAAGACTAAGCTTCAGAGATGTCACGAGCTTCTAATGTGCATGAGGGCTCCTCTGGAGATGACAAACCAGAAAGCTGACTTTATTGCAAGAATGCTGGACATTGCAAGAATTTGTGCAGCAATTCAATAAAAGTACTTGACAAGATTAAGATAATGAGTTACATATTTCGTATCGCATAACAACCAAGGGAGAACAATGAAGGTAAGCGATCATTTAGTAAACGTATTGCGTCAGATAATCAAGTTTGGATTGTCTGAAGCAGAGGGCTCACGATACTTTGATGAGCATATTCGTTCCAACAAAAAGACACTGGAAGAACTGATCAAGCTAGACTGGGCTCCTCCATCATTCAAGTTCTTCTTAAAACTTCATAGTACTGATGCACCTAGATGTCCTGACTGTGGTACACGCATGAACGTTGACTGTCCAGCCGCTAAATGCCCAAGACGAGACTGTAATGAAGCCATCTATCTAAATTATCCTGAATCAGAAGAAATGTGTAAAGCTTGTGTATCATATAAGATGAGATCTTGTCCGTTCCCCTTTGGAGGGAATGGCAGAACAAAAGGAGAGAAAAATGCCAAAAGGAAAGAAGAACAAGGCGCAAGAATTACTCGAAGTAACAACGAGAGCAATGACAGCCAAAGCAAAAGACAAACGATTAAACATTGAGATCATAAAAGCATCCGAGCTAAGAAGTCAGGAGTATATACCAACAGGTAACCCAGCATTTGATTTAGTATTCGGAGGCTGGCCACGTGGTATGTTCTCATGTATCTATGGCGGACCCGGATGTGGAAAGACAAGTCTTATTATGCAGGCTATTGCACATGAACAAAGTTTGAACATGGGAATATTCATAGCTGAATCTGAACAAAGCTTCTCAAAGAAATGGGCAGTAACACACGGAGTTGACCTCGAGAACCTAGTTATGACACAAAGCACAGATCTTGGTAGTGTCCTAGATGCTGTCGTCAGGATCGCAGCGACTGGCAAATGTGATGTCATCTACGTTGACTCTCTCGCTACTCTAAGTCCTAAAGAGATGAGAAAGAAGGGAGTCGATGAAGATGACATGGCAATCGTAGCTAGAAGACTCGGTCGATTCTTCCAGATTGCTCCTGAGACCATTAAGAAATCAAATACTGCTATTGTATTTGTTACCCAGAAAAGAGATTCATTAGATCTATTCTCTGGTGGTCTGGAACAATATCCTGGAGGCAACGCTCTCAAACATCAATTGGCAATGGCTATCAATGTACGAAGGTCTGGAAAGTCCGCTCAAAGAGACGGCGGAGCCAAGTTCATACAAGACAGACACAAAATTGGCTTTGCCAGTATGTGGAAAGCAATAAAATCCAAGGTTGATGTTACTGAGAATACAGGTGTCCTCCTCGACTTCTTCTTTGGAAGCGGATTTGATAATAAGAGTACTGTATTCGAACTAGCACTTGGACATGGCATTCTGGAGAAGAATGGTCCAGGAGGATATAAGTTCATGGCGAACGATGGTAGCACATATGATCAACATGGATCAGAGAATGTTCTTCGTGACATCAGAACCAATGATGGATTATACAATCAAATGATAGAATCAATCAAGACAAGATGTAAACCAGGTAACTTCACGAACCCACCTTCTGATGTGGATACGGAGTACGAACAAGAAGCCATCCAAGATGAGAAAGCAAGAATGGAATCAAAACCAGAGGACAAAAAGACCGAGGAGAAACCAGCTAAGAAATGAGTGCATATTGCCCAAAAAGTTGTCAGTATATCAAGCAAGATATACTTAGCTCACATAAGATACCACGATATGATTGTTCCAAGTTTGGTGGACATCTAGACATAAAGTATATGGAAAGCAAGAGATTCAGATTCATTCGTGTACCAACATGTAGGAACAGAGAATTCGACGACATCGATGAAGACATATACCATGAAAGAAAGGAAAGCAATGGACAAGAAGAACCCGCTGCTTGATACAACATATGCAACGATTATTGGCAAAGAAAAGATACGACTTCTCTCGAAGAAGCAAGCAAAACAGGTAATCTCACAAGTAGAAAAGAACTGCTCAGATATAGAGATAGCCAAGAAGATTAGAGAAATCGCTTGGTTATATGGTGCTAGTGTCTTCGGAGTTGCTACGTGCATACTTGGTACACCTAAAGAAACATCAGAGATGATTCTACAAGCAGAATGGAGTCTCAAGGGAAGCATCTTACCATGTAAGGTAAAGCTCACAGTGGCAATGAAGGGCTTACTCCATTTCCTAGATATGATCAATAAGAATGTTGGTATACCTCAAGGGGGAAGATATTGAGACGACGTAAGGGCCCAACAGAATTCAAGCTTATTAGAATTCCAGAGAAACACATTAATATTGACACTGTAAAAGAAGCTGTAATCAGTGCGATAAATGCTGAAGTACATATTAAACGAGTTTCATATGATGAGTTCAGAGGAAGAACCACTCAAGACAATGTTAAAAGATACATTATGGCTATTAGAACTGAGTTCCGCCAGTATCTTAAAGACATGAAAAAAGATCTAGAACAAGGAAAGACACCTGCATTCCAACAAAATCTTAACGATGGAAAGATTACAAGCATTGAGATGCCAAAACTAGGTCGTCCAGATGAGGATCCATCCAAAGCTGACAAGAGATATGGCATACTAGACATTCATAAAATCGATATCACATATGATCAATCTGGTAAAGACACATCCAGAAAGAAACCGTTTCTAGAAAGAATAGAAGATCATAGTGAAGAAGTTAAGCGTCTTGATCATGACATGAAACAACAAGTCATCCATGACAAATCATGGATTATCAATCTATGCTTGAACCCACTTATTCCAGTCATATCATTTGAACTTCTTGATGCAATCGCTATGAGAATATCCAGGATTACCGACACAGAAGTACTAGCATTGGAGATGATACCATCAAATGGCAACCAAATCTTCTGGGAACATTATGCATCGTACAAAGCCAATGTAGCCACTCGAACACTTACTGTACCATATGGAAAACATTTATTCACAGAATACAAGAAACATTCCGGAATAGAGATCCGCAAGATTCTCGCATGTATGGACAAGAACGTAGACGTAGTAATGGCACCAAAAGATCTTGAAGAAATATCACGATGGGGAAGAGAGTTCTCACTCGCAAAAGAATTCATGAAGAAATCAGGTCTTCATGAAACAGAAAAAGCAGAATATATAAAACTTGAAGAAGATATTACATTGCTCGAAAGTGAAAGGGCACAAACAGAGAAGATGCTTTTCCAAGATGCAGATGTAGAAAGCATCTACTTCAAGATAAGAGACCCAAGAGAACTCGCCAAGTTCAAATGGCGAAGCCTACATAGGCAAGACGAAACCAAACTCAACTAACCTACTCTGGAGGAACTGATATGAGCGCACAGCAAACTAAGAAGGACTATGCCCCAAGACGAGTGAGACTACATAGCGGTAAGATCGCCAAGTATAAAGAAGACCATATCAGAAACAAGATTCTAAAACTTGCTGCATCCTGCAAGGTAAAGGGACCAAAGACATTCTCGAAAAATATAGCTGGTTTAGTAACACAAACACTCACAAAAGACAAGAAGGAAACACCCAGTGGTAATCAGATAAGCGATACCATTGAAGAAGTTCTGTTAAATTCAGAACACAAGAACGTAGCAAAGAAATTCATTCTCGAGAGAGCAGAAGAGAAGAGACTGAAGAAGATCGACAATCTGTTCTCTGAAACTATGCAAGTCATGGATGATTATCTAGGCGCAAAGGACTGGCGCGTCAAAGAGAATTCAAACATGACGTATTCACTTCAAGGATTAAACAACCATCTATCGAGCAGCACTACTGCTAAATACTGGTTGGATAGAATTTATCCTTCTGAGATAGCAGATGCACATAAGTTTGGGTATATACATATTCATGATCTTGGATCACTTGCGTGTTATTGTTGCGGTTGGGACTTGGAAGATCTTCTAATGACTGGTATCACAGGTGTTCCACAGAAGACAATTTCTGGACCAGCAACTCATTTCTCATCTATCCTTGGTCAAATAATGAATTTCCTATACATGCTCCAAGGAGAAATTGCAGGAGCTGTTGCGCTTTCGAACTTTGATACACTATTAGCTCCATTCATCAAGAAGGATGGACTAAACCAGAAGCAAGTAAAGCAAGGCATTCAAGAGTTCGTATACAATATGAACTCGCCACTGAGAACTGGGTTTCAACAAACGTTCTCGAACATCACGATGGACATGGTGCCATCATCACTGTATGCCGATCGACCATGTATCATTGGTGGCAAACAGATGGATTTCACATATAAAGAATGTGCGAAAGAGATGGAGATGATCAATATCGCTTTCGCAGAAACAATGATGGAGGGTGACTCAAGGGGTGCTATTCACTCCTTCCCGATCCCAACTTATAATATTACAGATGAATTCATCTGGGATTCTCCCGCGGCAAAAAAGGTATGGGAAATGACAGCAAAACTAGGCGTACCATACTTTGCTAATATGGTAAACTCAGGTATAAAACCTGAAGATATTCGCAGCATGTGTTGTCGAATTTCTATCGATAATCGTGAACTCAGGAAGAGACTTGGTGGTATCTTTGCATCTGCTCCATTAACAGGAAGTGTCGGAGTATGCACACTTAACCTACCAAGACTCGCTTATATATCAAGTGATAAAGAAGAGTTCTTTGAAAACGTTGAAGCATATATGGAAGTTGCAAGAGATAGTCTAGAGATTAAACGCAAGATCTTAGAAGATCTAATGGATAGAGAACTCTATCCATATTCTAAGTTCTATCTCAGATCAATTAAACAACGGAGTGGTGCATATTATACAAACCATTTCTCAACAGTTGGTCTAGTAGGTATGCATGAAGCATGTCTCAATCTCCTGGGAGATGGGATACAAACCAAAGCCGGAAAGGCATTAGCTATAGAGACACTCACGTTCATGAAGAAAATCACACAAGAATTCCAAGTCACTACCGGAAATCTATATAATCTAGAAGCAACACCAGCAGAAGGCGCATGTTACAGACTAGCAAAAGCAGATCAGAAATCGTTTGGTGCCGAAGCTGCTCATGCAGGAGACAAGATTGTATATTATACTAATTCAACACATCTACCTGTAGGACACACAGATGATCTGTTTAAGGCACTAGATCATCAAGATGAGTTACAGTGTCTTTACACCGGTGGTACTGTGCTTCATTCATTCCTAGGTGAAAGTGCGCCAGACCCAGAAGCATTAGCAGGTCTCATCAAGAAGATCACTTCGAAGTACAAGTTACCATATATTTCAATCACACCAACGTTTACGATCTGCGAAGAACATGGATATCTAAAAGGCGAACATCATAAATGTCCACACGAAGGATGTATCGCTATAGTGAATGTCTATTCAAGAGTGGTTGGTTATTACAGACCGGTCAGTAGCTGGAATGACGGAAAGAAAAGCGAGTATGGAGACAGAAGAACATACTGCCTACCAGCATAATTGAAGGAGTAATCCATGGTAGGAGCAATAACAAACCTCTCTCTTGTTGATTACCCTAGCTTACCAGCTATGGTGATCTTCATGAAGGGATGCAACCTAAAATGTACATACTGTCACAACATGGCACTCGCAAGAATGCCACAAGTTGTGGAATCAATAGAAATGAGAAGAGTAATACACCGGATGAGAAAGAGCAAAGATCTTATCGATGCAGTTGTGATAACCGGGGGTGAACCATTACACGGTGAACCCCCATGCTCATCATTCAATGAGATTCAAACCATTGCATTGGAGGCACACAAACTTGGCTTAATGGTTAAGCTAGATACAAATGGTACATATGCTGACAGATTATCATATGTGATAACCAGACTTCACATCGATTATGTCGCAATGGATATCAAGACATATCCACAAGCAGGACAAAATCGAAAAGGATATGAAGCCAAACACTGGAAGCAAATCATATCTAGCTTAGATGTAATGGAAAACTATCGTACATCGTTAGATTTCCAGTACGAGATCAGAACAACATGTCATCCTCTTTATGTGAACGAGAGGATCATCAGAGCAATTGCAAGACTAATACCAGACGAAGTCCCTTACTATCTACAGCCATATCAGCAAGTAGAGGGCGATAATATTCAATCAACACCAGAGGGTGCACTGCTCCCATTTCTGGAGATAGCAAGTAGTGTTCATGCGGACACTCATATTAGAGGAGGATAAGATGGAGAATAAATCAATGAATCGAGAACAAATCATGGATGCAGTTGCTGGACTGTCAGATCCGCTTCCAAAGGAGAGAACGCAATCCAGGAAGGTTAAGCAATACAACAAAGACACCAGGAAGATGGAAGATATAGAGCTCACATATATCCCAATCTGGGTCACGATTGAAGAATTCGATAAACGTTTCGGCACTCATTGGTCTGTCGAAAACTTAGAACAGACCATGAAAGACGTATCCTTCTCATACATGCAGGAAGTTAGACTTGAGAATGGAAAGCTGGACTGGATGAAACTTGAGCAGCAGAATGGCAAAGTAAAGAACTTTCCGAGGAAGGAAAGAATTCATGTCACAGAAAGTGCAGCATTTGTATCTCTTGACTTAGTTCTTAGAGACAATGAAGGTACTGAGATTTGCCGACGCCCAGGTACTGGTAGCGGAACAAATAGCGGTCAAAGGAATTTGGACTCTGATAAGATGACCAAGACAGCTCTTGCTAATGCCATACGGAAAGCATCGAACAATTATGGCTTTGGTATTTATCTATGGCATGGTCCAGATGATACTTTGCCTCAAAATGATCCCGAACCTATTGATGAATCAGCACCAGCAAAGACAGGTCCATCCATGTCTGAAATCAACTCTGAGAAAATCAAGCTTTTAAGAGAGAAGCATGGTCTTGGTAAGGATGACTTAAGTGATTACCTAAAAACCTGTTTCCCTGCTTCCAAAGGTCAATATGCATTCATGAAAGTTGATGATGAAAATGGAACACAAGATGAAAAAGTAACGAAGTTCGCTAAGTTCATCAATGATTCCGTTGCAAGAAAGAAACAGTAGTATTCGGTCAGGATACCACAAGAGGAGATAAAATGCCAGATGATCTAGATCTTATATCTGTAGACGATCTGTTAGCGTCTGTAGATAGTGACATTAAAGAGTTTGATGATAACCTTGAACATCTCAAAGCTAAACGAGAAGAGGATACTCTTACAAGCTATCTAACTGATCTTGGATTTACACGAAAAGCTAAGGGTCCCGCATCAAGAAAATATCATCTAGTCCTTGTGGGAAAATCGGCAGATGGAATCGACATGATTCTCAGTAAGCATATTAATTTCGAGAGAGTCAATGCGATTAACCTACTTGACCAGAAGATACGGGTCAATAACGCTATCATCATTATCGATAACGAAGATGATTTCAAAGCTGCTAAGAAGGGCATAAAGACGAAGACTAAGTGTCCGCAGCTTTTTAATAGCGTAGTTGTCCTGGTCAAGAACAGAAAGATTATCGACTATTTATATTTCACAAAGAAACCTGCTATAGATGCTGAATCTAAGATAGTCTCTATCGTCTCTGGACGAACACTTCGTATCAGATTCCCATTTAATCTACATCTACATCCTGGGCTACCCAGAGAACATGCACAGATAACATCTCTGCCAATGGATCTTATATCATCAATTGTTCTCTTGGTTCAGAACAGAATCTTTCCAATTGAGGGTCGACAAGGAAGATATATTGGAAACGTATATAGATACCAATTCCAACAAAGAAACGAGGGATTGAGTCAAGCACTAGACGGATCCACCAATTATGGTCTTCCTGCGGTCGTAAATGATCATATCCTATCAGATATTGATCCAGTAAATATTCAAGGTACAACAGAGGAAGATGATCCTGAATCTAATAGTGCTCGAAACACTCGCAAAAGACTAGATGCATGTGATGTGAACATTGTTGCATATGAATTCGAAATAGAGCTAGCAAAGTTTGAGGGCTCCGTTCTGAGAATTGAGCTATTACTAGGAATCTTGGAAAAAGAAGGCTTCGACGTTGACGATAGCACTAAGACTACTATTATTAAAGCAGTAAGGAACATCAAGAAATGGATGTCCCCTCCACCTGCTCAAGTAGAGAAAGATGACTTGTTCAGAACACACATGGGACAGATCGAAAAGATCAACAAGATACACAAGCTAGAGCTGCAGTGGCATCAGAAGTATTCAATTGCTATGGCCATGAGAAAGAAGGCTTCAGTACTACAATGTGATGTAGGCCTAGGCAAAACTCGGATCGCAATCGGACTCCATCTTGCACTCGGTGTGAAGAGGACACTAGTATGCGTAGAACCCGGTGCTCTCAATGAATTCATAAGAGAGATGGATAAACTGAAGATGGAGAAACCTTTCATCATCAAGAAGCTGACAGACATCCCACTCGCCAAGGAAAATGCCACACCCATAACCTTAATCGGGTACTCGATCTTAGGTGCTGAGACAAAGATAAAGAGTCGACGGTCCAATGAAGATAAGAAACAGAAGAGCCTATACAAGATACATACTACAGGTGATGATCTACGAGGACTATTTGATCTGGTAATCTTTGATGAGTGTTTCACATATGACACTGAAATTATGACAAACAAAGGGCTAAGAAAGATTGGAGACATTGTCACGAACAGAGAAGATGTACTCGCATTATCAAAGAACTTAGAAACTAACAACTGGGAATACAAACCCGTAGTACATTATTTTCATAAGCCATATGTTGACAACCTCGTCAAAGTAGAATATAATAATGGACATAGCATCATATGTACTCCAGACCATAAAATCTGGACAAAGGAGAAAGGCTATGTCAAGGCAAAGGAACTACGAAACGAGACAGTGTGCTTCATGTGGAACAACGTTCACATATTACAGACCAAAATCAACAAGACAACAAAAATGCTGCAGTACGAAGTGTGCAGGAATTCTTCGCCGTGTAAAGATGATAACAAAAACCTGCAAGTGGTGTGGGAAAGACTTCAGCCTAGGTACCGGACTAACGAGAAAGAGCAAGAACACACGATTCTGCGGAAAGCAATGTTCTGCAAAATGGCGATGCAGTCAACCAAAACAACAAAAGAGATTCCACATTATACAAAAGAAATACAAGAAGAAAGCAACTGCTGCTCTACGAAAGACTGGATTCAAAGCACAATCAGAACGAATGAAACGAATGAACGCAGACCCAGAATTTCAGAGGAAAGCTATTGCTGGCACAAAGAAGAGATGGAAAAAGAACCCCACGTTTCTCTCCAGAGGAGGAAACGGGAAGTTAACTGTGCCACAACTGAAGCTTCACAAAGCAACAGGATACCCAATGGAATTTCAGATCGGTCTAAAGAATCTCAGAAGGAAGAGACCAGATCTCTGTCTTCCGACAAAGTATGCAGTCGACCTAGCAATTCCCGACAAGAAGATAGCAATCGAAGTAGACGGAGAATCTCACAAGACAAAGAAATGGAAGTATCTCGACAAAAGGAAAGAATCCGTATTGCTTATGCTAGGGTGGAAAATGTTACGATTCTGGAACAAAGAAGTAATGGAAAATCTGGATACAGTCCTCAGCAAGATCAAAGAGTGTTCAACATCGACGTAGGAGATAATCACAACTATGTAGCTAACGGATTACTCGTCAAAAATTGTCAAAACGTTAAATCTCCTACATCTTTGAAGTCAAAGTCAGCGATCAGACTAAGACCAGCTCGCTCCATGTTCATGAGTGGTACAGTCATTACTAATAAGATGGCTGAGCTAGCTACATATGCAGTGATCGGATATGGTAGCAAGAGCTGTGTATCCAAGGTCGATGCCACTCCGATATCCCACATAGGAACAGAGATCAGACGGAAAAATAAGAAGGTAGTAGCCAGGCTCGGAGAGGACAAAAAGGGAGAACCAACATACAAGATTGTTCATAATATATCAACAACAAATATGAGGCTTGCAAAAATCAATGATAAGATGAGCTCAGATCCTGAATTCACAAAGGACTATGTCCGAAACTTGGTTGTCAAGGTCGCCAGAGAGAATGAAGGATTGGTAAAGAACGATATGTTTCGTTTCAATGTGAAAGAGATGAAAGTTGTCGCGGAACCAAACAATACACAGTTCGAACAATATCTGTCTATTCTAGATGGCTCAAGAGAATTCGTCAGAGATGAAAGCAAAAGCTTAGCACGACTAATCGCCATGATGAAAATCTCTGAGTGTCCAAAACTTCTTGATCCAACATGGCAGAACACACCAACAGCTAAGCAATTAGTAACAAGAGACCTGGTCATTGACAAACTCAGTGAGGGAAGAAGTGTACTAGTCTTTACAGGATTCACAGAAGCCAGTATAGATCTTAGTAATCTATTCAAGAACAGTGGAGCGAGTACTTTCTTGCTTTCAAATAAGATGACACCTTCAGCAAGATATAAAGTCATCGAGAACTTCAGAAAGACTCCAAATAGTGTAGCTGTTGGTAACATAGGAATCCTTGGAAAGAGCTTCAATTTGGAACAAGCTGATGTTGTTATCATGTCAGATATTCCATGGTCACCAGCGTTCTATGAACAAGCTATCGGAAGAATCCTGAGGCCCGATCAGACAGGTAACCCAGAGGTCTATGTAATATTCAACAGGTTTATGATTGATCAATATAAATTCGAAGTTATCTCCTCAAAGAGAAAGACGATCGACAAATATCTGAAAGACAAAGACGTATCAGTCGAGGAGACAAAACACATATCATACAGAGACTTCCTACAGTTGGTTATCAGGAAGGCAGATGAGAGAGGTTCTACATGAAGATAAAAACAGTTTCTATACCACTTCTTGCTACTCCAAGAGAAGAACACACGACGGAGGATGTACGAGTTCTTGAGTTAGCAACGTATAATCAATCAAGATGTAATATAGAATCTACACTTCGATCATATCTATATCATGGATATAATACATTTCGATCTATCGCTCCCATAGAAGCAAATGATTTCGGCACTGTAGATCGACAAAGACTCTGTGAATTCGCTGCAAATAATACAGAAGAAATGAATAACTTGGCAGATAGCTCCAGAATCATACCCATTATGAGACCAATGAGAACTCATGTATCAGATAGTGTTCACCAAGTATCATCACAATACACACAAGATCACCTACATGGAATAATGATGTCATCTCAGTCTTTGTCAATCCAGTACCCCGTGAGACAAGGTAATCGAGGCATAAGATACAGACGATTTACTACAGGAGATAGCAGCTTTATCGATACACACGAGGAGAATATTGCATCTTCATACTTACCAAGCAGGTTACAAAGCGACTGGAGGCCTAACTTTAAGAAATGTCTTTCTGGATTCTTCATTGCACACGAAAAGAAACATATGCAAGAAGCTTTAATAACATCACTGCTAGATCCAACACGATATAATAGAAAGATTAGCACAGTATGTGAAGCAATGGTCACTAGTGCAGGTCAAGCAATTGTAACTGCAGTAAACAAAGGATTCTTTCCCAAGGTCGATTTTGTATGTCAACCTAACAGCAGTCGGAACTCGATTCTTCTATCAAATCTGGACACATTGCAACACACACTCTCAAACAAGGAGATAGACCATCAAACCATACCATCATGGATATATAAAGTTCCATACTGTAAGCATATTGCTAGAGACACAAGACAGATAATCGATAGACCTCCAAAGCCTGACAGTGGGTATAGATCATCAGATGAGGCAGAGATGTTCTCACGCAGAATGTTAGCAATGGGTTCAATTTTACCAAGACCATTCTTTCCAATTGTTATCCTACCAACTGGGATATTTGGTGCTGCTTTACCATCAATGGAAAGATTAGTTAAAGAATATGCGAGTAATGATGTATCATTTCTCCATGACTCAAAGGAAGCCAAAAAACAGGCGAAGTGCAGCCATTGTGTTGGTTTCATATGTCCAGATACCAGATACTTTAACTATGCAGACAATGTATACATGATGGCTTTAATCGGTTCGATTATAGAATCAGCTGTGATGTTAAGAGAAACCAAGGTGGTAGGATGTGAAACAAATAATACAGTTAATAATATCGACAAGATAAAACAAGAAATGAACATAATTTACAAGCTAAGAATCGGAAAGAAGTTCCTTCCCGGATATCTCAGACATATCTATGATAAGTGCAGAAGTCTGGAGTATAAGTGGCACAAGAAGAGGATGGAGATATCAGAATGGCGCTCACCATATTACTATGAAAGAGGATATGCAGGATGACTGAGATAGAAAGACTGAAAACAGAACTTAAATCTAAGCTCCTTGAATACATGGAGCTTAAAGGGGTCAAAAGATCAACCGGTCAAAATTTCCGCTGCCCAAATAGTAATGCTCATAAACATGGTGACAGAGCGGCTTCGGCATCGTTTTGGAGAGACGGACCTGAGTATAGATTTCTATGTCATGGTTGTGGACTAGGATATGACATCTTTAATATGGCTAACGTCGTAGATGGACTACCAATTAGGGGTAGCGCATTCGTTACTAAGACGATTCCCATACTATGTAAGGACCTGGGAATTCACTTCGATGATACAATGTTGGATGATCGCTTCAAGAAGAAGATAGCTGCAGTAAAAGTCAACGAAGCTATTGTCCAGTATATGATCAAGAAGACAGAGAGACTTGAGAGATATCTAGGACAGAGGAACATGACTCTAGAAGACTCCAAGCTATATCTGATAGGCAACGTTAACTATGGAGAACTATATACTCATCTCAGGAAGACACATAGCGAAGAACAGATTGAAGCCGCGGGTGCCGGATACGGTCCCAACGATGCGAGATCCAGCCTTGCTAAACAGCTCTTTCATCAAGATAGACTACTGTTCGGAGTATGTGATGAAGCCGGGGCTCCGATTGGATTTGCTGGTCGAGATATGTTATTCGAGGAGAAGAAAGCAAACAAAAACATTACTGGAAACATAGCTCCGAAGTATCTGAATACTAATAACACCAAAGCATACAAGAAGTCCGCAGCTATGTACCTACTGGACAGAGCCTTAGAATATACTAGAACTAACGGAGAACTATACATCTTCGAAGGATACACAGATGCAATAACTGCACACAAGCACGGACTGAAAAACTCCGCAGCACTAGGTGGTGTATCATTCAGTGATGACCATCTAACTGTTATGATCTCTAATGAAGTCAGAAAGATCATCTTATGTCTGGACAGTGATGAGACAGGACAGAACAAGATGCTAGGTACAGTCGAAAAGATCTTCAAGAATAACAGGGCTATATCCCTTGACTTGATCATCCTCCCTCCAGGAGAAGATGATCCTGATTCCATGATTCGGACAAAGGGTATCGAAGCATTCAAGAAACTGGATAGATACTCTCTACCAGAGTATATTATTCATAATACATTCGTTGCCAACAAAGATCCACTGGGTGACGAAGACGAAAAGATCAATAATTTCATGAGATGGCTCACAGGTTACACGAAGCAACCTATGCTAAGACGTCGAGCTATCCAACAATTATCAGATGTACTGGAAAAACCCTTTGCTGAGATGTGGGATCAATTCGAATGGATCCGAACAGTCGAAGATGATAATATTGCAGGGAAGGCAGACAGTTGCTGGAGCCAAATGATCTCCGATGGCAAACGAATGAAGCTCAACGACAGAATCCTTTTGCTAGAGAAAGCACAAAGTCAACTCTTTACATTCACGAAGCATAGTATTACTGGAGATGACAGAGATTATACACAGCAGCTTGAGGAACTGGAGAAGGCTACTGTTAATGCCCGCTTCCAGATGTTGAAGACAGGGATGGCTAGATTTGATAAGTATATTCAAATTCCAAAGGGAGCCGCTCTGATAGGTATGGCAGGATATCCAAATCATGGAAAGAGCGCATTCACCAGGAATTTAGCAATAGGAATCGCAGCCAACAATCCAGACACGTTCATTATATACTGTAGTCTTGATGATCCAAGTACAGCAACTATTCCTGCTATTATAGCTAACATGATGAGCATGCCGATTAACAACGTAAAGTATCCAGGAAGCATAACCATACCTGAAATCAGGGAGGAATCACTGAAGAAGGTTGCACAAGGCTTCGACAACATGAGAAGGATGGCACTTGGTGAGCTTCAATGGAAGAACAAGATGTATGGAAGAGTCATTGTAAAAGACTCTAGTGAGGTTGTCTCTATCGTAGATATCAAGAGGCTTGTTGAAGTCTTCCATAACAAGAAGGAACTCTCCGGTAGGCAAATGGTGCTGTTCGTAGATAGTCTGCATAGCTTCATGGATGTTACATCGTACGGAGGAGACGCACGCGCTAACGTTATGGATACTGCTCAACAGCTGAAGAGACTGGCTACCAAGTATGATATGCCCGTCTTTAGTGTGCTAGAGATGAACAAATCTGAGAGAACTGGCAATCGGAAGCCCACTCTGAACAGTATTTCAGAGACAATAAGAATAGAATATTTGCTTGACTTAGGTGTGGTTATATGGAATGATCTACAAGCCAAGGGAGAAAAGGGCACTAAGTACTCCTGGAATGATGGTTCATCAGGAAGGACATATCCTTACCTTGATGCAGACATTCAGAAGAACAAGCTGGGGTATTTCAAGGGTAGTATACTCCAGAAGTTCAACCCTGTGATGAACCAGATGACAGAACTGTCCCTGGATGAACAGAAAGAGATCAGAACCAGGGAACAACAGAGTAACGGAGACTGGTCTTAATAAGCCTCCTTGTGAGGTGCTCCTGACCGAGCATTTGGACAACACGATGCGGATACCCTCTCAGTCTGCATCGTGGCTGTCCTCTTAGGAAGTGGAATGATGAAGAAGATTGAAGTAGACTATAGAGAAGCAGCTATTGAAAATCTCCCATATCGCCTAGCGATAGATGATGTTGGTATATATGCAGCAGCTGTAACTGGCGGAAAGAATCCGTACGAAAAACGGACAGAAAGAATGGAAGGACATAACGAAGCAATAATGGGGATTGCGAAGAAGGCGAGTCAGATAGCAGACTTTATCAGGAAGCATCAATATCGAACTGAAATCGAGGACGCTCTTTTAAAGGATTGGATACACATTGACGCAGATGAAACCATCAAGCTATACGTAAATTGCAACGATGTATTTTGGTGGGCATGTGCAGACTCGGAAGAGATCAAGCCGGAAGAGATAAAAGGTCTACAAGAGTGCGTTGAATTATCTAAGGCTTATGGTACTATACTCTGGGCTTGCAGGAAGAGGGGCATGAGACCACAAAGCCCATGGTTCGAAGATCTCTCCAAGGAAGAGTTAAAGCTCTTTAAGGCATGTGGTCCAAAGAGAGACAAGAAGGATGAAGGATAGAAGGAGAAATAGATTTTCTAGGTACGGTAGCAGAAAGGGCAGATGCGGGACACAAGTAGACGTACTTGTGAGCACGGTACCCTATAACGGGGTGCGTCAGTGCGCTTCAGAATGCATGTTACATGTTTTACATGTCATGCGATGTCCAGGGTTCGAATCCCTGGTTGTGCCTAGCGGAGGGTCCATGCTGGAAAAGCAGCTCGGTAATAGAGTCAGTTGTCCTCCGATAATTAAGTAAATCAACTGGCATTCCCGGATCTCCGTAAATAGGGGCGGAACTGGTTCGAGCATGATATCTACTAGGGCGACGCAGGTAGCCACTCCCTTGACCTGCTTTTTATAATGGATATACAGTCAACAAGATATGCACAGTGGTTTATGCTGTGCCCTACCTACGCTGATATCGCTGAGAACGGTGATACAAGAGTTGCTGAAGTAGTGTATGAACGTTCGGTCGTTTTCGCTATGGCTAGGTACATGACCCTCCAAGTTAAACGTAGAGAATACTCTTTACCCCTCCTCAAAAAGCTTCTCAGAGCGCTCTTAAAGCGCTTTGATGAGCAACTCATCAATAAGGCCTACCGTGCCGTCGATAACCTTTCATTTTGTGTAGGGAAAGCTATTCATACTGGTGGAATATCCAGAAAAAGAGTAGCTGGTTTTAATCTCCCTGTACTATACGTAGGTGACGGGAACCCAATCAATCTCAATATTGACCTTATGTTGTCTGAGGTTAAGACTAGTGAGACCTCGAGTTCCAGTCCAAAGTTTGGCCTTCGCTTAATAATTTACCATTTAGATCCTGACAGGGAACCAAGCAAGGTATGGTTACTGTATAACCCACGAGTAATGGGGACAGTCTGCCTCGCATCCGATCTCATGTCGACGAATCCAGTCTTAGTAGACGTTATTTCTGCTTTCAGGAAAACTGTATATAGGCTGGATCTCACGCCAGAGTACATAGACGAATGCAAACAAAACATCCACAGATTAGGGAGGCAGATGACCTATGGGATATTGGGGAAGAATGCAACGAGACGCTGCAGGAATTGTCCTTGCAGAGGAGAATGTGAACGAAGAGGAACAACGGGAAAGAACGATGTTCGAAAGATATCAGAAATATCCACAAGAGTTGATGGACCTCTTCTCAGAGGCATTGGTGGAGCTTCATAAAGAAGGGCGAGTTAGTGACATAGATTTCCTCTTTGTCTATTCCTATATGATGACAAGGATGAATCTGAAAGACCTCGCTAGAAGGTATGTAGTTGGCTTCGATACTCCGGCGCCAACATATGCATCCAGACAGTATATCCACTTTGGGGTGGTACGTAAGGTCTGGAAGCTCATTGATGAGAGAGTCCGGGAAGAACATAATATACATAATATCATGCATGAAATGGAACAGAGAGAAGTGGCTTCTCAGATTCATCCAAAGGTAGATGAGCCGTTAGCAAAGAATCTATTATAAATTGCTTGACACGTTTGGTGATTTATGATACAGGAGACATAGATGAGACTTATAACAGGTATTGACCCAGGACTCACAGGTGGTATTGTCACTATTGCGGACAATGGTACTCTCTACAGTAAAGATGTAATGCCTCTCTGTAAGATTAAGGAGAAAGTACAATTAGATCTCGATGAACTGGGTAAGATTCTAAGTGCTGTTCAGGGGCTGAATCGTTACTTTGTGCTCGAGAAGGTGGCATCCATGCCTAAGCAGGGGGTCGCGAGTTCCTTTAAATTTGGTCGTATCTTTGGTATGATAGAAGGTATTCTGTCCGGGATCTCTGCTGCATATATTCTTGTACCACCACAGAGATGGACCAGAGAAATGACACGTAAATACACCGGTAAAGATCCAAAGATCAGAGCTAAACAAGCAGTTGTTGATCTATTTCCAGAAATAGATCTTCTAGCAACATCAAGATCAAAAGTACCTCATAGCGGTTTAGTTGACGCCCTCCTTCTTGCAGAATACGGGCGTCGTAATATCACTCAACTGCTAAAATAAAAGGAGATAAAATGAGACTATTTATCTGCGGCGAACACCCAATTAATCATTCAGGATTCTCTCAACTTACACATCATATCAGTCAGATCATTGATAACGAAATGAAATACGATGGTTGTCCTATCAGTGATGTCACAACTATTGGGTACAGCAGGGGCACCAACGAGGAATTCCCTACGAAATATAGGCTCATTAATGCAGCGACACCGTCCATTGTAGGTAGCATGCAAGGGACCATGATGGCTGAAGATGGTAAGTGTGGCATGCATACCCTACGCACTATGCTTAGAAATACCAATGAGAAATGCATAGTCCTGACCATCGGTGATCCATGGACATTCTGGTACATGAAGACAACAAAGCTCATGTTCCCTAAGATGAAATGGATCAGCTACCTTCCAGTAGAATCTACTGAACTAGTGGACGTCGCGAAGTTCTCCTTTCCTGGAAGGAATATTGAGTGTAACATCGGCCGGCTCTATTCATATGCAGATAAGATCATTGGATATACAAAGAATGGTATGAACGTTGTTCAGAAACTAGTCGGTAAAGACATCTGTAACTCATTCATCTATCATGGTATCGACAACAAGAGGTTGCGAAGCATAGAGCCCAGAGAGTTTAGACGTCTTAAGGATAAGTTCGTTGTTGGTACAGTCTGCCGAAACGGCTGGCGTAAAGCTCTCGATGTCCTTTTGATAGGCTTCGCCAATTTCATTAAGAAGTGGGAAGCACTCAAGAAGAAGGGACCAGAACCAGTCTTACTTCTTCATACACCCAGACATGATGTTGCAGGATGGGATCTACCTTCACTAGCTAGGAAGCTAGGCATTGAGAAGTATATACTGATATCTGATATGCTAGTAGACTCGTTCAAGAAAACCAGGGACCCCCGGACCGGAAGAATCAATTCAGGAGTGAAGAAGGGTGCATCACTAGAAGACTTAGTCTCTCTGTATAAAGCCATGGATGTTTATATCAATGTGAGCAGAGGTGAGGGGTTTGGTATCCCCGTAATCGAGGCAATGAGTTTGGGTGTTCCTGTAGCATACATCGATCATGCAAATCTTGGTGAGATCTGTGAGTGCAAAGGCATCCCAATTGAAGTGGGTGGATATGAATACAAGGAGAACTATGAGATTCAGGCAGCAATAGCTAATCCCGAATCTATTGGCTTCGAGTTGGCTGAGATGTATAAGTATGCTCAGAAACAGGATGCTGCAACCATTACTGTTCCAGCTGGTATCAAGTTCACTAATGAGTTGGACTGGAATGGTGCATCGATGATTAAACAATGGAAGGATGCAATCAAATCTACCGCGGAAGATTATGAGAAGGAAGAAGACAAGACATATTCGAACCAGAGGGTTATTGCTCTCTCCACTTATAATGTGGAGTGTGGGATTGCTACATATACAGAGAACCTGATTAATAATCTTCAGCGCATCGACAAAAGAAGAGACTATTTAGTTCTCGACGATACCTCAGATCCAGAGAAGTATCTGGACCTCATCCTCGATTCAGATAAGGCTACGATCATACACATTCAGTATGAGCCCAACCTATTCTCACCAGAGAAGCTTATGCCGTTTATGGCTAAGCTAAAGTCCTTATCGGGTGGCAAGATTAAGACTGTCCTCACCATGCATCAGGAAAATGAGCGCAGTATCAGAGGACTGGATGGCATCGCCGATAGCATTATCCTTCATTCGGATATGTTTAATATTGGAAACAGCCTTAAGTATACTAATATTATCAAGGCGCAACATCCATTCTATACTGGGATTGAAATTATGAGAAAGGATGCTAGAGATAAAGTACGTGCTGATCTGGGATTCAAAGAAGATGACTTTGTTATTGGAACCACTGGTTTCCTCTTATCATACAAGATGATCCTTCAGATCTCAAAACAGATCATAGATATGATGAAAGACCGGCCGAAGTATGCTCTGCTTCTCCCGGTCTCGCGACATAGGAATGATAGCGCAGGCTTTGCTAATAATGTTGTCGAAGAGATCATGTCATATGCTAAAGAGAACGGGGTAGGAGACCGTGTCGTGATCAAGCTTGGATTCCATGAACAATCCAAGCTGGTAGAATATCTGCAGTGTCTTGATATTGGTTGGATGTTTGTTAATAACCAGGCAGTCGGAGCCAATTCGGGCTCCGTACGCATGCTTATTAGTAGTGGAGTTCCATGTATCGTTGCTGGTAAGGGCAAGATGCATCATGAACTCTATAAGCTTAGGTGTACACTAAGTGTTGCTACCACAAATGACCCTGTCGAGTTTATCAAATCTGGATTAGAGTTTGCTGATGGGCAACCAGATCTCATCAAATCAATGCGAACAAATTGTATCCAAGCAGCAGCTAGGTTTAGCTTTACAGCATTTGCTGCCATGCATAAGACGCAGATTTACGATCGTCTGTTTACACAGATACAGATCGCAACATACACTACACAGGAGGTTGACAATGAGCAACGATGTAATGGAAAGATTCAAGGGCAAGATAGTATCGCTGGAACTTCCAATGATGGGCGGGAGAGCAGCAGGAATGGAGGGGAAACTCCTGGACTTCGATGCGAAGGACATGGTAGTGGAGACCAAAATCCCAGATCCGAGCGACTCAGCAATGGGATTCATGGCAACAGTGCTCATCAGCAGACAGCTGGTAACAACAATAATCATGAAAGGAGACGTCAGCGTGCCTATGGTGGAGGGGAGCAGCCTCCTAGACAGCCAGGGAGATAAAGCTAAATAACAATGAAACTGATCAATACAGATGTGAAAAAGATTCCAAAGTCTAAGTCACTATATAGTATTGGGATGGCAATCGATTCCAGCATCTATTATGTGGCTATGGTCGACATCAATAGTCAGAAGAACTTCGTAGAAGAAGTATCACTCTCGCCAAGTAGGGAAAAGTTTACAGGGGTCTTCCGAGAGATACAAGACGAAGAAACCTGGAAGAAGGTCAGCGCATTCTTTAATGCGGCTGGACTTTTCGAACAGTTCTGGAAGGGCAAGAACTGGAGGTGGCATAGAGAGAATGGCAAAGAAGTCGTACCAGACTGGTTCCAACGGAAATATAACGATCCGGCACCAGACAAGAAATCGTAGTCTTACGTACACAGTAGACATTAACCACGTAGCACCAGCGATCATGTACCTACTCGACTTCCTTAAGTCGAGTAGGTATCTTGTTCTAAGTAGTAGTATCGCGAAGAGGTGTGGGTTTCATGAGTATATCCATCGTCATGAGAAGCTATGCTGGACGGTGGTGCGACTCTGTACAAAGACTTATCCTATCATCGCAGCACAAGATGCCTTCCGACAGATGTTCCATAAGCCCTTAAGTATCTATGGGTGGGATACCTTGTGGTCAGATCTTTGGTATGATTCATTCTATGTTATGCCTCAACGCTTTCGACCAGTTAACAAAACAAAAATATATACAGAGTATCTTCCTTACTTCCTCAGGATGCTTCCTTTGTATACATCAAAAGCATTACTTAAGATACATAAGACATATAAGAGACACCTTCGCTCATCTATTCATCCTGTTATAGAGCTTAACGATGATTATATAGATAATAAGAAGAAAGCACTAACCAGATTAGATCTTATTAAGCGCCTTGTTTCTATGGAACAGGCGCCAAATAGTACCATCCAGAATATGTATTATTATCTTAAGGATGTTGGAAATGTTAAAGACTCTGGCTATGTGGGATTCGGAAAGCTATTAGGATATAAGGACTTAGATGCTGCAGGACTTAGACGCATCGGATTCTCGGTTTTGAACTCACATTAGATTTAAATATTAGATTGCCAAACCAGTTAAACCACCAAACACGAAACCAATTTCTTCCTTTACTTTCAACATGAATTGTCTCTCTTGTTGTATTAGCTATTGCTTTTGGTGCATCCGTTACTGTATCAACAGCTACTCCTGTTATAGTAGCAGCTGCACCGGCTACAGCGGTTTGTACCTGCTGTCGAGTTAAGGGTTGGTTAGGGCCGTTACCTTCAGCTTCTGTCATGAATGTATGCAAAGCTGTTACACCTGTTACATTCATGACACTTGGTGTGTGTCCTCTTTGTCCTATTTCTATTGTGACACCAGCTGCTGCTGGATTTGTTGTTGACCTCTTATGTTGTGAGTAATAATCTGTGAGAGTAATGGTCTTAAGTAATGTCTCAAGACACTCTCGGAATTTCTCATCTAGATAATAGTATTCATCATCAATCTTATAGAGCCGTCGATGAGGCGTTTCAACGCCATCATCGGCTTCACTTAATGAAGGAACAGTAGGAACTGTGGGTCTATCTCCTGTCTTTTGTAGAATTGCATTACCACTTGATCCGTATCTTGTGGATACATCATTCTCTAGAATAGATACATCTTCGTTTGCTTTAGCAAATCGTAGATGGAGTTGGTGATTATTCTTAGTGAAATGTTCACTACTAAATATATGTTTGCGGCTACTACCACTTACTCCGAAATCAACTGTCTTACCTGGTATACGATCAGCTGATACGAATACATGCGAATCAAATATATTAAGAGCTTGCAGAAATTCATTGATAGAGTTTACATTGAGACAATTTCTAAACATATCAACGCGATCTGGCGCAGTCATTGCTGCCATTGCTTGAACCATTTTTAAATCATTATTTCCTGAGTTGCACTTCGTATAGTAATATTTTAGTGCTGCTACTGAAATCATGATTTGATCAAATTGTGAAAGCTGAGTAAGTATAACTTTCTCCAGAAACGCATTTGCAACTGTTGGTGTGCTTGCTTCATTTGCTATAGCTATAGCTTCTTCTTTCTCGTTTGAATCATTCTTATCTAATCCTAGTCCTGGTGGATCCGAAGTAGTACTATCACTCACTGCATTGTTATATATGTCTTCCCATCGTGTAACCTGACTCTTTATTAGATGTTCTCTAGCTGATTGATATGTTGAATCTCCATAAGTGAATTGTGGGCCAAATGATAAATGCGGACTCTGAGAATCAATTGCTCTTGCAACAAATCCTTTGATCTCGAACAATAGAGGATTACCTGTTATTCCGAGGGTTAGTCTTCTGCTATCTCCTGGCCTATATAGATAAGGTGCAAATCTACTATTACTATTTTCAGAAAAGAACCTTTTGTTATATCTATCAATTAAAATACTAAGGCCATTAAAGAAATCATCGAAACTGAGCTGACAAATACCAAATCTAGAACTTATAGTAGAGATTGAGGGAACGCGAGATGCTTTCGTCATATCTAGTAACGATCTGGTAGCAAAGAATGCTTTAATAAATCTCCAGTCTGGAATTTCCCGTTCAGAACCAATGGAGCTTCCACCACCAACCGACATACTAAAATTATCCGGGTTCTCAGAATGAAAGTGGTTCTTAAATAGAGCTAGTGTTGCATACTTAAATACCCAATCGTATTTGTCTGCTTCTGTACCAGTTAGTTTATCTAGGTTTGTTAGCACCCAGTTGCCCGCGGTTGAGTTTTTATCTGTGGTTTCTCCTGCTTCTGAAGCAGACTTCGGTTTCAGTTTTCTATATTCAGCATTCACCACTCCTGGATCGATTTCAGAGTTTGCCCAAGTTGGTATGCCGAATAGAGAGCCATTCAGATATATTCCATTACGAGGATTTAGTGATTTGATACTAAAGAGATGATGATATGAGTCCCGTATTGTTGATATTGCCATTATATCACCATGATTTCCTTGATCTTTGCCGCGGTGTTGGCCGGGCTGGTCTCTTCAGTATACTCTATAACCTTTCGTATGTCAATTGAGTTAATTACCTTCTGAGGGTCTTCTATGACCTCTCTGATGCTGTCTCTATAGTTGTCCTTCATACGATAGACAACACCTTCTGGAAGACCATCAAATTGAGGATAGCTTGGCACCACAACAGGCCGCCCGCTTGCTAATGCAACGCGGGCAGTGCCGCTTGCATTGTACGTATCACCACCATCAGCCTGAACGAGAAGGATCATGTCACACTTCTTGTTCAGTGCTTTAATGATGTCGGATTTGTCTTTGTAATAATTAAAATCGAATGTAACTCTATCTTCGAAACCCTGACGCCGGCAAACACTCCTGCACCTATCCAGATATGATTTAGAGATCTGGAAGTGTTTCAGAGTTACGTCATTAATAGTGCTTACGATATGAAGATGCATATCTAGATTATATCCCAGCTCCATGATGCCTCTGATAAGACATGTTCTGGGGACAGCAAAGCCATGCATCCCAATAGTGAAAATGTTCTCTGCTTTTGTCTCGTCTGGAGAGTCTGTGATAGGTTCAGAGTAGTGCTGTATTACATAGATAGGAATAGTAATAACCTGAGCGAGTTTTGATTTCATGATCTCAGTGGAGACAAACACACCCTCACATAACTCGTTGATCTTTCTGTGAGTGATCTGGTTGTTCGGATTGGTAAGATTTACAGAGTGCATGTAAATAAAGGTTTTAGGACGCAGCACTTCTATTTGTTCCCAACAATCACCATCATATGCGTACTCATGTTCTAGTAAGATAACATCTGGAGAAATAATGACTGAATCATTTATCTCCATGTTAAGATAAGAGTTCAGTCCTTTGGCAAACTCGGCTATTCCGCACTTCTTCTTAAGAGTTGGAACTAGGTGCAGATTCATCATATACTCTCCTCATCTAAGTCATGGACCTCACAGACATCTGGTATGATCATAACTGATCCCTTGATGTCCTTATCCTTCATCCATTGTATGATCGGCTCGGCTCTCTTAAGCACATTTTCCTTTCTGATCCGAGTGTCCCTAATAAGGATCAAAATGGGCGTCCCAGGATTTTCTTTACGTTTTTGGTTGATGATCTCAATATCATCTGTAGGAAATGGCTCCCAATTACTCACAAATGCTATGTGAGGTTCCTGCATGTCTACGTTAGTCCAATACGGCACTAGTGTATTCTTCATTGCTTATCCTTTGAAAGGCTTGAGAGCCTTATAGTATTCTTTATTTGTCATGGTATCGGGCAACCATTTGGTTGCAAGAGCATGCATTTTGATCTCTTCGGTGCTGTTTCCTGGGCTTCTGATCCTAGCTTCTGTTCCAACTGGATCATTGCTCCCATAGTGGTTATATCGTGCAATCGCCTGTTCCACGGTAGCGAGGCAGTGATAGTGGTCCACTCTTAGAGTCTTACTATTTGCATGTATCTTATTGTTACCACGTTGTACCTCGGATCCATCCTCGTATACTATCCATTCAAAGATCGAGTCTTTTGTCTTGAAGTTCAAACCTTTATGCATGCGATATACACGCATTTGGTTGGTGTCTATCCTATCAAGATTGTTTGCTATGAAGAACTTTCCATCTATAAATCGTTCGATGTTCATTAGCTTTACAATGATGCCATTGTATTTATCAGATCGAATAGCTTCACTGACTGCCTTCGCATTAGCCTCAGAATATATCTCATCCGAGTCTATCTGCCATGTCCATAAGTTGGAGTCATGGTTACCAGTTACATCCACATGTTCATTGTGCTTATTGAAGAGAGACCCCATCTGAGAAGCCACTATGTGCAGTGGCTTCTTGGAAGATGCCTTCAGTTTCTGTAGATACTCCCAGGTACCATCAGTGCTCCTCTTTCCTTTAAAGGATCCATCTACTATGACTAGCTCATCTATTAGGTCATAGACAGCATCTATACTGTAGGGCAGTGTCACAATGTTGTTGTAACAAATCCAGCATGCAACAATCTTCATATTATTCTCCTTTAATCTTCTGTTCCAAATAGACTTCTTATAGGTGCAAATCGACAGTTGTGTTCTGATGGAAATGTTAACAATGGCTTTGTTGCCCGATCCTTGCTCTTGTAGTGCTTGTATAGCTGTTTCTTATCAAACATCATTTTGTAGTGCCACATACTATATGCACCAACCATGTCCTTGATATCTGCCAGTCGTTTGTTATACTTGTTACTAAAGAGACAACAATCAATTCCATTCAGGTTACGTATATCTTTGAAGACTATATCTGGAGTGTTTTTAATAAGTCTTGGTACACTATGATGGCCATTGATTCGTATATGAGGCAAGAACTTATTTCCTGGCACTACTTCATATTGTAGCTGACTAAAGGATAGAAATGCAGGATTCTTCTCTATCAGATTGTGGAAATCCGTGTGTTCGTGATACAATTCATCTACATCTTTCATTAATATATGCGTGCCCGAACACTTAGATATAGCATATGTTCTACGTTCCATTTCATTAAAGCCATCGGCAGTTCTTTCACGACCAGATACAGTTCTCTTTCTGCCATATCTCTGTCGCATTGGATATAGTTTGATCTTACTAAATCTATTAGCCATTCTATCTAGAAGCTCTGCTGTGCCGTCGGTACTCTCTCCATCGGTAATGATTAACTCATCAACGAACTGTAGTAAGTTCATGATGGATAACTTTATAATGGGTTTCTCATTATAACTGATCATATATCCGGAGAGCTTTATCTTCATTTGATTATCTCCAGTATGATTCCATATGATCTCGAACTAAATCTCTCAATGAACCTCATAGTATCGCTATTCATAATCTGTGGTTTTATGTGTGCCATATTCTTGAGGTGGTCTTTGTATTTAGGATACATATGGACACTGAAATCATATCGATTGAAGAGATCCAGGAAGATAGATAGACTTGGAACGACACAGTCATGTTTATGATTATATCCTTTAAGAAGATCTTCTATCCGTTGACCATCAGGTCCAAATGGGAACCAGTGTACGGAAGCAATCCTTGCTGTTCTGATTGATTCCGACATGAATTTCGCTTGGTTGTTCACATGTTCTAACGTAGCAATCGATGTCGTGACATCGAAGCTGTTATCTTTATATGGGAGGTTCGTGCCATCGATTCCATTATTGATATTAGCATCAGTTACTTTGGCTGTCAGAAACTGTTGCAGTCTTCTGAATCCTCCAATATCCAACACAGTAGAAGGATCATATTTCTTGACATATGAAGCGACAGCATTATGGATTACTTTAGATACTTCAGGGATATGCACCTAGTCTCCTTCGTGTTTCTTGACAAACTGTAGTATCCCGTCCACCCTGAAATTGATATTGTGTTGTCTCTTACATCGTTCGTGTGCCCTCTTGCCAATCTCTGCTAGCTGCTCTGGATGTTTCATATAGTGGTTTAACTTGGACAAGATGTCGCTGTATGTGGTATATGTAATAATTTCCTTGTCATTGAACACCATAGCAATTTCTGGTCGTGCTCTGGTGATAACAGGTACCCCACATGCTGCATACTCGAACATGCGGTGCGCCAGTGGGCTCCAGTCGTCTTGCACATCCAGTCCTATCTGGCTCTTACCGATAATGCGCAGAAACTTCTCTCCAGTAATAAATCCATGGTTCTCGGGATGAGAATTCCATTGGGCACCAAATGCTAGTATTCTATAGGATGTCTCTGATCGTAATTTGTTAACGAATTTGATCCTTGTTTGCTTGTCGTGAAACCATGGATGGGTACCCAGTCCGATGACTGATACATCTATATTCTTGGGTGTATCCATTACCTTATGATACCTGAAATCACATGCTGTCTGGTTATAATGCATAGGAATGGTAGTCTTGTACTTCTCATAGGTACCTATATGGTTGGTGACATATAGATCATAACTCTTAAACCGATCTGGTTTGAAGTAATAGGGATCCGAGAAACCAAATCCAACAATGGGTATCTTTATCTTTGCTTTCACTGCAGGACTGAGCAACAGCGCTGAACTGGCTAGCCATATCATTGTTGGAGAGTGTTCCTTAATGAGCTGAAGTATCTTGTTCATTTGTGACGTGTCTATCCAGATTATATCTATTCCTCTGCTTTTAACTTCTTCAAATATCGAGCGCTTTGTGCCGTAGTTGTTGTATGTATACCGGTCGCTAAAGTACAGTATCTTCATGTCTTTCTCCTATCTTCTTGGCGGGATTCCCGGCCCATATTTCATATTGAGGAACATCTTTTGTGACAATAGCGCCGGCGCCGATTACTGCACCTTGTCCTATGCTTACTCCATCAGTAATAATAGCTGATGCTCCTATCCATACATCATTTGCTATATTGATACCTTTATGTGTGTTTGGCTGGTTTCTTATCAGAGTATTGCGTTTTATACCGTGGTTCTGTGCATGTATTTGAACTCCAGGACTGATCAGAACATAATCTCCAATGGTGATGCCGCCCTGTCCGTGCATAATAGTATTATATCCTACACTGACAAGTTTTCCCATGCGGATGGTTCCTGTACACGTACGGATGATACAGTTATGCATGATCTTAGTTCCATTGCCCAGAATAATCTCGCCACCATGTTCATTGTATCCAATGTGTGACTCTGGAGAGATAGTACAATGCGCACCCTTGATGAGTTTGGCTGTTATCATGATTTCACCCATCTGGTATTGCTCTGTCGAGTGAAATGCTTACGTAGAAATGCTAACCCTTTACTCTCCCATACATCAATGCTATTCTTGAAATGTCCTGATGATTCTTTCACCTTGAGACTAACTTCTAGTATCAATATGGCATTCTTCTTCATAGCTTTGTGCAATCGTACCAATTCAGAATAGGGATCATATACATGTTCTAAGACATCTAGACACACGACAATATCATAGTGATCATCCTGTAGAACCGCGTCAGAATATAGTATGTTTGTCTTATATCCACGCTTTAGAACACGACTATGTGCAAATCTTAATAGAGGTCCATTAATGTCCATCATGTCTACATAGTTACCACGTTCTAGAAGGACTATGGTGTGTGTTCCCACACCACTACCATAATCTAAGCATGTTTTATCTTTATGTTTGGTATCTTTAAAATAGTGTCCTCTACGAACAACACTTGTAAACATCAGAGTCCTGAGGTATGCATGAAAATCCAAACTCTTGAAGTCTTTATATAGATCTATATAGTCCTCTTCATTACGGATAGGAGCACTACCATCATAGATTCTTATAGAATCTGGCGTGCAAATGCCTAGCTGCTGCACATACCTTAGTGGGATATCTATCAGTGGTCCCAGTTCCTCATCTCTTTCTAGCTGTGTCTCTTCAAGTACGCTTTTCATTATCTTATCCTCTATTTACTTGCGTATGTTCTTTCAGCCAGTCTCGAAACTCGATTGTTTCAGCATGGAACTCTTCTAGTGTACGATCCTTGATCTTAAGGATGGGCTTTAGTTCATTCTCTCCACCGGGTCCAAAGAAGTAGAAGTTGTAGTCATCAAGATTCTTGTTAAGGATCTCTACATTGTATTTGTCAGGATTGTCCCATATATCAGAGCCGGGGATGGGCACGAAGGTGGTGCATGCTATGATAGAGTAGGGGACCCTAGTTAGCCAGTGTTTGTTATCCTCTATTGTCTTGGGTGTTTGCCCAGGTGTCCTGATCATCATTAAGATTCGAGTGGTGAACCTGAGCTTGTGAGAGAGTTCGAGCGCTCTGACATTGTCAGCACATGTTGCCCGCTTATCCAATAGCTTTAGGACATCATCGTCGAAACTTTCTACACCAAATGAGAGCTCTTTACACCCGCCATCATACATGGCCTTAAGCATGTCCTCTGATAGTGGCTTGGTTCGGCACGATACCCGCCAGTAGATGTCCAGCTTCTGGAGCTCCTTACTAACCTCTATAGCATGTCTTGCATTAGCAGTAAACATGTCATCAGAAAACCTAAACTGTCGTATACCATACTCATCTATGACTTGTTTGACTTCATCCGCTATTGACTTTGGACTTCTGAGTCGAACCCTACTGTTGTGAGTGAAAGAAGGCGCAGAACAGAATGCACACTTGAAGGGACAGCCTCTGGAAGATAGCAGGATTGTGGATTTACCATCGTTAGTGTACTGTTTCTTGAATGCGAAGATATTTCCACCCATATTCCCATCAAGCATCTCTCTAGCAGGAAATGGCAGAGTATCTAGATCTGTCACAAGTTTCCCATGGTATACTGGTTTAAGGATGTTGATCTCCATATCTCGCATCATTTCCAGGCATGTTATGTCACCCTCACCTTTTAAGATACTGTCTATATAATTAGTATCAACGAACTCATCCGCATATGTGCCTGGGCCACCCAGGATCACGTTACATGTAGGATACTTCTGCTTGATCCTCTTGGCAAACCTGTTAGCTGCAAGTAGCTCGAGGCTTGTCACGGTGATACCATAGACCCTAGACTCTGGAAGATCCTTTATAGCATTATCTATAGAGTACGCGGAGTAGTTCTTCACGACAGTATTATAATCGTTCTCTTTAAGAACAGCACCTACTGCTAGCAATCCCATGGGTGCCTGTGCGTTGGGCTCATTGAGATATGGATGGGGTAAATATATAAGTATCATGTCATGCATGTTATATGTCCTTTGACTTGAATGGACACGCATCCATAAGTTTATTGAGATCTATGTTCACTTTATACTCTTTCATATGAACAGACATGTCTTTGAGTCTGCCCATATCCGGGGTAAGTCTGACTGATGGGCGACTCACTGAAGCAAAGTAGTCTCTGAATTTGAATCCCTGACCAAAGACTTTATTAGAAAGCTCGATCCAGTATGATGGAAGACCGTACGCGTCGCCAGCTATTATTCCATGTAGTGCACTTGAGACGATTCGTTCACATGACAACACATCATCTACAAATCCATTTATTGATTGTGTGATATCAATAACCTTGACTTTTGGATTACCTACAAATCGTTTAAGCCATGGATGTTTTACATCTACGTAGTGTGGAATGATGCCCCAAACATATTTCTTTTCGACCTTCGGATGATAGTATCTTGGATACAGAAGGGCGGGATCACCATATACTTCTGGACAAGGAACCTTGAGCTGAAGCAGTCTCTGCCTGGTCATGGGTCCCCTGACTGCTAGAACTTGCTTAGGTGGGCCCTTTTGGAAGTTGTCAGCTGGGAGCATAAATCCACTTCCCCATACTATGGTATTACGATCCACAAGATTCATCTGGCTTCCAATTACTGAGTACTTTGGCTTACTTATGTCTGTACATAAAACTGCTTTCTTACCAGAGATTAGTGAAGTTAGATATGGTGAGAGTATGTCTCCCCAATTTGCAAGACCCGCGCACCAACGCATTGGTATTTGATCCATGATTATCTCCGTGTCTTATTTAGAATGTAAGCACTATTCTTTGCTCCAGTGCCGATATGTTCTACATATTGGTGTGGTAGTGTTGCTAGTTTAAATCCATGATTTGAAAATGTTCCTGTGAATTGTCCCTCGGTGTTTGGTGGCTTCTTGAATCGACCAGTTTTCCTAACTGCATCCATAGATTGTATACTTGGGTTTAATGTGTAGTGTCCGAACTGTTTACATTTTGCCTTCTTGTAATCAAACTTTCCCTTATTCTCATCCTTATCCCATAGATGTATGAGACATGATTCGCCCTTGATTATCTTTGGTATGTCACCCATGCCAGGTTTCAATACGACTATCTTTATCCTGGTGGTATTCTTAATGATATGGATTCCTTTGCTTATGAACTTACCTTTCTTGATGAACCGCCAATCATCCTCTAAGTGAAGCACATATGGTGTCTTGACATGTTTAAACACATTGTTCAGATTAGCTGCATGTCCTTTCTCTGAAGAACTAAGGACATTCATGAATGGATACAGCTTCTTCATTGCTGCAACTTGTTCTTTGGGGGAATGATCATCTGAGACTATCCATTCAGCTATTCTATCTTGGTCTTCGCACATCTCGAGTAATGATGCGATAGTCTTCTTGAAAAGATGTAATCGCTTACATGTTGTCATTGTTACTGTTACATCTTTAGTCATTAGCTACTCCAAGAACCTAATTGCCCGATCGATTTCACATGAAGGCCCACTGTGGCTACCGGTTTGGCCCATGTGATCTACATATGAATTGATTGTACTACAGATATGCCACTGATCTGTTGTTGCGAGCCAGTAACAGAAGTCCCAGTCCCATCCTTTATGTTTTGGGCCTTTCTGTGTTGTCTGCTTTCGATACCACTCCCAAGCATCTCTTTTAATAATGCAACCTAACCCACCTATAGATACCTTTCTGACATATCCTTTTGCGTCCCTATTTCCAGCTTTAACTTTATGTGTGTCAGTATTAAACAGGGTACCAAATCCCATTTTTGGGAGATCTTTGACCATATTTTCTACAATATTAAAGATATTAGGATGGACAATGCAGTCTGCATCTAGTGCGAATAGATATTCATCCTCACATATAAGAAACTCTTCATTGATTGCTCTAGAAGTGGCTTGATATGGTCCTGCTAATGTGCTGTTTTTGGTAATCATGAGGTCCATCTCTTCTATAATTAAAGGATATGCTGTCGTAGACATGTCATCAAAGAGGTGAAGCTTAATATCAGTCCGGCTACGCATAGCTTCCTTAATAGTTGATAAAGTCAATCTTAAGTAGTTTGGCCGATTCTTAAATGGTAGAACCACTCTCATGTTAACATCTCCTTTACCATTTTAAGTGTCGTATCTTGTCCATAGCTATCAAGTAGCTTCTTCCTCTGTTCTGCAATAATAGCAGGACTATCTCTACGTTCATATGCATCACGCATCCAGTTTCTGAGGTCCATGACATCTACATCTGCCCAGTTCATGTAGCAGTTAAAGTAATTATATGCCCAGAAAGCATTTCTGACAGGTCTCATCCGATATGGGAGCTTCTTCTGATTGTATTCAGTAAGGAAGTCTTCGGGACCACCATATGCTGTAGTGATCACTGGATTGTTGAACATGATAGCATCTACAATGGGGAGGCCTGTGCCCTCACCGCGGTGGGGGAGAACAAAGCAGTCTCCTAGCTTATGTATTGCTTTCATGGATTCATTGCTGAGTTGTTCATGTATCAGAAGTATATCTGGTAGGAGCTCTCGGCCGCATCCCATTTCTATCGTTAGGTTATTAATAGTCTGTATCATTGCCTTTGTTTCTGCCGGAGAGTGGTCTACTCTGTAGCTCTTCAAAAGTAGAGTAACTGGTTCTGAGGCATCGAACTCGCTGACATATGCCTCGAGCAGTGCATCGGGGTTCTTTCGTGGGATCCACTGGAAGATTGAATAAAAGCAAAAGTTCTTGGGTCTGAGGTTGTTGATGATTGGATCGAGGTTTGTCTGATTGATGGGCTCATCTGCAGATTTGATGTCTTCAGGGAAGAGGGTAGGTGGCAAGACCTTGACTGGGATCTTGACTCCGGATTCTTCGAAGACCTTCTTAATCCGAGTCGCAGTTACCCAACACTCATCAGCATACTTGTTGAGCTTTGCGACCCAGTCTGTTGGGAGAAGATCAGTCTCCCAGGTAGTGTAGCAGATATTCTTGACGCCGTCGCGATGGACTTTGTCCATAGCACAGGCTAAGATATGAGAAATTCTTATGTCAGGATCATTGAACTTGTTCTTGAGGCGCTTGCATTCCTGATACTTCCAGTCATCAGATAGCTTGGTATCATCACTATCTATTTGTGTGACTGAGACATCAAAACCTGCTCTCTTTAGCAGGATGATATTGCGGCGACTGGCATCGCCATACCCACTGTTCTTGAATGCTTCACTGAGGTATTCGACTTTCATCTAAAGCTCTCCTATTCTCTATTTTATGGCAGCGTATAGTCTTGTATAGATCTTGTCAAGTCATTTAAGAATAATTCGCTATCTTGTGTCTACCACAGCATCTATGCCTGCTCTGTCTGTAGCATCAAAGATTAGCTTCTTCAGCGATCGTCCAGTATCAAGATTTGTCTTTGTCGCCACCATCGCCGCCCCCCAGTATCCCGGAAGATTTGCCTCAGATAGCATATATACATTATTGTCATTCGTTGTGACAGCAAGCGGCCATGTAAATACACTAGAATTATTCTTGATCGTGTTGATATTTGTCTGCGCCTGCACCGATAGGCTGAACACATTCCCGTCAAAAGTAAATCCTTCGGATATCAAAGAAACAGTCTTATCGTCGATTTCAGCATACCTTGTCTGTTTGTGGGCGGTGAGATCCCCATGGTCCATGATATCTTTCTCACCCTGGGACATCTCTGCCACCAAGCCCGAATCCTCTTTCCAGTACTTCTGAGATACCCCAGATACGTCGCTCAAGTTGGGGTTCTTCAGCCAGTTGACAGTATCTGTAGGGGTATTCGCACTCATCCTATATTCGGTTACGCGATCTGCGACCAGTGCATCATCTGGATCGTATATAATATAATCGGCCATTACGCATTCCTCCTGAATTTTAGTTCTGTTCCCACCGCAGTTGGTGAATCTACATATAATAAATCAATACTACCTGCCAAATCTATCAATTTATTGCCGTTATAATTTAGTAGGGCTGTTCGTGCGTTGAGTGTGTCTGATACATAAACTCGATTGTGGATAGAGGTAATTTCTCTCAACGATGAAAACTGCCCAACTCCTGAACCACTTGAACCATAAGACAGCAATAGGGAATAATCAGACAAATCAAAAAACGCTATACGGGCGTTAGCATTATCAAGAACATATATAATCCCGTTGGCAATATGAAGACCTCGTGGACCATCTAAGTTACTCGACCCGAATGTCGTATTGGCTGATAGGTCCGATTGATTTAAGACAACCACCTGATCCCCAATAAATGACGCGATGAATATTTTACTATCTGCTACTCCGATCCCCCTCGGGGATGACACAACGGCTCCCGAATTTGCATCCCACGTCAATCCGGATTCTACCCACACGCATACCCGATTATTGCCTTCATCTGTTATATATATCTTCCCATTGTCGATTGTTATTCCTATGGGGCCCGAAAAGTTCTCATCACCAGCTCCCGTCGATCCAAAATTCGATTCCCATGCCAACGTGGACTCGTTCCATACAGTAACACGATCATTACCAAAATCAACTACATAGATTTTACCGTTTGAAATGGCAATCCCTCTTGGATCGCGGAACTGCCCATTCCCTAGTCCATTAGCACCAAATGAAGTGATATATGACAAGTCGGTTTCATCCCATACAGTAATTTTATCACCAGAAGCTAATGGAGGCGATTCTGCTATATAAATCTTTCCGTTGGAAATTGCAACACCATACGGGTGGACCGTTCCGACTGTATCCCTCCAAACTATAGGCGTTGGTTCATTCAGTGCCCATCTATATTCTAATCCATAATGTATTCCATCTGTACCTCTACATGCATATATTGTTGCCACTTCATCTGCCGGTAGAACTCTATTATATATTCGCAGATCATCAATGACTCCGTGAAAGTTATTAGTTCCATAGCCAGCATCACCAACCCGTAAATAATCATTAGTAACCGCTCCCGTCGTTTGTGTGTCCGATATATCAAATACACCGTTAATGAATATGCCATTTACGCCTGCATTAGTATAATAACAAGCGACATGATACCACTGTGTAGTAGACGTTATCGTTGCATTACTTTCAGTTCCTTTTGCTTTATGTCTGCGTAAGATAGTTTGTATTTCATTACTGGTGTTAAATCTAATTAAGAAGTTATCCTCTACATAAATTAATGTATGAATAGATCCGATATTGTCTCTTTTGACCCAAAAGCATATAGTTCCATCAGTTGGCACAGTAATGACTGCGTCACTTACAAGAGCTTGACTCACACCATCAAATTGCATAGCCATTATGTGAAACTCACCTTCAGCTCAAGAAGATTCCAGTCATCCACGAGTGTATCGCTTCCGCTTCCTGTATTACGAGTCAGTTCTATCTGAGCAATCCTTCCTGCGACAAGGGACAACGTGGTCAACGCAATCGTCTGAGTATCATATTGAAAATATTCATTTGACGTTCCCATTGTAATTGCTGTCATATCGGTTCCTGCCGACCACGATTCAACGACTCCGTTATCTGGCATCTCTCGGACATACAGTTTTGGCACAACCCCAAGATTAGAAGCCGCTCCTGTTTCAGGTCTGGACCTAAGTGAGATAACTATATTAGTTGCACCAGTCGGAATTTCTATAATCATTCCGACTCCCTCTTCAGATGTATCATCAAATTCACGGACAGTTAATGCACTGTTGTTACTATCTGCAAACGCCCTAGTTGAATTATTTACTGCCCAATCTGCTGTATTTGGGCTGTCAAACTGATCTGCGAAGAAATGGAATGTTGGGAATATTAGTTTGCTTACTTGAACTCGCTTCTTCACATAGCCTGCAGCCGAATCTTCAATGACAAGCAAATCTGTACTGGCTGGAGTGGTCTTTTCTGTTATTCCGCTGATCTCGAATGCTTCATTGTCGTGGATAGCATCTGCATCGGCAGCACTGAGTGTATCATCGATCCAGTCTGATCCATTGTAGATAAGAGCTGCGCCGGATGTCGGTGCTGAGATGACCACATCTGATAGATCATCTAGGGTATGTCCATGTCCTGTATCTGCCTTGCCCGCAAGTTCTCCACTGATCTGGTTCGCCGACCAGAGATCGGTGTCTCCATACCCTGAGTCATTTATCGTTCGATGCTTGGTATCATCAGCGAGATGTGTGTCATATCCGTCGTGGTCGTACGTACTTTCATGTGATGCTACAGCTCCGGAGACTTCGTAGTCGGCGTCATGGTCATGGCCGGATATTGCAAAGTTATCATGGTCCCAGGCAGACTCATGTGTGGCCACGGCGCCAGATACTTCCGTATTGGAATCTACATATGCCTTGGTGGCAGCATCCTGATCTTGCATAGGATCGGCGATGTCCCGAAGTATACCGCCGACGAAATCGTTGACTCCGCCTTCCATTAGTTGGTATGTTGAATTTATGCCTTTGAGGTCGTACGGAGTGGACTCTCCCTCTGTATCATTATCATAGATGATATTGTTGTCACAATTTGCTAACTCTTCAATACCTACTGTAGTATGATTGAGCAGGTGATTACCAGCAACAATACAATTGTTGCTGCCAGTCATAACGATACCCTTACCAGCAATTGAATCCCCATTGATAAAGTTGCCCATTATTCGTAGTCGATCGGCTCCCGTGCATGTTATATCATTAGTACCAGAGCCAATAATAGTATTCCCACGGATAAACATGTTATCCCCAGATCCGAACGATATGCCAACAAGACCAACGTAGTTGATATAACAATTCATTACACGAAGGCTACTAGTAGCCAATGCGACAATCCCATTACCTCCAGTTCTATTGATCGTGACATTATCAACAATGGTGTCGTCAGATATGGCAAGGGTTATTCCATGCTTTGTGTTACCACTGCCCGACGCACCCCAAATAACAAAATTAGCAAAAGTAAGTTCATTCTTTCCACCTGCTGCTAAAAATACGTCAAAGTTCGGTTGGACAGAAGCTCCATTCAGAGTGATGTCATTACCGCCGCTGGCCAACACTTCGTCATCGTTGAATCCAGCGGAATTACTCAGGTCGGTAAACCAAACAGTACCGGTTGTGGCCGTATCATAGACAATCCTACGGACGATGGCAGTATAGGAGTTGACGCTTCCAGTAATCGTATCATCAACTGATAGCGTACTAGTGGCATCGTCAAATGCCGCACGATTACTAGCCCATAACTGAGTAGCTCTTCCAGCACCAATGATTTTGGTCTTGGAGTAATCTATAGTTATTTCTGCCGTAATATCATAATCTCCAGCAGGAAGATATATCTCTCCACCCATGGACCCTAATGTATCAATAGCTGCATTAATACCAGCAGAATCATATGTCACTGGCATAGCAAATCTATTGGGAATATTATATCCAATGGCCGTAATGTCTCCACTAGCGACAAAGTCACCACTAATGGTTAAGTCATTATCGAGATATGTGTGAGTATGAGCAGCAGCTGGGAAGTCACTGAGCTGTGCTCTCTTCTTGGCCCATGTTGCTTCGCTATCCTCGATAAGAACTATGTCTGTGCCTATTGGAGATACTTTCTGGGTAATGGCTTGAATCTCGCTGGGCACGTTATCGTGAATAGCATTCGGATCCGTTCCACCAGCGCCGCTGACTGTGTCATTCACCCATTCTGCACCATTGTATAGCAGAACTTCACCTGATGCAGGGCCGGACAGAGTAACATCAGTCAGCTCATCAAGTTCTGTTGCTCCTGTGCCACCAGAGACATTCTCGAGCTCTCCGCTTATCTTCTCGGCTGACCACAGATCTGTGGGCCCGTAGCCGGAGTCGTTGATCTCCCGATGTTTGTCAGCATCTGCCACGTGGGTATCATAACCATCGTGATCATATGAGCTCTCATGAGTATCTACTGCACCCGAAACCTCCGCACCTACATCATTGTGATCAAGATTATGAGGATTGCCTGTGGTTGTGGTTCTATGTGCTGAGTTAGTCGCTATGTCACCATGGGCATAAGTGCCTTCGTGTGCAGTTACAGCTCCCGATGTCTCATAATCTGCATCATGATCGTGACTCACCACTGAGAAGTTATCATGATCCCAGGCAGATTCATGTGCAGACACTACTGTAACTGCAGCACCTGAAGCCTCGAAAAGGCTATCTGATTCATCTTCTGTGTAGTATCTCTCGTCATGGTTGTGACTGGTATCTGACTTTCCAGCTAGTTCACCACTTATCTGATCAGCTGACCATAGGTCGGTGACACTATATCCAGAATCATTAATTGTTCTGTGCTTTGTATCGTCAGCAATATGTGTGTCGTAACCATCGTGGTCATATGCACTTTCGTGTGTAGTTACTGCGCCAGATACTTCGTAATCTGCATCATGATCATGTCCGGATATTGAGAAACTATCATGGTCCCAGGTGCTCTCATGAGTTGAGACTGCGCTTGCTGCTGTCCCTGCTGGATCCGCACCAACATCAGATGCATCTAAGCTATGTGGGTTACCTGTTGTGACATTTGCGTGAGTGATCGCTCCGGAAACATTGTTTCCTATGTCGATCTTGATGTATTCGTTGCCACCATCGTTTTCTTCTGAGACAACAATATCTCCGGCATCTCCACTGATTTTGTTGGACAGATAATCGCTAGTTGTATCATTACTGGATATCTTGACCTTCTCGTCTAGATCACCCTCCACACTGGCAAGTTCACCGCTGATCTTGTCCGCGCTCCAGAGGTCAGTCACGCCATATCCAGTATCATTGATCTCTCGATGCTTATCAGCATCAGCTAAATGGGTATCGTATCCATCGTGATCATATGCGGATTCATGTGTATTCACAGCACCGGAGACTTCATAATCAGCATCATGGTCATGGCTAACGATTGAGAAATTGTCGTGATCCCAGGTTGATTCATGGCTATCCACTGCACCAGATGTTTCGTATAGATCATCATGGGTATGCGAAGTGTCCGATTTGCCAGCTAGTTCTCCACTGATTTGATCAGCTGACCACAGATCAGTAGAGCCATATCCTGAATCATTAATCTCTCTGTGTTTGTCAGTATCATCAATGTGTGATCTGATCTGGGCTGGGGTGGTTGCATTTGTTCCATCGGTAAGGCTTCCGGAAATAGTAAGGTCCCCACTGAGGTATCCATTCCCAAGGGAGTCAATGTGTGCAACTTCATCATCATTGTAGTTCTCAAATGCAATATGGGTTGCACCAGCGTTGTCTCCCATTCGGAGATCTATATCCTGCCCACTAGCGGCAGAGACATACCAATCCTTGATCCCTGTCGAAACAAGGATTACTCCAAGTGATATGTGTTTGGTTACGACCACACCAGCACTTTTGACTGCTCCTGTGGGTATCACATTGGTTAGAGCACCCGCAGTAGAGGGATACAGTTTGTCGCCTGTATTCCAACTATTTGTATTGACACCATTCAGTATGCCTTCTCGTCTGATAAGAATGCTTTGGCCATGAGTTCTTGTCTCAGCTGCTAATGCATAAATGCCCGTTTTTGCTGGGTCTGTATTATCACACAGACCCACCTGAGGTGTCATGCCTGTGGATCCGTTGATGTATACTGCTTGTCCCTTGGTAATGCCACCAGCTTCATTTACTCTTGCATCGATTGTTACAGCATTGGATACTGAGGTACCGATGTTAGTGATGTTCGATCCATCTCCATATAGAGTAATGCCAGTCAGATCTCCACTGACATCCAGATTTCCATCTATAAAGGCATTGCCACCATCTATCCATTCGGTTCCATTATAGGTAAGAAGTTCTCCTGATACAGGTGCAGATATAGTTACATCATTCAGCTCACTGAGTTGATCACTGTTTACGAGTTCACCGCTTATCTTCTGTGCACTCCAGAGATCGGTAGCATCGTATCCTGAATCATTAATTTCTCTGTGTAGTTCTCCGCTGGCAAGGTGCGTATCATAGCTGTCATGATCATGTGTGATTTCATGGGATGCAACTGCGCCAGATACCTCATAATCAGCATCATGATCATGACTGGATAGAGCAAAGCTATCATGATTCCAAGCCACTTCATGTGTATCTACAGCACCAGACACTTCATATAGATCGTTATGTGTGTGGCCAGCAAGAGCAAGATCACCAGAGGCAAGACCACCAATACTATCTACATCGTCGACCACACCATTTTGATTCATATCATATGTGGTTCTCGACATGATATTTTCATTGCTAACTGATGTTATAGAATTACCAAACTCGTCTACAACGGTAATTCCACTGATATCAATTGCGTCCTGAATATCAACAGAGTTGTTGATTTCATCCTGTGAGAACTCCAGTAGAAGATCGTAGCCGGTAGTCGGGTGTGAGAAACTTCTTGCTCCCAAGTCGTCGAATACAACAGGATCTGGTGCCCCTGTGGTAGTTATTCTGAATGCCATTAGCCGATTCTCCTCGTAAAGAACGCAGTCACTGAGGGCCTATTCACTGCTGTTCCGCTCATGTATAACTGTACTCTATCCCCGGCATCGAAGTCAACATTCTGAGTGAAATCATGATTTTCATATGCATTCGTAATATTGAGCCAAGCTAGAACAGTTATACCATCATTCTTCCTAACCTCAGTATTCCATATATCGTTATTTGCTCCTCCCACCATTGTTATTCCAGCTAGCGTGGAATCAAACGGAAGAGAGAAACCCCCGAGGTTCATCGGTATGTCTCCAGGCCCCCTCAGATATTGATTCGTGGTGTTGGGTGCATCCATTCCTGCCGATATCTGAATCAAGAAGCTCTGTTGTAATTGTCCACTGATTTGCTGTGCACTCCACAGATCTGTATCGGCATATCCTGCATCATCTATAGTTCTATGAAGCTCACCGCTTGCTAGATGGTCATCATATGCCTCATGGTCGTAGGCAAACTCATGACCAGTGACAGCTCCTGATGCTTCGTAATCTGCATCATGATCATGGTCCAATGCCGCGTAGTCAGCATCGTGATTATGACCCGACAACGCGAAGTTATCGTGGTCCCAAGCGGCTTCGTGTCCCGCCACTGCGCCTGACGTTTCATAAATGTCATCGTGGACATGCCCTGAAGCTGCAAAGAGACCATCTGCCTCAGCCTCTGTGTAATAGAGGTCATTGTGGCTGTGCCCAGTGTCAGACTTACTTACCAATTCACCACTAATCTGCTCGGCACTCCATAGATCGATCGATCCGTAGCCGGCATCATCGATGGTGCGGTGGATTTCGCCACTCGCTATGTGTGTATCATATAAGTCGTGATCATATGATGCCTCGTGAGCATCCACTGATCCGGTGCCACCACTGACATCCTCTCCATTGGTCCATTGAGATCCATTATACTTGAGAATCTCTCCTGATACGGGAGAACCGATCGTGACATCAGAGAGATCATTGATAGCATGAGCATGTCCTGACAGTGCAAAGTCATCGTGATCGTATGCTGATTCGTGAGCAGCTACTGCTCCCGACGCTTCAAAGAGTCCGTCCGCTTCAGTTTCGGTATAATATCTATCGTCGTGGAGGTGACCCGAGGCGGAGAATAAGCCATCGGCTTCTGCTTCTGTATAATATCTGTTGTCATGTATGTGTCCCGATTCTGCATATTCATCATGTGTGTGACCTGATGGCTCGAAGAGACCATTGGCTTCAGTCTCAGTATAATATCTATCATCATGAAGATGTGTTGTATCAGACTTACTTACCAGCTCACCACTTATCTGTTCGGCGCTCCATAGATCAGTATCTCCGTAAGCAGAATCGTTGATCTGCCTGTGGAGTTCTCCGCTGACTAGGTGCTGATCATATGCATCGTGATCATAGATCGACTCGTGTCCAGCAATTGCGCCAGTGCCGCTTATGTCCTGATCATTTACCCAGTATGTGCCATCATACTTCAGAACTTCTCCGGATATCGGAGAAGAGATCAAGACTGGGGCGAGCATGTATCCGAGAGAGTTCCAAGCAGTGGAGCCATCCCCAAGCTTTAACTTGTCGGTGTCGGTCTCGTATCCGTATTCACCAACAGCTAGGGTTGGATTGACGCTTGTCCAATTGCTTGCAGTGTCCCGCCTAATTTGTATCTGTTGTGCCATTTAGAAGCTCGCTGCTGCACCACCGTCTACGTTTTGTACAAAGTAGACTGTATCCGCGCGTCCTCCGTCAATATTTTGATCACCAGCGTCCCCAGTATCCACTGCATTAAGCCACTGACTACCATCAAACTTGAGAATCTCTCCTGAGATAACACCTGCAGTATCAACATCAAGGAGATCATCTATATATTGCGTACTCCCTCCACCAGAGATAGTGTCGAGTTCTCCACTAATCTTTTCGGCACTCCAGAGGTCCTCTGCTCCATATCCGGAGTCGTCGATCCGTCTGTGAATTTCTCCACTGGCAACGTGAACATCATAGGCATCGTGATCATATGATGATTCATGTGCTGACACTGCTGAGGCTGCAGTGCCCGCGGGATCAGCGCCAGCATCTGCTGCATCGATGTTATGTGGGTTTCCGGTAGTTGTGTTGCGGTGTGCACTATTTGAAGCGATGTCCCCGTGTACATATGTGCCTTCATGGGTTGACATTGTGCCTGATGCTTCAAATAACCCATCTGATTCATCTTCAGTATAGTATCGGTCATCATGTATATGTCCAGAAGTTGCATATTCATCATGTACATGACCTGAAAGGGCATAGTCATCATGAGTGTGTCCTGTGTCGGACTTATCATCCAGGAGGTCATCTGTCTCTGTCTTTGTATAGAAATCGCCAGAGATAGCGATCTGGCTTATAGACTCATTAACCCAACCGCTAAGATCTTCATCGTAAACAAGAACTTCGCCGCTTGTTGGTGACTCAATAATAACATCATCAAGGTCCTCGATGGAGAAGTCAGTTAAATTTATGATGAGATCATCGCGAGCCATCTAATTCTCTGTATTGTTCTTAGATCTTATCAATCAGGTTCAGGATAACTTCTTTGATCTTATCATCAACTTGCTGATCGATAGCGCCTGCATTGATCTTCTTCTGTAGCTCAGGAATCAGCTTCTTTTTGGCCCATTTCCTCAAAGCTGGTTTCGCGGCTTTCAATGCTGGAAAGACTATGATTGTCCAGATCTTACCAAGGAATTTGATTGTCTTGTTCATGTTGTTCTCCTTATTTTAGCATAAAGAACACGAAGTTGATTAGTATTGTTGCTCCAACCAATACGAGCGAAAGGATGGTAAGATCACGTTTGTGTTGTGCTTCATGACTTTCCATCCATGATATAGTTTTGATCATGAATTTATTGAGCTTGTCGATATCCTCATCATAGATCTCAAATCTCTTGTTATATGTCTCTTTTAGTTGCTTAAAGAGCTTAAGAATTTGAAGTTCTATAGATGTTGATATCGCTGATAGGATAGATTCTCGTTTGAATTCATTGGGAGTTTGGTCTTCTGCCATCTACTTCCTCCTGTGATTTATGTCGCAATGATTCTATAGCCAATATTATTATACCACGACGATGGCTATTTTTACCTTGTTTCCAGGATCTACAGGATCGACAGCATCCACGTTCACGCCCAGGATATCACCAGGTACAACAGTTATAATATCTGGTGTATCACTGATATCAGACAGAGATCCAGAGATGATTTGTGGTCGTTTATCCTGGTCGGTAAAGATTGTTGTGTCATTTAGGTCAATATCGATATCCAGATTCCCACCTACTGGTCCCTTAGCTGTAGCTCTTACCAGAGAGATATCTCCAGAGAAGGCAACTTCCGCCTCCTGGATTGCCGTGCCTGACACGGCATCACCAGGAATGAAGAAGCTATATACCTGAGAGTGCTTGTCTGAGTCAGCAGAATGCGTATTGACATCACCACTGACGGTATCTATGTAAGCAGCATTTGTTGCAATGCTTGCGACGTTTGCTGTAATACCTGCAGTATTATCATCGAGGTAAGTTTGGGCATCGCCTATTGAACTAAATCCTTCTGTATCTCTACTAGAGAAATCAGTCTGCGCGAAGTCCCACCATTTCATATTATCCATCTGGCCGTAAAAACCTGTATACCCACCAGTATCTGTTCCAATATACATTGTCCCAGCAGTCATGTCCTCATCGACCCATGCTGTATTATCTGAGCCGACTTCTACACCATTCAGATAGATTCTACGTTTCTTTGTGCTATGTGTGCGATCCCATACGAATGCAATATGTGCTAACTCACCATCAGCAATATCTAATCCAGGAAGTTCACCAGACCATGCATATGATCCACCAGCATCATTAAGATTCCAATAAATACCACCGCCACTTCCTTGGAATCTAAAATGTTGCTCATATGCACTGTTCCAATACCACAGAAACTTCGGTGGACCACCGGCATCATATGCACCATTAACGATATTAAATCCAACAGGCCTGATCCACATCTCGATACAACCTTGTGCATGATCAAACGAAGGAGATACTGTTGGAAATGATATGTCTTTTGCCTCATCCACCACTGTAGTTCTAGCACCATTGTCAAACTTTCCAGTTTCGTATGCAACTGTCGCAGTCAGAGTTGTAGTAGGACCGACCTCCGGACTGGTGATCTCTCCGGGAGTACCCATCTTACTCCAGTAATTTAATGTGCTTGGAGGACTTCCCTGTATGGTGACAGGAAGGTCACCTGCATCTGCCTCGGAATATGCTCCGGTTCCGTCCCCCAGGAGAACACCGCTAACTGAATCTTCAGCATCACTAATAGATCCGATCTCAGTTGCTACATGTCCACTTATCTGGTCAGCACTCCATAAATCAGTATCAGCATATTCTGAATCATTGATCTCTCTGTGAAGCTCGCTACTGGCGAGATGATTAGCAACAGTGGCGAATCCTTCTATGTCTTTTCCTGAGAAATCAGTTTGTGCAAAATCCCACCATTTCATATTATCCATCTGGCCTTCGAGAATACGAGTTCCACCAGTGGCGCTTCCTATAGTCATCGTAGCGCCAGTCATGTCCTCATCACTCCACTGGTCATTGTTTGATCCAACTTCAATTCCATTCAGGTAAACTCTACGTTTCTTGGTGAGGTGTGTGCGATCCCAGACTAATGCAATATGAGCAAGTTCACCATCAGCAATATCTAATCCAGGAAGTTCATCATCCCAATGAGTTTGACCGGCAGCAGAATTGGTTTGCCAACCGATGCCAATCACGCCGAATTTAAAATAGTGCACATAGTTATGTGGTGCTGGACTCATCCACTGCCATAAATACTTGCCTTCGCCATCGCCGGCATCATTAATACCATTAACAATATTGTATCCTACGGGACGGATCCACATTTCAATACAGCCTTGTGCAAAATCGAAAGATGGAGATATAGTAGGGAACGATATGGGTTTTTCCTCATCTGCTACTGTACCCCGCACGCCATTATCAAACTTGCCAGTTTCGTATACAACTGTCGCGTCCAATGTCGTAACCGGGCCAACCACTGGATTGGTAATCTCTATAGTAGACCCCATCTTGCTCCAGTAGTTTAATGTGTCTGGAAGAGAAGAGATCTCGGCGGCATCATAGTCTCCGCTTACTGCTTCAATAATACCTTGTCGACCGAATATACTGGTGATCTGATCGGTATGATCCCACTTGGTCCAGACAGAACCATTGAATGCAGCAGAGTCGCCCGCTACCCAGTCTGTGATTCCGTCTAAGTTCGTGCTACCACCGACATTCACGTAGTAGACATCTCCCTTGGTACCAGCACCACTAGCTAGTGCTGGAGTGTTGGTAGTAGCGTCCCAGGTGGATACATAGTTATATGCAGTTGATGCAATGCCAGATATGGCATCATCGACATAGCCCTTTGTGGCTATGCCGAAAATAGTATTATTGACTTTGTGACCTATAATGCTGCCCATGTCAAGCTCCTGTTAACTCACGAATTCCCAGGGCCACACAATCTGTGTGTTGGCATCTGGGTATGTGAATCTCTTTCTCGCAATATGTCCCCCGAGTTCAGCATCGATCTGGGTTGTATTGCCACCACTGCTGGTGATAGTAAGCTTGGGATCAAAAGCGGTCAAAATATCGCCTTCACCACTATTAGCATTGCCGCTATTTGACTTGAAGAACCTTCTCAGTTCTTCCATATCTGTAGGATTATCGAGTGGTGCCATATGTATGCTCCTTGTTTAGCTAATATATTATATCATATCTATTTAGGGGCGTCAACTTACTCGTGATTCTTGTCCAGAATCGCCTGTATTTTGACATCTGTGGCCGCAGATTGTGATACAAGCTTATTTACAGCCTGTTCTGTGCGGTCATTGCTCATTCTAGTATCATGGATCTCAGTCTTGATCTCTTCAAGCTTAGATAAGATCTTATCTGAATCGCCATTGCCGTTCTTCTTCCCCTTTAGCCAATCGAAGATGATCTTGAGTAGGATGCCGGTTCCAAGACTACCGCCGGCAAGACCACTTATGCCGAGTATATTACCGAGTCCATTTGTTGTTGCTGGGTCTGGCATATTATTCTCCTGAGAAGTCCGCGGCAAAGTCTTTTACTAGCTGCCTATCTGATAGATCAGTGATCTGCTGATAAAATTGAATGATTTTGTCCCGTATTGTTTTGCGCTGTGTTAGAAGTGTTGTATACTGTGTTGGTGTCAACGTGGTTGCAATACTGAGCTCTAATTCTTCGCGATGACGGTCGACTTTCCATTGTGTCTTCTGCATAATATGTATACCAGCTTTGAATACACGATCTTTCATGCGTTGTTTCAGGTTATCCATTGGATCGCGTTCATCTTCTGTTCGCTCAACGATAGCAGATCCATTCCATTTAAGACGAGGATTCGTATTCTTATCACGCAGGTTCAAGTTAAAATGTCTGCCGCCATTTGAGTTAACTTCTATCTCTCCACCAGATGGTTTCCTGAATGCATCTGAGAAACTATCGATTACCAAGTCATCATTATCAACAACAATATAATGTTTAGCCATTTCATTTCTCCTTATAATTCAGCATCAGCAGTGAAATGAGCATAAATTTGATCATCAGCATCCCCACCGGTATGTGCTGTAATAGAAAAACCACTACTTCCAGCAACTATAAATCCATATGGAGTATCCTGGTTATCAATACCATTACGAGCCTGACCAAGAGTGCCGGATGCTGGTGCATAAATCTTGATTGTCGTACCTCCTGGTTTTTTACTAACTTTATAAGAAACTTCAATTGACCAATGCCCATTTGTTGTTCCGATAGTACCGACTGCACCAGCAGCTCCAACATCAGTTGCAAATTTATCCATCTCATAACTCTTTTCGTAATATCGCTGACAAGCTAGTAACTCTTCTCCGAATGTTCTTGGCTGATAGTCAAGCAATTCACCTTCGTTTAATTGTGCTTGTGCAAATCTAATACTCCCAGAAGTTGTAGCGAACTCTATCAGAATTTCAAGGTAATCATCACCGCCCGATATTGTCTTTCCAGATACACTTGGAACATCGAATGTGCATGTATGGTATGTCCAGGCGTTAATCGTCGCGACACTTGATTGTATGACTGTCGTGTCTGCGGAGCTACCTCCACTACCGTAATTCTGCACCAACTTTAACGTATAGTTAATAGCACCATATGTTCGTATCCAGAAACCCAAAGACGCAGTTTGACCGGCAAGTGTCAGCACACCTTCTACTCGTTGAGCTATTTTACCATCCTCACCATCTAAGGACAAACGTAGATAATGCTTCGGTTCGTTTGGGACATCTGTCTGCCCGTTAGTAAAATCCTGCCGCGACATATACTCACCACTGGTACCTCCGCTCACTAACCAGCGGTCAGCAAGATAGACCAGACTGGTCGTCAAGACCTTACTCGTCTCTCTCTGCCAAACATCAAAGTTGCTATTAATTAGCAAATTCTTTGGTCCTATGTTATCGATTAGAGCCTTGTTTTTGAGAATATCGTTCAGGATTTCTCCTTTATTAAACATGTCTTGCCTCCTGTACAGGTCTTCCAATATAAGTAATCTCGGAGCCCCATGCTGTTTCTTTCTTTTCAGTCATCACTAGATGACTGAAACGCATAACTCTTTTTGCACCATGCTCTGTTGGTGGAATCATAATGATCCTACTAAATCTGTCTCTCTTGGTGAAGAAGTCGTAGTCCCGACTTCTTCTGGTGTACCAGATCTGAATCTCGTGATGTTCATTATCATATACATGAGTCCGAACCCCACGAATTCCAAAGCAGTCTTTAGGTCTGCCTGTGTTCGTAGGGTAAAATATGAGTATTGGCATGTTCTTGCTGGAGATTCCGACTTTGTCTTCGTTGTCAGAGAGAGCAGTCTTGAACTCATTTGTGCCAAAGATGTATTGGAAGATCTTCTTCCATTGTTCTAATATATTGATCATTTACAGTTGTGCTCCCTCAGATAGTTATCTGTTATAATTTGTATCTCATTTGTTTGTCAGTCAAGAGATCTGCTTTCTTAAGACTGAGTGGCATCTCATACTGAATACCTTTGTCCTTGTTAACTAGCATCAATGTCTGTTGTGGTTCTGAGACTGAGAACAGAGCTCCCAGACTGTACTCATTCCCACCAATGATAGAAGGATTAACAAATACCTTACCTTGTGTACGGTTGATAAGCCCGCCGGAATGGAAGTGTCCCAAACATATATGATCGAAAGGCTTTTCTCGCTGAGTTTGTAGGATCTCAACCAGTTTCTTCGTTGCTCTCTCGATGCCATACCAAGGGATTCCGGCCCATCCACGAATGTTATCACCATGTAGGATAAGGAATCTCTGGCCTTGGACATCTACAATTCTGAAGATCGAATGGTTGAATGAAGTGGTTACATTCTCTTGTCCTCTCAGATCCTTCTCGAGAGCTCTGTACATGACATAGTCCCAATTGACATATGCTTGTTTGTATGACTTCTTCTTTGTCATCCGTCCATGATTTCCAGGAACTCCAGTAATACTTATTTCGTACTTACTAGCAAGCTCACATGTAGCTTGTGCAAGTAGACTAGACCCCATGAAGGTACAATCAACGATGTTAGGATTATTTGTCTCTCTTAATTCATCATGGATGTTTCCGCTTGCCATATCTCCTAGCATGAAGATATGAAGCTTCTTTACCTTGAACGGATCCAGATTCTCAAAGACATTGTCTACGAGATATTGGATACGCTTCGCGGCAACTGTCATGTTATATTCATTGATTCCGCACATCTCTTCCATATCTACAACTTCACCAAAGTGTGAATCAGAGAGTAATAGAATCGCTTCACCATCCAACTTACCCTTTATCATTGGAGGCTTCGGAACTGTCTTAATAATAGGCAACATTCCAATGGCATCAGTTACCTTTCGTACAAGAACTGCTTCGAGAGTCTTGGCTTTGTCAATCTTCAGGACTCTCTTAGTAAGATTATCAACTGTCGAACGGAGTGCTCGATTCTCTTCTTCCAGTTCTTGTGGTACTCCTCCTGTCTTTGGTCTTGTCCCGATGACATTACCGTCTCTGTCAAACTGCAACCATCTTGAGAGATAGCTAGTTAGTTTTCTAGAGTTGCCAACGATTTTGTGTGCAGTCGTGACACTAAAATCGAACCTCGTAGCAACTTCTGCGAGGTTCGGAGCACGCCTCAGGGCCTTTGCCAGTGCAATCAGTTGTGTCTTATATGCACTGATATCTTTAGGATGTTCTTGTTTGTGTCCCATTCGGTATCCTTAGAAATAGATTGGTGTATCTGTGTTCTATTTCTTTTTGAGTTCGCGTGCAGTATCAGTGATCGTGTGTCCGGTAATCAGTGTGATTCCCATTGTCGTAACTACGGGCACCATCTTTATGATGATTGCCTTAGTTGCAGGATCTGTGACCAGCTGGGAAACCAGAATTGTTACTGCATCGATAACAATAGTTCCGATACCAACCATTAATTTAAATTTCTTCCACCATGGCTTTGCTTTGGATACTTCTACTTTGGTTGTTTCGTCTGGCATCTTCTATCCTCCTATAGATCTTGACGTCCATATGGACGAATTGGGGCTACTGGTTCTCTTAGTGTAAACCAGTTGATATTATAATCTCCTGGAACTCCGACGATCCTGAGTTGATCACCGTTTCCAGAAGTTGCTCTCTGTATGCTGGTTGCGACGCCGCTAGGGACGGAATCATCCAACTCGTAGTGCTGTGCTAGAGTTATGCGGTTGATATCGAGGTCATCTACTTCACTGACATAGCCTGATTGTTCGTAGGTAGCATCAGCAATCGTTAGTGCGCTATTCCCGCGAGCCATTAGCATTGAGTCTGGGAATATAGCATAGTTAATGTAATGTGGCGTAGGATAACCACTTATGTCATTGTCATGAATCCTGGCGCTGATACCTATGAGCTCACCACTTGTACCAAGGGATTCTTGGTATGCGGTGAGTGCTTTATCATTCTCCCAATCATCATGATAGATATTAGATAGGAGGATTGCTGGATATGTAACGTCTCCATCGTACATTTTGTCAGAGAAGTTAATCGGCAGGATCTGTGATGTATCAGCATCATAACCGGCTTTGATCGTACCATATTCGATCATATCTGTTTCAGCGATTGCTAACCACCTGAAACCTTGCAACGTGTCAGTAGCAGCAATGTATCCCTCGGTATTTCTGTCCGAGAAATCAAGCTTCTGATAATCCCAGAACTTATAATTATCAAGAACACCTTCCCACCACACATTCCCACCTTCATTACCATACCCGACACGAAATTCTCGTGTCGAAGAATCAGTCGCAGCTGCCCATGCAACATTGCGTGAAGCTACTTCTATGCCATTGAAGAATACTCGCTGTTTCTTCGTGGCATGGCTCCTGTCCCAAGTAAACGCAAGATGAGCCCAAGTACCATCTGGGATATCAATAGCAGCAATGACTGATATCCACTGATCCGCGGCGCCATTAAGCCATTCCAGCCCATTAGTTGTATGAAATCTAACATAAACATAGTGACCGCCTGAACCAGGAACCTTCCACTCAAAGATTGAATATGCACCATTAGGTCCACCAACAGACTTCGAATCTACGATACTAAATCCAACAGGCTTAACCCATACCTCAAAACATCCTAAATCAGTATTGAATGCAGGATACGGTAGAGCATGATATACACCATTAAAAACCGATCCAGCATAATCCATTCCCACTCCCCTCCCAAACTTTCCTACAGGGAAGGTCGGTGAATTTAAAATAGTACCGGGGGGACCAACTTCAGGATTAGTTATTGATGCAACATCCTCAGTTTTACTCCAGAGAGATAATGTACTGGGTAGGCGTTTGTCCGTTGAGATATGTATTGTGCACTGATTGTTACTGATGTATTCGATAGCTGGTACTGGGTCTACAGGATCTGCAGGATAGACACCAATGGGCTGAATGAATACTGCATAATCAGGTACTCCAATATCATGTCTTAGGATGATCCTTTCATTCGACCAGTCCTCTCCATAAATCCTTGTCTTCCAAATAATACCAGTCTTAATCCGTGGGCGCAAGACTGGATGGAAATCTCTTTCGTCAGACAATAGAGCAATCTTTGATGTAGTATCCTTTGCTGCTATGAATACATATAGAGGAACGAAGTCATCCCAAGAACCTTGACCATTGATCATCTTATATGATTCCCACCCGAGTGGGCTTAGTGCTTCCCATCTCTCAGTGGATTCATATTTCTGACCCCTGGTATCGATCTTAAGTGTGGACTTGTTGACTCCCATCCAGATCAATTGATAATCACCATTATCCCATGTGCTCATATTCAAACTATATGGTGATGTCATGTCTGGGACGTCTACAAACACTCCATTGATCAGTACACGGCCGCCACTGATCTCCATAGATGCAATATGACTCGTAGCTTCCTTAGCTAGGTTAGGCATTCCAGACAGTGAGAGAGTAAAGTCTGCTTGATCTTGGACATCAAATCCATAGAGAGGTCTGTCCTTTGTCCATAGAACGTTTGCTCCAAGACTCTTATTCTGTGCAGGCAATGCCATCGTTGGCTTAATGCTACCTGACAGAGTGGTCTGGCCAGACAGGATCTCTACTGCGGCAAGAGGGGCATACCCATCTCCTGCCTCAGGTACGACTGGAAGACCATATGATCCGGAGACAACATCTACGGTACCGTCTTTCGCAGTACGGATTATGTCGAATCTGGTATCTGTATCAGCAGCAGGAACAGTAATGATAGTAGGTTCTGTTCGTACCAATGCACCATCAACGATCGCGTCCATTGCTTTAACATATGCCTTCATGGTGTCATCACGGAAGTCGAACATGAATCGATCATGTTCGAACTGTACGACACCATTTGTGAGGCCTTTTCTGGCTTCTTCATCACGCCGACCAACTCTTAGGTCAACGATCTGATTATCTGGTAGCACCGTGGTAGCACCACTGGTGCCGAAGTGGTCGAACTCATCGTTCTCTGGTCTGATGACTACTTCATAGAGGGGCTCATCTGTGGTCGCAATGATATTAGTAGTGGTCTCAGAAAGTTCATCCTCAGGAGTGCCCTTACGAATGAGTACTCGATCATTGTTGGATGTGCCTTGTTTGAGGACAACCACATCACGTCTGTACTGAAAGTATACATAGTAGAATGTGACAGCTGCGGGATTAGCAGAGAAGTTGGTGATCTCACCTGTCTCAGGATCGAAATCGAAATCACCATCATTCCATGTATAGTTGACTTTAGCTGGGCTGGTTCCGGTTGTACCAATAATAGTTCTTGCTACTGGACCGGCGCCCAGATCTGGAGTAACAGCGTTGCCCTTAATATGATGGTGATCTAGAGTACATGAGCCAGTGGATGCATTTTGAAGTTCACCACCTGTCCAATCATTAGTATCATCACTTGCAGTCATATTACCAACGATGTCTTCATCAATAGAATCAAATATATGCGATGTTTCATCGTCTACTACTACAACTGCACTAGTTGTTTTTCCAAGTCCAAGTACGCCGGTACCACCACTGATCTCCATCTGAATGGTAGGGATCGTTGATGTATTATTACTATCAAATTCATGTGCTTCCTCATCACTAGTTGTCTGGTGATCAGGATCAGGAAGAACAATTCCGCCACCCATCTGGGCGAAGAAATAATATGTTAGAAATGTAGTAGTACTTGCATTCAGCTGTTCGAATACTGACTCAAATGCGTCACCAATATTGTTCTTGGTACCAAGTTTATCGGAATGAATATCACCAAAGAATTCATAGATTTCTGCAAAGATACTCTCATATGAATTAAAGAGCTCCCCTCTTAGAGCATTCTTAAGAACGAACGCATCATTCTGATGCTGAGTCCCGACATAGCCCTCACCTGGAGGAGTAGCTGAAAAGTTTAGTGGAAGTTGTAAACGTTTCTCTGCCATAATGTTCCTCGCTTATACCCAGCGAACCTTCGCACCGTACACAATGGGTGTACTAGCGATTGCAGTGGGTGTTTGCATTTTGAATAGTAGATATATATTACTGGGTGAATCGGAGAAGATGATCGGATTTGGTGGTAGTAGAGGCATCGTATCTGATCTATATAGTGGATTTGGATCCAATGCCAGCATCCGTTCCTTATCTGTATACACAGATAGCACAGTGTTGCTATCAGCAATCCAATTTGGGACTAGCTCAGAGAAACCAGTTTTCCCAGCAGGAACTGGGAACTTTAGGCATATATACGAGAGATTGCTATAAGTGTTTGCCTCGATGGAGAGATGTCTTACTCCAAGGAGGAACTGATATGGAATCGTGGCACTACGAGTTCTTTGTTTAACTCCAAACCGTATTGCTTTACAGTTTGTTGGATATATCGGAAGGATCTGTCGTTGAGCATTGGTTATTGGAACACTATATTCTGTGCCATCAATCTTACGTAGTGTTCCGTATCCTCCTCCTGGAGAATCAATCTCTAGACTTGTAAGATCGATACCCATCTCTGGAACAGGGATAATCTTGATCATGTTGATCTCTTTCTCTGCTTCCATGCGTACAGTGAAGATCTGTTCGATATCAGAGATGGCTGGATTACTTGTAAATACTTTAGTGATAAATGCTGATGCTGCGTTATCATCCAATATTCGACTCACATCATTCTCAATGATTCTATCAACCTTAGGGAGGAAACGATTGCTGGTAATGTAGTATTCGAGATAGTCCTCTATGTTTTGTGGGAGGATATATGTTCCTGTATTTGGATCCAGGTGTAAGAATTCTCTATGCTGGACTGTAATGGCTAAGGTGGTCGCACCATATGTGGTATCTAGTTCGGCTTTTTGTGTGTCTGAAGTTTCTGTGATGGTTGGATATAGAACATTATCTGGATCAAAGAAGGATAGATAGGTCTGTGAATCTGTCACACCACTGAGAGAGTTCTGAATGATGTTCATCTGTGCAATGAGCGCATCATTCGAGGCGCCAGCCGCATCAACTTGCGCTTCTAGATTTGTATCAAGCTGAGAGAGACCAGTGTAGAGTTCACTGACATCATCTCCAATAGCCCTGAAGAAGCCATTCAGCTTCCTAGAATCTGTTTGTTCTCCACGTACTAGCTCTTGAAAATTGAATATCACGGCTAGACTCCTATTGTATGAACGAATCTTTCATGAAGATCCAAAAAGGTCCGCATCGTTTCTTCGCTTGGAATGATGGTTTCTGAATACTCTTCCAGTTCGGCTTCCTTATTGTAAAGGAAGAACAAATCATTTGAAATCTCTCTGAAAGTATCTCCATATTTGAATGACTCATTGTGTCCTCTGTATCTGAGATTTCTACTACTGATACAGGGTCTGAATCGTTTGTCATACCTTTCACGGGGCACCGGAACATATGATCCTGTGTAATCTGTCCAATAACACGTTCCATTGTACGTATATTGCATATTATACAGTACGATAAGGTCTGTGTCAACCACAGGATCGAGTACGAAATCTCTTCCAGCTAGGAATATAGGCGTTATATCGACAGTTTCGTGGACTGCCTTCATATCCTCCAGCATGCTTAGACCACCCATAAAGAGGGTGGTAGACATGTATCTACAGAGTGACATATACTGCAAGAATGGGTGAGAACTACTGAGTTCTGACAGATATTGGGTAACGTCAGGGTCACTTGGATCTATAATCCATTTGTGTAGGATAAATGAATCACCAGTTACTGCCTTATCAAAGTTCTTGTCAAATGAGATCTTAGCTATCCACTCATAACCACAGATAGGACTTTCCAGGAGATCAACCTGCTGGAATTCGAGGATTTGTGTATCTATGGGAAGAGACATGTTCCCTCCTACAGTAACAATAACTCGATCCTGTTAAGGATCGGAGTTTGATATGTCTTCTTACCTTCTCTGGTAAGATTTGCTTTTACGTATATCTGGGTTACTGCTTCACTGTCCTCTTCCTTTCTCTTGGTATTGAGGAACAGTGAGTATTTGTCTGGTATGATTTCATAGTAATCAAAGTCACCATCTGCAGTATAGATTGCTCGCTTTCCAATGATATCTATGCCCTTTACATGTGACTCATATATATTGATCTGTTCAGGTAGAGATTCTGGAACATAGTTTAATAAGATCTTTCCTCCGCTATAAGCAAAGGATCTGTGGTCCTTTGGTCCTACCTGATTTGACAATGCTTTGGTACTTACTAGCCTTAAAGGCTTTTCGAATGCTCGCATTTCTTCGTATTCACCTAGATTGATTCCTGCAATAGATACATCGGAAGTGAGTTGATTTACGTCCAGTCTATTGTTGGGATCAGTCTTATATGGTTGTGTCGTTCGTACGTTATGCCAGCCACTTTTCATCAGATATGTTGTCATGTTGCTGACATTGATACCATCGATCACGTGAAGATTCCCAGCCTGGATTTCTTCTTCTGTAAATGGATAAATAACGATCTCTGTTTCTACAGAGTAGAAGACATTGGTTGTATAGATGTTGTACTTCTCTCTAGATTTGGTAGTATAAGAGAAGGAGACATATGCAGTTCTTTTGGCTCTTCTTGGCATAGTTGATGAGGATGAACCACTACCAACATTAACAGTAATGGCTTGAGTGGTTCCTTCTCCCACGGATGTTCCTATCTCTGTATTCTCTGATAGGCTAACTAGTCTTCCAATCGGATCTACGAAGAAATTACCATCTGGAATAGTTTCTTCATCAGGACTGTGTCTCATCTCAAAGCTATCAGGATCCACTTCGAGAACAAACTTTCCACTCTGTTCGAGTGTTCTAATCAATACGGGATAAGTCACATATGTTGTTGTATTAATTTGTGCTCCACTGGGACCTGATAACAGAAGAGTTTTCCCATTTCTACTAATGATATCTAATTTGTATACTCCATCTGTAACGTAGATATCATCATTTGCTGGTATATATTGTAGTTCGATTGTGAGATCTGACTTGATAACTTTAGCTTCATTATCTATCCTGGTATAGATCTCGAGGGATTCTACTCCCCCAGTTGCTACATCTGTAAAGACGTACTTGACGTTCTCTATTTCTGTCTTTATCTCAAGGATAGAATTATCTATAGCATATGTATCATATCCGCGCATGAGACGAATGGATGGAAGATCAGCAGAAACCTCTGCAGAACCAGAGATATCTAAGACATCACCAGAGACAAAGTCAGATAAACCGGCCTTCTCAATAATATTATATAGAGGCTTGTTTCCATAATCCTCCAGTGGCTGTAGTGTGCTCCATCTGGAGCTATCATTCTCAGTGATATCATCAATAGAGATTGTGCTTTTGAGACCTAGGGAGATAACATTCCGCGGCGATTCCTTTTCATTGATTGGATCTATTCCAATCCAGCGAGTTCCATCACTGCTGACAAAGTAGTCAACATCTGCCCCACGAGGAACATAGTGATCAACCTTCAGCATCACATCACCGACTGACATTCCAGCAGAAATGGCTGTGCTTTGCACAATACCTTCACTCTGGAATGCTGTGTTCTCAAGTAGGATGCGCTTGATACTAAATGTAAATCTTCGTTCGTTATCCAGTATTAGATCAGGACCCACTTTGTGCATGAATAGTTCAATCGTTGATGCATCAATACCTTCGAATGTAAATGTATAAATTCCAGTAGCAGCAAGAAACTCTGGCACTATCTCTTTTTGATCACCTGTACCATAAATGGCTTCTGCTCTTAAAGTCACAGCATCTGGATTAGCCATCTCAATTGTGATTGAATTAATGGTCTTATTGTATCCATCCTTATTAAGTCGCATCTGGATACTACCACCAATCTCATTCAGAGAGTTAGAGTAGTCTATTGCTGTGATATTTACTATGTCATCACTCGCTGGTCTGAGAATAAGATATGGTAATTTATCTGTACCGTATGGGACATTGTTGTCAAAAGATATAGTGACATCGGATTTATCCAGATCTCTAATGTTAACTTGACCAACATTAGACTTTGCAGCTAGTGAACACACATGGTTCTCTAGATCAATAAGTGCTGTAGTATTGGTTGTATCGATATGCTGAGCAGATGAGAAATCTATTGTAAGTGTCTTAGCTGCTGCACGAAGTCTGGTGCTGGCGCGTCTTATAAGCGCATTCAGCTTGTCACCAATGTCCTTTATGAATGTAAAGATCTTCTCACTGGCTTTATCTGCCTTATCGATAGTGGTCTGTATCCAATCGATAGTACCATCGACAACATCTGTATCATTTCTTAGTCCAGTTATATTATCATTATGTAATGCAAAAAGAGGTCTCTTAGGTTCTTCGTCTGATTCTACAGCCAGTTTCTCAAATGTATATCCTGGAAATAGGGGTTTGCCCAACAGATCTGATACTTTGATGTGAGTAATCATTGCCTGCAGCTTAGTTAACAACAGGTCAGTCTCACCTCGATTATAAACAGCAATCTCATGCTGTATAAGCAGATCTTCTTGCAGTTCTTTAATAATTGACATTATTCAGCCACCTGATCTGTTTTGATCTTAAGTTTTAGTGAGTAAATAACTGGCGTATCCTTGTTTGAATCTGCTGCAGCCATCTCAATCTTCAGATATACTTTCTTCTGTTCCTTTATCTCTGGAAGATATAGATATTCATTAATGAGCTCATCACCATTCAGAACAATTCTTGTTGGATAATTGACATTGAATGAGTTCACTGCACCTGTTGCATTTCTTACCTGATGCCATTCTTCTTCATCAAATGAGATAAAGAACTTCAATAGCTCTCTTCCTGAATCTGGTACAGTTGTTTCTGCATTGATCTCGACTGAGATAATGTTATCTTCAGTCTTGATTGCATTTGATTGCCACAGTGTATTGGTTCCAAATATCGCTTCTGTCACTGAAATGTTATCTACTATTGTTTCTACTACTGGAATGGCTTTCTTTTCAACCTCTTCCAGATCACTATCACCTACATCTACTACAATTTGATTTGGTCCAAAGATCTCTTTTGCTAGGTTCATTGCTTCCAGAGTTTCGGAGAAGTTTAGGATACTTACGGTCTCCTTGGATTCTCGCTCCTTCAGCTTTAGAACATTATATGTGGGATAAGTTACAAATTCGTTTCTCAATCTGAAATTCAGTGCATTCGTCTTTCTATCACCAATGATAAGACCATTTCTTGGAACCACAGTCAATGTCGTTGTTCCTCCAAGAAAGTCAACGTGTGTTCTTGATGCATTTGTATCTATAGTAATAATGTTGGCACTGTGCAGCCTTGGCATCTTTACCATGATGTCGACTTGAGATTCTGCCTGCCATCCTATTGTTTGTACAATGAAGTCAGTGTTTGAAGAACCATCAAATGCATTACTGAGTCCGTAGTCTCTGCCCCAGCGAATGGAATCAAGTGGAGCAATGAGGCGGCCGATAAATGATCCACGGAAGAGATCTTTATCTCTGACATCTTCCATGTCATTCAGTTTTGTAATCATTGCATTAGATGGCTGAACTACCTTAAGACTTGGTGTTAATGCAAGTGTCTTTTTTGATACTATTGGTAATGTCATGGTGTGGTCTGCAATAATATTACTAATGTTCTCTTTATAATTGAAGTTGAAATTGATTACCTTCAGTTCATGTGTATGAATAGAAGCATTGGTGCTTCTTTCTTTGACTTGTTCTTCGATGTTATCGATAGAAGAAGTCGAGGTCTCAATCATTTGACTTGACTTATTTATTGCAGTGGTGAATTTATCGAGCACTGTATTAAACTTATCTGTCATCTCTTCAAGAACATCTCGAGACACAGTCATCACTTTATGTATCTGATTTTGCATATCATTTAGATGCTTTGATTGTAAAGGATCTGTGAAGCGAACATCACTAATCGTAAACTCTGGAAATCCACCTGTCTCTACTAGATGATTGAGCTGTCTAAGAATCTTTTCGGCCATTCTGATGTCCACTAATGGACCAGTCTGGTTGACTAGCTCTTCCAGTTCAGTCTTGATCTCGTCGATTTGATATTGTATAAGCGTTGTCATCTTTATGCCTTATCGATAAAGTTGCTATAGTCATAGATGGCCGGCGTGGCCGTATCAATGCTTCTATCTGTTCTGTATAGTTTTATTACAGAAGCTAAGATATCGGGGAGCACATAGTATCTTACTGTAATCTCAAGATCTATATTTGTATTGAAGTATACACGATTTGCCTCTACATAATATTCGTAGTTTCTCCTGGCTGGACTAAACTCTGTAAACTCAGGCTTCGTATTACCCACATAGTCAGTAAGGTTTCGTGCTCTTTTGCCTCTGATGGTAATGATAACCGGTTCATATACTACATCATTATTATACTCAAGCACAAAGATTCCATCTCCCTCTCTCCAGATTGGAGGAACAGTAGATGTGTCACCAATGATTCGCGGATCGATATAGATCCCAAACTCCAGAGTAATGACGTTATCTTCATCGGTACCAAAGAAAAGTTCTGTCCTGTTCTGTTCAGCAATGTTACTTTGCTGAGCACCAACATCTCCACTGAGTGGGATATATGATGTCTTCATAATACCATCGATACCAGAGTGCAGAGGTGTTGTGAATGCATTCTTATCATTACCGGGATATGATGTATCTGTATCATACTCGGATGTGATCAAAGGTCTTCCCGACATATATACATGTAGAGAACCTGGTATGTAATCATATGCAGTATTGAATGATGTACCTCCGCCTCCACTGATATTCTCATTGATAATACCATAGTAGATCGCTCTTTGCGGAGGAGTAACATATTCTCCTGAGATTCCATAAAGATATGGTGCAACTAGATCTACATATGGAGGGAATATGGAATCATTCATGCTCTTCTTACTCTTTATACCATATCCAAACTCGGGGATATCTCCAGATGCACTAGATGGGATGAGGAACGGGTGTGCTTCATCATTAGTGATGCTGTAAGAAACGAAGTCACCATTCTGTGTCTCTATGATCATTCTCTGAAGATTACCATCTTCAAGCTGGTTGCGAAGATTTGGCTTTCCACCTATATCCACAATGTTAAGTGTGTTAGGACTATATGGATTTCCAAGATCGTTGACTGAAGCAACTTTATATTTGATCGTAACGAAGTCACCAAGACCCAGTGTATATGAGTTGTCAAATGTGATACCATATGCCATTTGTGATGTTGCATATGGTTTACGAATCGAATAGTTGGCGCCACCAACAATCGACCCATTTCTAGTTACTTCAATGTTTATTGCAGAATCTAGAAATAGATCTGTGTTATATGTCTTAACAGTTGTATCATTTATAGTGATGATATCTGTCATCCATTCATCATTTGAATCGAATCGATGTACATCACCGCCTACTTCAAGATAATAATTTGCAAGTGTTCCATCAGGGACATTGTCATTCTTAACAAGAGTAACCGCTGTAATGTCACCACGTCCACCGAATGTCTGTGATCTATATATATTATCATCCTGATATCTATTATTATATATCCTAAGATCGAACATGCCAATGTTGTACCAATATGTGGATGTCAAATCTCCCTTGTTACCGTCCTCTGAGTTCAAGTCTAGATTAAGAGTATCAATAGCATTTTGGATGAGCACTTTGATCTTCTTATCGATACTCTCTCGGACAATAGTTGGCACAACCTGGTTGAAACCGCTAGTATTCTGTGTGCTATTCTTACCTATTTCATGAAGGACATCACTAAAGCTTCTTGTCTCTCCACTAAAGAATAGTCTGCTGGCCATGTCTGCAGCTATCTTCTTGATCTTATACTTCTCTTGCTTGACCTTAATCATAATACTGCGTGCATCGACCTGCTCGAAATTAAAGTTAAAGTTTCGATAGTTGAACACATCGGTTCGTGTGTTGATCTCTGTCCAGTTAGTAGAATCGGAACTTGTATTAATATCACTAACATAGAAGATTCCTTCTATGGTAAGAGCATGGGATGAAAACTGCCCAAATGAAATATTATTGATCCATTTTGCTGCTGGAAGAACAATGATAATTGCATATTCTATTCCTGCAGGAGAATCAGATATGATATCCATGTCCATTGTATTGACAAATGATTCAGCAGCAAGTGTTTCATTATTGATGACGGTCAAAGCGCCCCGGGTGACTGGCTTCAGATATAGATCATATCCAAGTTCATCTTTGACAATATCATCGACATTCACGGTGTTTAATGTAATAACTCCAGCGGTATCCTTGTTAATCGTGGATGAGTCGCGAATTGGATATGTATTATCATCAGAAGTAAATGAGTTATGTATAACCTCATCAAATTCCACATGGAGATTGCTCAATGCCTCCAGACTCTGGATACGACTTGTCTGATCATCTACTTTGCTAATCATCTTACTAATAACTCTGTCCATCATGATGACTGTCTGGGTTAGAATCGTTACGAAGCTCGAGAGATTATCATATAGCACAGCAAGGTCGATTTGGATATTCTCAATCATCTCATTGTAGTTATTAGATCGTAGCTTCTGAGATTCAAATTCAAATGGAACAGATGCTTGCCCATTGACTCTGACTTGATCCATCGCTGTTTCTATATGCTGTGTTACCTCACTGAGAATTGGGGCAATTTGGGTCTCAGGACTACTTATAGTCTTGAATAGATATGCCTTGATCTCTTTGAGATAATTCTCAATATAAGGTTGCTTATAATATCTCGGTTCTAATATGTCAGCCACTATGCACTCTCCACATATTCGATACTAAAATGGCACCCTGCTCTGAGATACTTTCGAACTCTGTTTCGGATAAAGGTTTCTACATACTCTTCCACATCATGATCAGGATCATTCCTAAGCAATCTGATGAGCTTTGTGTCATATTGCTTCATCTTCTCGATCAATTCAGTACGGATTGTTTCTGGAATGCGCACAACTGCAATGTTGTCAAGATTATAATTGAAGGCATTCCAATGTGCAATATCCAGGTTATGACGAATATCAGGATGGAGATGTTCCAGATATGTCTCAGACTCTCTCACTCCTCCACCTGCTCTTCTGATATCAATGAACTCCAAGCTTGCTGCAGTTACTGGGGAAGTTACAGATACCACACCAAGAATGATTGGATGTAACTCATCACCGGCGCCGCTATCGATGTATTCTGGAATAAGATTATACAGATTGCTTTGTCCTAAATCATCTGTTTCGACAATGTAATCAATTGCGCCATCGATGGTTTGCTTATAACTCGGTACAGTTTCGAAGAGCATTTCTGGATGCTTATATATGTTCAGATGGAAGATACTTCTTCCCATCGATGCTTTCAGTTCACTCTGAGGTAACATATATATCACAGCATATTTATCCACGATATAATCTGAGACTAAGTCAAAGATTCTATATGCGTTAACACAGAGCTTATCATATGGAACATATTTATGCATTGTCTTGTATGTAATTATTGTATTCCCATGATGGAATGGGAAGTTTGATTGAAGATGAATGATTCCATTTTTGGAATCAATGTCAGTAATGAATGATGTTATATCTATATTGTTTGTTCTGATGCTGATTCCAGAGAAACCAGTCGAGTTTCTGATTGATAGAATATTATTATACTTTGTCTTAATCTTACCCGCGGTGAGCATCTGAGCAATCTCAGTGTGCTCTTTAATGATAAAGCCATTTGTTCTCTGGAAGGAATTCTCCTCCAGTAGGTTGTATGTATATCCATCAATGATTGTATCTTGTGATGCTGTCTCTATGAACCACATCTGATCATGTGGTACATCCTGTGGTTCTAGGAGACCAATCTTTGAGTTCCTTCTGGCTACTTGCTTCACATATATAGTATCATGGTCATTGAGTTTAGTTGAGATCGAATAGTCTGTCTCGATGACATACTTCATATCATTCCTATCTTCAGATGTAAATGCATCGATCTCTTCATAGATAGTGATTGGATTAATAATCTCCTCGCGTTCTTCTGTAACAATGTTCTCATCCACTGTACGATACTTTACTATGAATGTCTCATCTTTCTGAGGAGTCTCCTTTAGATATATTGTACAGAAATATAAGTCATTGAGTGTTGGATTGATTGTGTCTTCAGCAAATTCATCTGCTCCGCCTGGGTTGGTTTTGAATCTATCTAATACAATCATGAATTCATCTTTTGGAAGGTCATCTCCCTCTTGATCAATCACAGTGATGTCATGATTAATAGCATAGAAGCTAATCCTAATGGTTTCAGTATTATATGTAGCGACACTAAGTTTGATGGATCTGCGCCCAAGATCTAGCACATAATCATCTGTATCTATTGTAGTCCATGATGCACCATCCAGCCATTGGACTATTACTGTATTTCTTACCACGAGTTCTTCTGATGTCTGAGGTACAAAGCTATATTCAGTACCCTCAGTAACATCAGTGTGTTTGATGTTTCCGATTCTTGCTGTAGTGTTATGATATCTCTCTGAGACAGAATACTGATACCATAGCGGTATCCGTCTTCCTTCACTATATACATATTGTGACTGATTGGTGATCATAATATCATTGGTCGCATTAGGGAAAGACAATGCGCCACTTGGACTTGAATCTGTCTGTATTGTGCCAGTTAGTACGGGGAGTAGATTATCTGGATACGTGATAGACTTGTCCTGGATCTGAATACAGTCCTGTGACTTGAGCCGTGTCGCTTTTACAAATGCGATATTCACGTTATCGTTATTTAATCTATTAGCGATAATGGGCTTCATAATGTAATGATCACCTGTTCTATATCGTTGATCTGCGTTCTTGCATTCATAATGAACTCAGGATCTATAATATTTGTAGAGAATGTAATATTAGACCCTGGTACTAGTTTCTGGTGAGTGTTTACAAGCACGTATCTAAGATAGTTTATCGCTGATACGATCTGAGTAAATAGTGATTTATCTACTACAGATGAGGTCGTAACTTCTGCTGATTCACTCAGTGCACCAAGTCTGCCTACTGGCCAAAGAGTCTTCTCCAGATGAAGATCTAATTCTGCAGCATTGATGGCTGTGATTAAGTTCGTTAGATGTACCTTCTTTAGAGGACACAATATCCAGTTGTATTTGGTTGGTAGTATCTTCTTTCCAATATAGAAGTTATTTTGTCCTATCTTTATTGGAAGATAGTCAATCATAATCCATCCTAACATGTCAGATACTATGCTAAATCTACCCTGTCCTTCTTCTTGAGTGGTAACCAATATTCCATTCAGATATACTCTCAGAGAATAATCCTTTGCAATGTATTTAGTTACATGGATGGCGCCCACTTCATGTAATCCAATAGTGACATATGGAACTATTATTGCTTCCGGCACTTCGCCCACAACCTTGGTATACCAAAGGCTTGTTCGTCCTATCTCAAGTGCTTCCAGTCCTGTCTCTCCGCCGAGCCAGTTAGTCATAATTTACTCCAATTAGGTCAGCTGTGTGTGAAATTAGCATTTCCCAGCCAACATAACCACCACTTAGTGCTGCATTGAAAGTCACATGTGCATGACCTTCCCCATCATACCACAGTTCTGATCCTCTGTCAGTTACCAAAGGTTCAGAAAATGAGGTCAGTCCTGGTACATGGTGCGCATCAGAGAAATCAGTTGCAGTATATAATCTCACCATTTGTTCGCCACCGTATGGGTATGTATTAAGCTCTATTTCTGGAGTAGCTCCGGAGAAGTCCACATACTGGAATTTTGTAGCTATATTAGGTATAGAGAACCCATCTACTGGTGTATCAACATATCCATCGATGGATGTTCCAACTGACAGGATCCGAAAGTTGAGGATGTCTGAGATTGTTGGTGTTCCTGAGATGGATAGCCTGATTGCATTATCAGTTGTATAGTTATTGAAGTTATGTATCCTGATTGGGAGTTCAGCGCTTCCGAATATGTCTGTCTCAGCATATTTGACTAAGCCTATGTCACCAGAGACATCGAAGTATGCTCTGGCTGGCATTGCATATGTCTGGACTGCCTCGATCGCTCTGAAGAGTCCGATCTGATATGAGTCAAATATATCCCCAGAATATGATTCATCAAGGATGGCCTTATGCTCGATGCTTCTTACCCTGTTTCCAGATGGATATGATAAAACTTCATATTCATCAAGTGATTGTGTAGATGATATTATGTCACCTGATAAGTTCTCGAGGTATTTCTCAATGTCGAATCTGACTATGACACCACTGAGAGGTGCGCCATCTTCATCGCGTATATTAGCTACGACATGTATAAGATTTGTATCACCAGAGACTACTTCTGTAGAGACTACTGGTTGGATCACGCTCTGAGTGAGATACCCAGCAATGCTATATGGATCTTTCTCTTGTGACTGAATCGCAAAGATCCTATCTCCATCCTCCCATGTCAGCGGAGAGAGATCAGTATCTGGGAGAATACATTTATCTTCACCCAGTTCTTCATATGTAACCACTAAACTGCCTGAGGTTATTGTCTGTACTGTGCCACTGTGGTCATAATAGTTTGTTGCGATAGGATTACCAGAGAGCTCTCTATCCTCGATCTCAGTACCACTGATATATACTCTAGACAAACCTTCGGCTTTATGGAATGGAGATAGAGGTGTAACATTATCATTCCATTCTTCAGAGTGATGATCATGGAATTGGTCACTCTCAAAGATCAGATGACCAGACACGAGACCACTTTGGCATCCGGCCGTCAGAGGATCTATGGTTCCAACTCTGATCATGATTGGAGCATAGTCATTTGGTGTACCTGATAATACAGAACCAGATATGTGATCTGGGAAGACCTCAGTTACCTTAGATCCATATAGATATGTTTCCTGTCCATCCAGATATAGATAGCCATCCTGTAATTCAGGAGCATAGTTATAGATATTGCCATGATCAATTGATTGTTCACGAATTAAACCAGTGAGTATATCACCACTAATCGTGAACTGTCCTGGTCCAATGACATCATTAGGATCAAAGTTCATGATCCTGATCATATTGAGATCATCTTCAAATCCTATTCCACATCGTGCTTCGGAGTTTGTCTCACCAGATTTATCATAGTATGTATTGAAGACTCTAGTAAATCCTGAACGTACGTCTTTGGCATCTAACCAGCTTTCATCTGCTCTTATATGTCCCCAGTTAGATATATTAATAGCTTCAAGGCTTGTAATCCGATCAGTCATGTTTGCTGTAGGTTCTCCACTTAGGAAGAAACCATTAGCATCGTTATAGAGAAATCCTTCATCATTCAAATAGTGTATACGAATATGATCTGCATCTGTATCAGTATATCCAAGTGTAGCGTCTCTGAGATTAGCGAGAAGATCTAATAGCTCTTGAGTTGGATCACCATTCTCATCCAGGAGGCTTTCTACATCAGGGATAGAATCCAAGCTATCTATTCCGGCATGGAAATCGAAACCTGCGGCAGCATTCTGGAACTCAGAATTGTTCTTTACCAGATACTCAAGTATAATATGTCCACTTAGATCCATATAAGTGCATCCTCATTCACCTTTAATGTATCATTCTCTATTCTAAACATCTCTGTTTCACCTGAATAGAACATAAACTTTGAATAAAGATATGCGCTATCTCGATATACCTTATCTTCAGTGATTGTATCCCACCATACAGGAACATCGTTATGTCTTAAGAGTGTTCCGCTGATTCGCTCACTTGCCGGTGCTGATGATAATCGATATGTCAGTGGATCAGTTATAATATATGGTGATGATCTCAAAGATCTTGCGATTCCATAATGGATACCCTGTGGGTCCATTGTCCATGGATTATCATATACATCTAAGCATGTTTCTTTTAGACTACTATTGTTCTCTCCTGGATGCCTCTCTAATCCGCGCTCGAGCGCGTATTCATCGAAGACATTCCACAGATGGAAATATGTTTGAAGCATTGTTGCTTCTGGATATGGTGTGAGAGAATCATATTTCTCTCTAAACACTAGGTTGCTTTTAGTCGTTCGTTCATTAACATCTCTCGAATAGACATCCACAAGAGGATAAAGAAACTTTAGATTATCACCATCTATTGTCATTAATCTATCTGAATCTATAGAACCAAGAGAGGTAACGCCAGACGAGAGACCTTCTCCATCCCTGATACGAATATCTGGATCCCCATTCATAATGTTTCCTGCATGTACTGGGAGCTTTACAAGCGATGCTTCTGGATTAGATATACTAGTCTCAATGAGATATATCCATGTCTTTCCATTGATGATGACTAGAACATATATAAGATTATCGATATATGTAATCCCGCGGAATTGTGTATTCTTGTGTTCATAGGGAAGGATGATTTTAAACTTATCTCTATTAATACCAATTGCGTCATATTTTACTGCCCAGATGCAACGATTTATTTCATCCAAGTAATAGAATACTCCAAGTGATGGATCATATGCTGAATCAATATACCCTTCGTCAAAATTAGTAAGCAAGTGTCCAAATGTCTCGTTCCTAAATGATTCCATTGATAAATCAATCCGCACATCTGGACCAACTGCATTCCTATAGAATGAAGTAGTTCCAGCATATCCATCTCTTGGAATCTGGAAGGTGATCGAATATGCACCAGCTGCTCCGAATTCCAGGATATCGCCACCATCTGGTCTTATTGTATTAGCAAGAGTTTGTACTCTGAGGAGATCTAGTTCATCAATGACTTCGTCTCCATTGAGATCATATTGTGCATACAATTCATCCCATGCGACAGGGTCATCAGAACGCTTTATTCCAAGATGTGGAATAATTAGTTGTTCTTCTCGTGCATCTATGATACCATCATTATCTAGATCATCTCTGGTCTCGTATACTGTTTTCCAGTCTTGTGTATTTGTCCAGGTCGTTAAGTCTTCTCCATCAGAAGTAACATTGTCTATTGTTCTGGTTATAGTTGGCATAGATCCTAGATGATAATCTAGCACCATTCTTGAACCCGATATTGCAGCTTCAAAGTCAACAGTTATATCAGTATACATTGGATCTACAAATGTTCTGAGACCAAGCTCAGCTTCTGCAATATTACTAAACTGTTCTGGTATTGTAATGCCGTGTGCATATGAAGGCTCAACGGTTTCCCCGGATAGTTCACCAGAGACGGTCGTTATTAGATACTCTCCTGCTGTAGTGTCATACTCGCCCATTTGCGGGACGCCAGATAATCCAAGGCTATCAATTGGGAGTGATCCAGAGACGAAGAATCCAGTTGGATTTGCAATTCTGAAATTATCAGGTGTAACTTCGGTAATACCGATTGCTACACCAGAGATATTTCCATTTACTGAGTCAACAGCATTTAGATATTGATCTGAAGATCCATATTGATTTGGATGGTTAGATATATCATCTTCATCAGACACCCATGCTTTGTATGGAAAGGCATCTGGATCAGCAGTTGCTAACGTCAAGCTTCGCTCGAGTTCTGGTAGCATTAGTTCCAGATCATCTAATAGTAGACTGAATGGATTGATCATCCTACGCGCAAAAGAGTTTAGATCTCTCTTTGCTGCGGACCAACCAGGCCAATCTTTTAGTATCTGACTCGTAAATAGTGATGCAGTTGATCTAGGCACACGTTATCCTTATGAGACGAACATAACAGCATCGTCTTCTCTTGATATAATGAACTTCTGGTCAGAAGCAGAACGTTGTGAAGATAACACACATCGTCTCTCGTTAAGGAAGAGACATCTAGTATTATGTCTAGTTACATTGGGAACATTATCGATTGTTTCATCAAGTGTTGTTATATTTAGTTGGGATCCGGAAGGGATCGCATCTATATAATCCTTGATCACAATCATAACATCTGACTTTGTGCTTTCAATGATGCTTTCATCATCAACATCCAATTGTAACTGTATCTTTATTACCAGATATTCTGATCGAATCACTCTTGCATATGGAGTAATAGATCTGATAACACCATCTGCGGCATCGAGAGTGGTGTCAGAGATGATTGGTTCTCCTGTCACTAATCTAACACCGAGTGTTCCTACCCCGAATGCATCTGTTACATATTCTGCATCTAGAATACCTAAAGTCTTCAGAGCGAATGTGATCGCACTATCATTTGTGCCATTCGAGTTTACTCTGTCATATAATCGATCTCGTAGAGAGTTATCATCCTCCAGAGTGGATTCCAGTTCTATGGGCTGGTTATTTGTGCATAATATTGTTACTTCTATGTTGGGATCCATCTCAGATATAATTACTGGTGTTACTTGATGTTCAGTTATTGCATTCTCTGGAATATAAAGTGCAGATGCGTCTGTTCCTTGTATTCTTACAAATGCGGAATGGGAATCAGCATCGAAAACCGCAGCATCTAATGTAATGAAATTAGTAACACCATCCGAGACATTCTGTCCAGCTGGAATTTCGAATCCTGTTCTATCAATTGTATAATCTTTTGCTGTGATTTCATTTGGAAGATAGAATCTAAAGTTGCCATATGTATAGTCCGCTGCTGGTATACTGGTCTTTCTTATCACACCGAACCCTCTGGCTATCTCATCTAGATCTATTCCAAATGCACTAGATATTCTATGTGACTGATGTATATCAAATAGAGTTGCATAGAGATCTGTGATTCTTATCTGGAATGGGTACATTATGAGACTTAATACAGATGCATCCTCAGTATTGATAATACCTGAGGCTTGCCATTCCCCTATAATTCTTTCTGTGACATCTTCCGCTGAGAGAAAACTGAAAGCCATGACCTACTCCTATAATAATGGGCTTGTTCTATATTGTATAATATATGTTCCTGGATTAAGATATCTTTCCAGTATAATATCATGTACTACATTTTCGGTAGCAAAAGAGAAAGCAAGATATTCAGGAGGTGGTAATTCTCTTTCGGTTTCTACGATACCAGTTGCTCTAATGATAATATCTTCATAGTCAATAACATATCCTAATGCTTCGTGTGTATCTCCAAATGTAAGATCAAATCCATCTATGCTATCTTCAATATATTCATATGGTGATGGGTCTAGTCCTGTTTTAGTTAGTGTGACTCCGCTCACACTAAATGATGATAGGATAATCTTCTCATCCTTTAAGATGGGAATCTCATCATCGAGTGATATCGATAGAAACTCTTGTGGAACCAGTGTACCAGAAGGATAGTCTATTCCTTCCTGTGCCATCACAATCGTACCAGAGATAGTTTGTAGATTTGTAACAATATCTTCTTCATTAACAGTGACAGCATCTGTTGAATTAAATACGAGAACTGATGAGATATCTGGATTGTATTTAACTCTGATCTTATTGTCTCTCTCAGTGATTGTCACTGTCTCGATTATTGTTACTGTACTGGATGTGTCATATATATCTGAATTGAACTTATCTGGAATATTCTGTATAAATCCATTATTCATCAGAATATTTCCAGCGATAACGAGAGACTCTCCTTTATTGTCTTGTTCTTCTATGGTTATTTCCATCTTTAGATCTTTGATATCAGTCGGATAGACATCAACATCAATAATATGTTCACTGAATGCATCTAGAAATGAGATCTTATCGAGAAAGTCGCTTCTAATAATCTCTGCAGATGCCTTTGTATTTGGTAAGCCAAGATAATCTCGTATACCAAATGCCATTGATGGATCAGTTGGAACGTCTTCTGCTTCTGAACGAAGAAATCGTAGCATATTTTGGTATACTAGATTTAGTCCTTCAACGATTATGAGATCTCCATTGAATGCAATATCTCCAGTATCAGAAAGAAGAATATCAGCAAGTACCATCTATACTTTTCTCCATTCATTTACAAGATCTATTGCCAATTCTACACCTAGCGCTAAAGGAACAATGGCTAGAATCCAATCTAATGAAGGTAGAAACTTTGGATGAGGAGCTAGTATTGGTCCCTGTATTGGGGGATTATCCATAGGTGCCACTTCGACTCCTAGTCCCTGCATCTTTCTAACGGGAGAACTTGTGTTCATATTAATTCGTCCAGACATAATCACATCACCATGATCAACAACAACACCGGTACCGCCTTCTGAAGTGAGCTTTACTGCGGCGTTTGGTCCGCCATGTACTTCTATTCGTGGATTCGCTGATTTGATACTGGGTGATCTTCCTGATTCATCAAATCTCTTCTCTCTAATGTTGAAAGCATTTGGAAGTGTAATATTCTTATCAGCTGCTCTTCGTTTCAGTTTATTTATTGCCTCTTTCAGATTGCGCGGAACAGCTGGGCAATTCATCTGTATATTAGCAATGTTCTCTACGAATGATTGGTTCGAGTCAAAGCTGAATACCTTCTTGAAGTCAGATCCAAATGATCCAGGAAGAGATGGTTCCATTTCCACATTATCAGTCGTTGGATTTGGTAGAACAGTTGCCTGTAGCCTTGCATTAAAATCAGAAGAAGGTTGAATAGTCTCCTCGCCTCCTGCAGTTGGCGGAAAGAGTACATGAAATTTAGTGCCCGCGGCGAACGTGTTTCCTTTGTCTGCTTTCGATGTGTTATTATATGGAACATCATAAAATGCTGTGCTGTCGATAAGAAGGTCAACTGTGCCTTGTCCAGAATCTGGATGGTGACCACATTGTTGTCCTTGGCTTATATATGGAGGACCAACTTCAGGAGGAGGCACATTTCCAGTGAGCCAGATTTCCCCGATGAGAATAGACGGATGTTCTTATTTTCGAATCTGTCTGCCACCTATTCCTCCGTTAGATCCAGATTTCTCATTATAACCGCCAAATTGGACATTGTCAACCGTCGAGATATCAACGATTAGTTGCCTCTGATGTTCCTAAATAACTTACCAGTTTCTGCTATAAGATCTTGTGTCCCACCTATAATCTCACCTATAGGTTGGAACATCTTGTAGAATTTGTGTGCTAGCAGCTCTGGTATACCCTTGAAGTCCTTCTTTTGCATACCTTCCAGATTTCCGATAAATGGTTCTCCCTTATGGACTAAGCCCGATATGGTAATTGGATTCTGGTTGAAATAGAACTCACCCAGGGATGTCCAAGCTCCTTGCATCCACTTTGTATCTCCAAATACCAGAGATCCTACTTTGTTCATGATTCCAAATTTCATCATTGCTATTGGAACCGATAGGAAGAGTCCAAATCCTGCATTTATAGCACTTTGACCACGCATGCCGTCTATGATTCCTCCTGTAACATTAGTGAGATTACCCATGAGATTTTGATTGATCACAGTGGCGCCGCCAATAGAGAGATCTAAACTGAAAGTACCTTGAAGCGTAGTAAGCGCAGCTTCTAATACGTTTATCTTAGCATTGGCTGCACTTGGTGTGTTTATGATCTTACCGAAAGCATTTGCCATCTGTGTGACACTCTTCCCATTTTTGGTTATACTAAAGAGACGATTAGCTAGGGTGGCTATCTCTTGGGCTGCCGCGGATGTCGTTTTCTTTGAGGTTCCTTTTATTAGAGAATTTGCAATGTCATCAATAATTGAAATTGCATTGCCTGGTGATTTTGCCTTTAAAATCCAGCCTGTTGCTTTCTGTAGCAGCGCAGGACTAACACCTTTGAATCCTGTTAATGCTTTGGTACCCATTGCTGCAAAGAGTTTCTTAGCGATTCCTCTCGCTAAGAAACCTCCTACTTTGCTGAGAATCTTTCCACCAAAGACGGCTAGACCAACTTGCAGTGCACCCTCACCAATCCATGCTACAGCACGCATTGCTGATGTTGATCCACTGAAGAGCTTCTTTCCGAAATCTCTGCGCACTGTGGTATGTACATCAGGAACCACAATCGTCACTGCTCCAGTTTCTTTTGAGATTCTATGTGTTACTTCCTTAACACCAATTAGTCCCCACATGTCATTAACATTATCATAGATTAGAATAGTATCATGAGGCCTGATACCTGGATCAAGAGTGAGTATGAGTTCTCCTCCGTAATAGTCTTTGATCAGGTTCGCAAGAATTGAGTTCCCAATGATGTACTCAAATGAATCAAACCAGAACATGTTTCTGATCATGGCATTCTTCTGGAATGTCGCATATGTTTTCACAGCAGAAGCTTCCAGTGTTGGTGATGCTGATACAGTTATATTCTTGCGCTGATTTGGCTTATCAATATTTCCTAAAGAAATATTACCAAATGTTGACCCAAAGATTGTTGTTCCTAAGTCACCTGTGACAATGGTGGCTCGTGCAATCCATCCAAGTGCTGTCTCAAAGAGGAATGATAGATCAACACGATTGAAGCCCGACTCGAGACGTATGTCATTTTTAATGATGTCCTTTGCTGTTGTCTTCATGTGTGACTTTGAAACTGACGTGAATCCAGGACAAGCAGCAGCTAATTGCCAAGACATCATAAGGCATACCATAGGAAGAGATCTGCTAAGAACCCACGCTTCTTTTTCAAGTTTCGCATTCTTTTCAGAATGCTTACCCAATGTGTCTTTAGTACTCTGATCTATATGGAGATTCTCAATACCGAGAGATTGTTGATTCGAAAGGGCACTTGCTTCTTCAATACTCATTCGTCCAATTTCATGGATGTCCTTGTAATATAAATTACGAGTACGGATACCTTCTACAATGAACTCAGCGCGTTGGCCATAATTAATGACTCCGATATCCATCAATGATTGTGAGATAAAATGCTTTACCATTTTATGCACTGGTCGTGTTGCATCTGTTTCATCAATGACATTACTTTGTTCTTTCCATTCTTTTTCTAGTAACTCTTTTACCATCTTGTATGCTTTATCTTCTCTTCTAGCTGATTCTTGTAATAGTTTGATATATGGATAATATCTCATTGTCGAGACAGCATTTTCAAGCGTATATTGATATACGCCATCATCTGTATCCATAACCATAGTCTCATCTTCATCAAAAGGTCTGGTCATGAAATGGTATCCGGGCTTCTGGAGAGTGAAATCTTGGAGAGCGTCCCATGATGTTTCATTATATATTAGCCATCTTCTTGGAGAAAAGAATACAGTTTGGTCATCAGTAAGATTTATGTTCGCAAGTCTGCTATCAATTATGGACATGTTCATGCCAAGTGCATTTCCTGCTGACTCAGCTAACATCGTCTTGAATCTCCTATTGATAATATTCTGATATTGAAATGCTTCTACTCTATTCCCATATAGAGATCCCAAGAATGGAGAAGCGCCCCCCAGATGTTTCATCTCTTTGTTCTGATCCAGGATATTCGAAACAAGTCCTAAGTCTGTATGTGTCCTGCTACCCAATGAAGTAAGATTCAAAAGCGATCCGAAGTCTTCGCCCGCTCCCGTTCCTATTGGTCTAGTTAATTGTGAACCCCAACTTTGTGCTGTTATAGTTAATATATCTGACCCTTGAATTTCTGCTATCTCTCCTGAGAATACAATAGACTCTGGTCCAAGGTGTGCATTGTATCCCATTCTGATTTGTATCATGGCGCCTGGTCTTAGCATTAGGGCTGTGAAGTTCTCTTCGTCTGATGGATATGCTGCAAATGGATTTTCAACCTGAAGTCTTTCTCCTGCTACATTAGACAGTTTACCATAGAGATTTGAAACCTTGATCACAGCAACACTGGATGCTCTTTTGCGACTTGAGTTCATACTGATATCAATGACTGCACCATAAGAATAGAAATCATTCGCAAACAGAAGTTCTTTTCCATCTTCTTCAATGATATATAGTTTGAATGTTGGCATTGATAATCCAAAGCTATTCGGCATTCTAGATCTAATGCTATTTTATCAACTCTATCTCTAAGCCTTTTAGTTGATAGTTGTCTATCAACTCTGTTTCTGAGCGTCATAAAGTCTTTTATAACGTTAGTAGATGATCGATAATTGCCTCCGGGTTGCGGATTCGTGAGGTGTGGATAATCTTTTAGTGAGTCAGTAAGTGTGAATAATGTATTCGATGTTGATGATTTCTTAATGTTGAACTTTTTAGATTTCCATTTATTACCTTTCTTCTCTAGAGAATTTGACGGATCCAGATTATTTCCACCAGCTTGCATTGCTTCATAGATAAGATCTGTCCTTAAATCTATATCTTTCACGAGCTTCACGTACTTAATATCCCGTCCTCCTTTAGTTACGTCATTTCCTGTTATAAATGCTCTTCTTTTCCTTGTATCAGTTCCGATAAGCATTTCAATCGCCATCTGCCTGGCGATTCTTGTTCTTTCCAGATCTCCAGCAAAAGTGTCTTTCGTGAGTTGGTCATCTAGACCATCTCTTAATTCAAGAAGCTTGTGTCTATATTGTGTCTCTCCGGGCTTTAAACGTTGAGCTGCTAGACCAGTCCCTGGATCATCTGCACTACTAATTGCATCTTGAGTTAGTTGTGCAGCTTGTAATGATTCATTAACGAGATCACTCATAAAGTCATATACTTTATCGACAGACTTTGGATCTTTGTAGACAAAGAAATCAGGTGTAGTAAATAATCCTAACCATGGTAGTGGTGTGTTCTTTTGTCTTCCTGTGACAAGTATAGGGAGTGGTCTGTCTCCATATGCATTATATGTATCATAGTACTGGGTTCCTCTTCCATCAGAACTGAGATACAGATAATCATAAAATGCTAGCGTTGATGGTGATAACAAGTGAACGATATCTTCGAATATTATTCTGTCCGAGATACTAGCTTGAAATGTCGTAATATTAGGACTCTCAGTTAAATGTATACGATCATCTTTCTCGTCTCTTTGTCTCAATCCCAAGAACGGACTGACCATTGAGTTATGAAGTATATCAGCAAACTTGATCATCATCAGAATATCATATGGAATCTGACTTTCTGCACCAAGAATATCGGTGAGATATTGTTGGACTGCTCCTATGACGGATGATACAACACCAAGACCCAATCCAAGTATTCCACCAACTATTGCTCCAGGTAACCATAGCCCTGAACCTACTAGTAAAGATGCACCAACAGCTGCAAGAATACCGGTAGGGAGTGCAGTCAATCCAAGCATGCCAGCAATACTTTGTTCATTTGTGCTCCATCTTGCAAGTTTATCAAAGTCTGAACTATTAAATGTTTCAGATGGAATAGAGAACATATCTGTATATGTATATTTTTTAGCATACGTAATTCCATTCGTAATTCTATCTATCGTAACCTTACTTTTATCAGGCTCAAAGACATGTGAGTTCTTATATGTATTGGTTCCTGCGATCGCACCAGCTAATCCATATCTAGGATCTTGTATTAGCTTTTTGAATGGTGTCAGTAGATCCTTGAACTTACCATACTCTTTCCATGTGGTTTGTCTAGTCCTAACGCTTTTGAAATAGTTATCAGTGATAATATTATTGAATCCGCGGGCCAATTCAATTCTATCGCCAATTGTTGGGCGATTACTTGAACTTCGTAGATATCTCTGAAATCTTTTTGTTCTTTTTATATAGTCATTAGTACTATGTATACCAAAGTGGTTGTATGCTTTTATGGCGTCCTCATTATTACTATCCGTTATTTCTTTTGGTGATGGGATACGTCTTTGTCCTCTTGTGCGTCTTATGTGTATGTCCTCTTGTGCATAATAATATGGCGACATAAGAAACGGAAGCTGATAAAAGTTCAGGACAGCAGATACTGTTGGAATCCATGTTCCAACATCAGGAATAAGATTATCCCGAATCTGTGCCATTAAGTTATGAAGGACTGCTTTATCCTTAAATAGATCACCAAGACTTTTAGCATCGTTTGTGTATTTTGTGTAATAATCTTCGTCGCTATCTCCAGAGAGCATTGTGAGATATATCAATATGGTTGAAAGGAAAGTACTATGTAGTTCTTTTTCCTGAGCATCATCATCTATATCTCTATCTGATCTACCAAGTGCATGTGACCAAAACTTTGCATATTTATTTGCATGAAGAGACGTCCAGAAAGCCTTTAGTCTTGCTGGTTCGGCTGTTGCTTGTGTCCAATTTGATCGCTTTTCTGATGTTACTCCTCCAGTTATTAAGGATCCTCCAACATTGATTAGTACATTCTCTGCTCTTCTTAGAAGATTTCTGAGAAGAGACTGAATCTGTGCTTCGGCTGTAGTTCTCGTTGGATTTTCTATGTATGTTTGGAGTATGGGGACAGTGAGCTCCTTAGCTACATAACTAAACATGATGTCTAGTGTCTTATCGTACATATGTGTATCTGTGGCATCATGTCCATTCGCTATCGCTTGTTGTTCCATTGTGTTATATGCTTCTTCTAGATTTGCTATAAGTGCGACAATAGCGAGCTTCGCTGCGATCTTTTCACCACGAGATGAGATATTCATAATGATATCTTGAATCCCTCTAGTTTTGAGTTCTTTTTCACCTATTTGTATTACATATGATGGAACGGTACATGCATCTCTCAAGAGTAATGCTCGGTCATATTCTTGAGACACGCGGCGAGGTGTCTCTCTGTCTGACTGATGAATGTCAACACCACGCATTGCTAATCGTATTGAGAATGTATTAAACTTCTCTGGAAGACTCTGTATCTCAATATCAGTGATAACACATCCATATAGACCTACCATATTTGCGATATTGTTCTGGATAAGCATTGGAGTATCAAGACCGCTCTTGCTAATTTGAGGTTCTTTACCATTGATAGCAGTATTGAGCTTATTTACGAGGTGTCTTCTGTGTCGATCTCTAGTAAGTAGATTATTAAGTTGTTTATGTCTGGAACTGGATTCTTCAGTACCAGCTGGTCTTCGAAGTGGATTGACATTCTTGATCAGGTTATATTTCTTCATCATGATATTGAGTTCAGTTGCTGCTTCTGCAATGTTTTCTACCAAGAACATATCATCTGTGATGAAGTCAATAGTTAGTTGGGTCGAACTTCCTCCAAGACACTGTGGGAATGGATATTCATGTCCCTCCATATATACTGGTACAATATTATTCTCTTGTGCTATTTTGAAGTTCGTAATCGTAGTCACATTAGTCTCTCTGTCTTTGGAATTCTCGATATTAATTTCTTTCCAAAAGAAGAGATCCGGTATGAAACTATCAAATAAGGTGAGAACACTACTTAGCAGTGCATCCTTCAAAATAGATACTTCACTTGATATCCTGAAATTTGGTGTTTCAAAAATATCACTTGTAATAATAGTGTGATAGACATCGCCTTCTGGTACACTATCTAATATTGCTCTATCAGTTAGTACTTGTCTTTGATTTATAATATTACCATCAACATTGCGTTTAATTATGAATGTTGGCATGGTCTTTAACTTTACAATTGCTCTTCCATAATGATTAAATAGATTTGATAGTTCTAACACACTGTTTTCTGCTTGTGTTGTTTCTATATCAACATTTAAGTTTTGGAATTTGCTCTTCTCTTTTGCACTCTGATCTTTCTTATAATCTGTTACAATACCACTGAATATCCCACGAATTTCCTGCGTCAACCTATCTTGAGTTGAACTTGAATTGTTCAAAATAGTATCTATTAATTTCATTGTGATGCTTATTTTTCGTCTAACATCATCATTTACTATATTCTTATCTCTATCCTGTTCTGCAAATCTTTTCATTCTCCACATGAGAAGGTAAAGAAGACCAGCTATATATGTACCTATGTACAAATAGCTCTGAAATCTAGGGCTGCGGCTTGGATTTCTTTGGTCAACTGCTCCGTCATTTGGATTAATCGTTCCTTGTTTATGCACAGCACGAACGATTCTATTATATGAAGCTTCTGTTGGTGGTTGATGCACAGTCACGAGTTCAGGATATTTCTTCAGTTGCTTTACTATACTTATTATTAGTTCTTTTGCTGCTATTCCATCGGCTGCGCCAGTTGATGATGCTGTTATCGAACTATCTGTTGGAATAGTATTTCCAAGATCTTCCGCCATCTTATTGATTTTAGCACTTAATTGCCTATCTATGTATGCTTTGATATCCGCATTGTGTGGACAGTAACAGTCTGCACAATTTGTTGGATTATATAATTTGGATGTCTCTGGATCATTTGCAACGCTATTAATAAATTGCCTATATTCTGCACTGGTTCCTGGCATGAAACCTGAGATTATCTCTCGTATTCCATTTAAGACGATATCATTAATAGTTCTAAAAGCAGCACGGCTAAGTTTATCTTCTTGAGTTGCTGCAAATGTGCTCGATCTGAGACTACGGAAGAAGATTTTGATGTTGTTCCTTCTTCCTTCTTCGCCTGATTTGATATATGGCTGTAGTAATGGGAATTCTACGTGTTGTTCATATGGTTTGTGATATAAGTAACTTGGAACTCTCTCGAGTATATCAAGATACTTATCTGGATCGACATACTCTGCGAGAAGAGAAGTATAATATTTAATGAATGGTCTGGAGAGCGATAGACTATCAACTGTCAATCCTCTTTGTGCAGGATTGGAACCACCACCTGACATAACTTTTATATCTCTAGTGACCTCGGATGATTCTATATCATCTCGTAAAATCGGAGTACCGCCATTTAGTATCTTCTCATAATATGTGATATCTTGACCTTCGTATCCTACTATTTTATCTAGAAGATTGTTTGCTGCTGCATGGTCAAGTCTAACAAGCATTCCATTTGTGGAATTAGGATTTGGTGTATATGTAACAGCACTGGGGGTTATTATGCTACTGTCATATAGCATTTCTTCTACAGCATTCCTATAATTAATAAAACCAATACCTTTCTCTGACATTCTTTTACAGAATGTATTGTGTACTCTATATAGTGTATTCGATGGTAATAGCGCACTTTTAATCTTCTGCACTTCTGATATAATTTTGGTTGCATCAGCATCCGAACCTAATCTTTTGTATGCTAATCTATATGCAACTTCAGTAGTTGCAGAATATCGATGATATTCGCTAATAAGTATTTGTGCGTACTTCTTATTAATGATTGGCGGCATTACTATAAATGTATTAGTATCAATTTCAGCCTTTGGTTTCCCAGACTTTATATCCATTGTATTAGGATTATCAGAAGTAAATGCTATATTATGTTTAGTTAATATTGTTCCCTTTCTGTCACTAACAGTAATTTCCTGTGTCTTGTTGATCGGATGCATATTACTTCTATCTATTGCATCAATAGTTAAGAATCTGATATAAGCTTCGGTCTGTCCTGATGCATAAAATCCATTATCGTATGCATTTTGGAACCGAGCCTCAAATGATTTCTGAAGATCTTTAATAAATGGCTTTGGGTCTGCAGATGTCTTTGGTAAGTTTCTCTTAATAAGAGCACCAAGATTTGTTGTAAACAATACTTCAGAATTAAGGAATAGTTTTCTGAATATCCTTTGGATTACTAATAATGGTATTGTTGATTTATCCACCCCTGTAATAGTTACTGTTGCATCTTTTGTTCCTGTGCTGTTTTCAGATGATACACGCGCTGGCATCACAGGTGAAGTATACATCCATTCACCAAAGACACCTCTGCTTTGCATGTTTCTGTGTTCGCTTACCCATGGCAAATCATTTATCTCTGCACTGATGCCTGATACTATGTTACTTGATTGGTTTCTGATTTCAATCATTGTCAGGAATGGGTCAATAACATTAGTAGGGTTAATGATTGGCCAGATATCACCGTTAGTATTGAAATTCTTCCATCTCTTTGATGCATTCAACCATGCGGGTGCACGTCGTGGATCAGATGTGCTAGGAGAAAGGACTCCATTACGTGCATTTATTTGCGCTATATTAAAATTTGCCGCTGTAAGTTTATTCCACGACAGTTTAAATGCTTCTGTTAATTCGCGTCTGCTATATGCAGATTCAGTATATACTGATAGATCCGTACAGAACACATATGAAAGATCAGCAGTTTTTAGAGAATCTATAGGTCCCACTAATCGTTCATCTGGTAACTTGATCTTCCCTTTATCAAGATATGTATCTGATTCTCGTATCGGTAGTAATAATCCTCTGGTATACAAGAATGCTAGATAAGTATACGTTGTTGTTGTTGTGTCTCGATTAGGAGTTCTAACCAATAAGATGTACGCATCTTTATCAATAAACTCATCGTCTCCTGGATTTACGAAATATGTATTATCTTCTCTTCCAATATATAAAGGCATAGCTAATACTGAATATTTACCTAGATCAATTTTTCTATGGTTTGTTGCATTCTTGAATGATATCGTTATTGCTTTTTCTTTTGGTATAATTGTATCAACAATGGTTTTAGATCCATTTGTATCATTCTTACGATATTCATTTAGTCGGCAGAAATGCGTGAACCAACCAAGCTGTTCCAGTGCGGATTGTGTGTCATATAGAAATCTGATTCTGCCAGTTTCGCTTACAGGATCCAAGTCCATGACCTGGATCCTTAAGTTGAGTTCAATAGTATCAACCAGAGATGGCACTGGTGCGATTGATATTGATCGGATTGCATACATGAATTTAACTTTAGAATAGACTTCATCTCTAGCTGCTTTAAGGTCTTTTCTGTGTGCTTCTCCTTTTTGTGTGGAGAAGTCTTTTATGTTGTTGTCTGTGAGTACCTTTCTGAGAAGAGTCTGATCGACTGCAAAGTATGTTGGTAGATGTGACTGGAGCGGGATTAGCATCCTTGTGATTTCTTTGTTCCTGATCTGAGTAAATGGAAAAGCCTGGTACTGTGCTAAGATATGACGTAGTTCATAGTTGATCTGGTCTTTACCAGAAAAGATAATAGTGAGATTTGCTTCTCTATTTGATGTCTGTTTCCTTAGCGTCAATGATTCTTTTGTTCGTAGTGTGTCTGCGGTAACGACTTCTTTTCTATCTGTTAGACTGATGTTAGTAATTGGTGCGGTTATGTGAACTGCACCAATTTGAAGTATTGTTTCTTTGATCCTTTTATTATCAGCAATAATATCGTTTGTCTTGTTAGATAAATGATCCTGCATGAATTTAGTATATTTTGTTGTCCATAATTCTCTTTCATCTGATTTCATGTGGCCGATTGCTTCACGTACTGTACCACCATGATTTATAATCTGTTCAATTATTTCAGTGAGTGTTTCGTCGCTTAGTTCAGACTTCGCAAATGCTCCTGTCTTTTCTGTGAGCGTTCTGAGTTCAGGATATGGTCCTCCGCGGAGGCCGCCAGCTGGGGCTTTTCTGAGATTTGCATTTTCTTTATTAGGACAATGTTGATATGCCGGACATCTGGTACACCAATCATTGGGTTCAGTTATGATAACAGTTGGATCATTTGAATCGTTCGGAATTCCATCTGTTAAGAATTTATATGCTGCAGAAAGTCTGCTATTTACCTTGTCTCTTCTAGCAAGATAATCTGCTGGTCTTACTTCGTTTCCAACTGGAACAACAGTGGTATAGTGGGGATTCGGATCATCTGGTAAGAGGAAGAAGTCATATCGGAGAGTTGGTGCTATGCCGTCTACCTTATATAGGTCACCAAGTGCGATATCATAAACCATAACCTGTTCTGATTTCCAGCTGATTGGGCCAAACTGTTTCTTTCCAGACTTAAGATCCATAAACTGGTGGACATGTGATGCAATAGGATTACCACCGGCATCCAAGAGACGCTTCAAGATTAAGTCAATAGATCCAGTCAGTTTATATTCGCCATCTGGAGAACTGATTGTCTTATCAAATCGCTTTTCCTTGTCTATTACTTGCCATCTGATTTCATGTGGCCGATTGCTTCACGTACTGTACCACCATGATTTATAATCTGTTCAATTATTTCAGTG